AGTGAGCTCACTGAGACATTTAGTGGTTTTCATAAAAGATTGATGATCAACACTATACATATTCTTCCAGAAGCATATATACGTAAGATTGATGAACTACTCAAGGACTTTTCGATCTATGCTCAAATTGATCTTAATACGAGAATGTGGATTTATGAAGAAAAGAATCATATCCTCGTGTGGAGGAATGGTTTTGAACCAAGTGAGCTTTATCCAATAAAGAATTTGACGACTATGCAATTTAGTGACTTTTTCTATAATTTAAAAGAGCTCCTAATACAAGAGTCGATCAAAAACATCCTACGTGATATGACAAAAGACGATGAGGATGACGAGACCACAATCGATTGGATCAAAGCAAATGTGTATAAGAATGCGATCTTGGAAGAAGTGAAAGGTACTAAAATGATGTATTGTAGAGCAAACGATGACTACTTTTTACTCTCAAATGACAATTATGTCTATCAAATTGTCAATAAAGGAAAATCGATATTCATTGATCCAAAGGATCGAGAGAAAGTGGTCGAGAAAGATCTATTGAAATGGAAAGATCAAATGTATCAACCAATTCTTTCTATTGATCGCGAGGGATACTTTGTGAATGAGGATGGAACAAGTATCGTGAAGATCAAAGAAAATAGAATAGTAGACCTCTTCGAGAGAACAAATTGTTCTCCTACATAACAATTTAGTATCTTTACCAAAGCAAAAAGAGGTGGATGAGACAAAACATTAAAAATCAATATTAATCCATGTTATACATTTATAGTAGTAAGAAACAAGTCAATTCCACCTCTTTAATATAGAATTATTAATTAAACAATAAATAACGTTATGAATCCAAGAGTAAAAAACGATTTAGAGCTTTTTCTTCATAGGAAAGCAATTGACTTTGATGATTTGTTCAAAAACCCAGATCAATATCAAAAAAGGTGGGGCAATTATTATAAGTACATCATGGATCTTATTGAAACATTTGAATTGGATCTTGATATCAATGTAGAGCATGCTTCTACTAATGGTCTTATTGATAAATACATTGTCAAGTTGAATAGTAGATACGAATCGATCATGAGTTATGATACGATAAGTCTAAATGAGTTCGTTGAACAATTGAACAAGGTCATGATACCAAGAGATATCAAAGAACTTATTGATCGAGTTCAAACTGGCGAAACATTTGAAATTTGGATTGAAAATGAGGATTGTTGGTGCAAATATAAAGGAAAACTCTACAAGGAATTTCCAGATTCAATAAATGTCTATAGGAACGAACGATTCAATTGCGTCATTGGTGATGTGAGAACATTCTTTACTACAAAAAGAAATTTTAGATGGATCACTCAAGTTGAACAATCTCATCTTCTAAAGTTGATTGGTATTGAAGATGAAAATTGTATCATTGTGAATGGTGAGAAGTACTATAGAAATGATCAATACATTTCTATATCTATGCCATGTTGCTTTGATGCTTATGTTTCAAAAAGTGGATTAATAATTTTTAAAGCAAAAAAGATACGAAATGACAAAGGAAGTATTTGATCAATTGGTACAATCGACTATAAAACAATGTCCATCAAAGATTATGTTCCAAGATGGAACTAAATGGACTGCGTATGTTGAAAGTGAAACATGGAGAAAGAAAGGTGTTGACGATGAGATTATTGCTGACGAAAAGACAATCAAGTGCTCCTACATAGTAGAAGAAGGTGAATGGAAAATGACTCACATCAATGGTGTGGAAGTAGAAGAATGTATTGAATAAATATAATCAAAGTAGATAAGTGATGGAAAATAAAATTAAGTTTGCATTATTTTGTACAGAAGTATATCAATGTGGAATTGCATTGAGCGAAAAGGAATTGGAGTTGATCTTTAATGCTGCTGAAAAGCTCGAAGGTTTTAATGACAAGGACTTCGAGGGTAAGAAGATGGATCAATTTATTGAACAGGCGAAAAGGAATGTTGGAATGGTACAAAAACGAAAGGCTTTGGTCGAAAGTCTCACATTCCAATTGATCACAAAGAAAGGTGTCTATGAATTGATTCATGATGAGGAGAGTGATGGTGGTCTTCGTGATTATGTAATGAAGGCGAAACATCTCGCTTCTATTATGGCAGACGAGTTCATGGAAGAGGATGAAAGACTTGAGAAAGTAGTGAAGGATGGTCGAAGAGTGATCGAGGTCTTTATTGATCAATGGAAGGCAATGAAACAAGAAAATTCTTCTAATGATGAAATCATTGAACCAGAGGTAGTGGAGTAAAAGAGTAAGTATGTAAAAATGAGTATCACTACTCTTGAAAGTAATTTCAATTAGAGTATCTTTAGAGTGTTTATAATAAAAAGATAAAGTTTTATTAGGGTTTGAAGGGAGTTGGTTAGTGATGATCGACTCCCTTTTTAATTATTAACAACTTAAAATTATGATTAAAATGAAAACAAGAAGAGACATTATTGATGAACTAAAGAAATACTTTAGTATCAAAGAACTCGTTTGCCAACATGTGTATAACAAGTATCGTGAAGATCAAATTTGGTCGTTTTTCTCAATGCAATCGTTAGAAACATTACTTGTGTTGAGAAGAGACATTCTCAAAGTGCCATTGGTGATCAATAGTTGGAAGGACAATTATACTCAAAGGGGATTGAGATGCAATTTGTGTGCAATTCCTAAAGAAAAGACAAGACTTGAAAAAGTCTATATGAGTGCTCACTGTACTGGCGAAGCATTCGATATTACAGTGAAAGGAATGAGCGCTGAGGAAGCTCGAAAAAAGATTGCATCACTCGAAGATTTCCTACCATATCCAATAAGACTTGAGAAAGATGTGACATGGTTGCATATCGATACTTATGATGAAGGAAATGGATCAAAGATCACTTACTTTAAAGCATAAAGAGATCGCTCGTTAAATCTTGTTTAATTATAAGACTAACGAGCGATCTTTGTAATCCCATTGTTTAGAGAGATGGATTGAGATTAAGTTGGCTTAAATACCATTTTTGATTTTTGTAGATCAATGAGAAGATTGCACAATCTTCATTTTCTTCCTCATATTCGAGTGCTTCGTAGATCTTTTCGAATATGAATGAGCCTTCTTCATTGATAACCCAATAGAGTTCATTACCTTTCTTCTTGTTCCAAGTCTTCATGATCTTTTCGATTGTCTTGATGTTCTTGTCTAATTCATCTATGTCAAAACCATATTGATCAAGAATGTCTCTCATCTCATAAAATAGTTCCAATGTTGTCATAATTGCTGTTTTATGAGATGATTCTAAATTATTTCATAATAGGGTTGTTCATTTCTAATAATCCTCTTCGCATCTTCAATACTTGCATAGGGTTTTGATTTATCGTTATCTATAATTACGAATTCTTGTTTAAATTCATCTTCAAACTTCGTAATTACATGTCCTTTATAACTCACTTCTTTGATAACATTCTTTATTTCCATAATTTTTATTATTTAATTAGTTAATATGTTCCTTTTTTCAATATCTAAAGATACGACTTTTTCTAATGTGTAGCTACACATTCACCATATTTATGGTCGAAATTAATATTTATTAGTACTTGACCATGAGTAAGAAAAATATTGGTGAATAATTTTGCAAAAGTGTTGGACCATGTTATAATAACAGGGACCTTTAGGTATTGAAACGAGAGAACAACTTTGCTCCTTATACTAAGGTGACTAAGATCAAATCTTAAAAAGTTTTAAAATCAAAAACTTTTGGACATAAAAGGTTAGTATCTCGAAATAAAGGTGTATCTTTAGATATCCAAAAAGGACAACAAGTAATAAACTAAAAACTTAAATATTATGACAACAATTAGTTTAAATCAAGTAATTGAATTCATCAATGCAAAAACAAGTGAGGTTTTGAATTTAGTGTGCATTGGATCGAAGACTAATTTTAGTGATTTTAGTGAAGAGTATTACTTCTCAAATCAAGAAATGACTTTCACTTATCAAATGAGTAATAGAGATGGTCTTCTCTATGACGAGAATGGCAATTTTGTAGCAAACTATCAATTTTAATATAAACCCTAAAAACATTATAGATTATGAAAACTTTAGAAATGAATGTAGAACAATTGAGAAAAAGAGCAAGTGAACTTAATATCAAGAATGCAAAAAAGTTCAAGAAAGACGAGTTGATCGCAATGATCAATGAGAAAGAAGAGGCTTTGAAGCCAAAGATGGAAATTGATCCATCAATCTCTAAGAAACAAGAGTTCTACGATTTCGTAATGAAGTACAAAGGAGTATTTGATAAAAGTACGAGTTCAACTCGTGTTTATGTGACATTTCCAAAAGAATGTTATAATGATGCAGTCTATGAATATAAGTCAATTAAGAAAACTCTTGGTGCTACATTTTATTGTTATGACAAGTTTCTTTGCCAAATCGTTTTTGCTCGCAAACAAGTGAAAGAAAAAAGATCAAAAGAAGCTCTCGATATGCCTCGTGGTGAGCAATCTTTGAAGATTTACAAGATGCTTATCGAACATCCTACTTGGTCTCATTATAAGATTCGCACTATTCTTAATTGTACATATACCAATGTTCGTAGAGTGTGGTTGATCTATGTCAAAGATAAATTTGTAGATCAAAGGGAATTTAAGACCAAGAAAAACGATTGACTAGTTGGTCAATCGTGATCAAATGAGTATCTTTGTGTTCAAATTAAAATATATAACATTATGGCATCATCACACATCTCGCAGAATGCGAGTATGATATTGGCTCGATATGTAGGTCGTATCGAGAAGGAAGTCGAGGCAATGGAAAAGAGAAATGAAGCTCTTTTCGAAAGAGGTATTATCTCGAAGAGTGACTATGAAGAAACTTGTAGAGGTTATAACTCTATAAAGATGATCGCAAACGATCTATTTCAGTGTGCAGAGGAAAACACTTTAAGTATATAATATATGGGATTTATTAATAGAAGAGGTCATGTGGTGAAAGGAATGAAAGTTCATTCTTGGATCAATAATCCTAATCAATCTCATAGAAAGTGTACAAAGTGTGGATTGATATGTGATATCGAAAATGTAGATGGGAAATCAACTTCTATTTATACTACTAAAGATGGTCAAAAATCAACTAAATTTATAGAGTGTATATGAATAAGATTGTGGCAATAATTCATGGACGCTTTGGTAAAAAGGTCTTGAATAAGAAGTATCGTGAGATTTGGGTGAAATTTACTTATAGCACTTGTGCTATCTTGGCAGTGATTGCATTTTTTGCAATGATACAATTTATGAGTTGGGTATCAAGTTACATTAATTACGTATTTAGATGATTGAAGAATGGAAAAATTGGCCAATGTTTAATATTTGGCTTATCGATCAAGATCGACAAAGGACACTCGCAACATGTGGGCCTTTTAAGAATAAAGAATGTGCTGAACAATGTGCAAAAAGAATATGTGCAATAAAAGACTTAAAGTGCATATCTCGAAAACCTTTTAGATATCTTGTGGAGGAAGTAAAGTGAGAAATAGATCGACAATGGAAAAGTTCATTTACATGAACACCTCTAATAAACCCTATCGAGTCATAGTAACACATAATGGTAAAAGGTATAATGGAGGTGTTCATGTAACTATAAGTGATGCTATTGAATCAAGAGATCGTCTTGTGAAGGAGATCAATAAACCTATTGATGTTCGAGTAAGATTAAAAGTGAAGCAAACGATTCGTGTGGCAATTAATATGATTGAGAATATATTGAATAATGGTGGAAAGGAGAATATTTCATTAAGATGTGTTGATGAGATTACTTCTGGATTATCAAGACTAAAATCGACAGTAGAAAAGATATGAATAATACAAGGAAATTATTGGCACTCATGGCTACACAGGCGATTTATGCTACAAATGGATATTATGACGATCTTTATGAAAGAAAAAGAAGTCATCATAGTAAAGCAATGTCATTTGATCCTGACTATAGAGTGAAAGAGGCGAAGAAAGAGCTTAAAGAGTTCTCTATCAAAGGTCACAAGATTATGGCTTATTCAAAGAAAGATGCTATTAAACGATTAAAACATAGATAGTTATGAAAATAAGACAAGCGAAAAAGATCATAAAGAATTGTGTTAAGTATTCGACAGGATACGCCTGGTGCTTTAGTGGTCATATGGATGAGGTTAATAAAACTCGATTTGAACGCAAGTGTATCAAGTATTTCTTGAAGAATGACGCTCTTAACAAAATGCGTCATTATCGTGCAGGTTGTTCTACAATTAGGAAAGCACTAACAATTTGTCATAAATGGGAACGAAATAAATAAAGTCATGAAATTAATTAAGAAGTTTTTTAAATGGGTTTTTAAAGAAGAGTACAACAAGATGATCGAAATCGTCATGGATGTACAAGAATCGTCTGCGAGGGCATTGAAGAACACAAAAGAATGTTATGAGTGTTCAAAGGAAATTATTGAAGAAGCGAAACATGTTATTCAATATGTTGAACAATTAAAAGCATCTCTTGGGTGTTTAGATATAAGTTGCGATGTATCTTACTATGGAAAGTCTTGGGCAGTGATATCTCTACAAGGTGAAAAAGAAGCACTTATTAAGTTTATTGATCTTCGCGATCGAGATTTAAGAGAGATTTGTCAATTCTTAAGTCGTTATGATCGAGTAAAGGTCGATGCGAATCCTCAAGATGTCCATCGAATGAATGAGATTATTCACATAATGAAAGATAAATAATATGCTAAACATATACATGGATGTTACGATCGAATTTTCAAATATAGTAGATCGTCGAAGAGTGGAAGATTGGTTAGATGCGACTGGTATTGATTGGATTAACGAAGGAGATACATGTCTCATAATTTGTGGAATATCAATGAATAATTTTGATCAACTTCGAAATGAGGTTTTATTAAAAGATGAATAAGCTATGGATAATTTAATTTTTTCCTACATAAAAGGAACTTCTCATTACATTGATTGGTTGTGCGAATCAAACAAGTTGATTCTTTTGAAAGACACTCATCTCTTTACTGAAGAGATAAAGAAGGATATTGAGAGGTTGATTGAAATGCCTATCGAGGAACTTGTGGTCCTTCAATTCAAAAAGAATATTTCATCACTCGCATGGAAGAAGGTTCGAGAGTCTTGTAATAAAGACAAGAAAGTGAGAGTTTATAATGGAACACAACAATTGATGGTTTTCGATTGGCAATCGTTGGCGAATTTGATCAAGGAATATGATATTACCTCTTTCTTTGATCCACAAAGAACAATGTAAAGAATACTTTTTGTTTTGATTGGTTTGAAAGCATGTTAATTCTCGTTTAATTCGAGTTTTGATATGCTTTCTTTGTAATGGTATTAACAAGTATTAAAAAGAGAAATTTCTATCATTCTTTGAATTAGAGCGACCAAAAGGTCGCTCTTTTTATTTAATCTTTTTGGACATAAAAGGTTGTTATGTCAATAAAAAGTCGTATCTTTAGACATAAGAAAAAGATCAATAACTAAAAACGATAGATATGAAGACTTTAACAGTTAGTGAAATAAACCAGATTTTAATTAGTAAAGGTTTTAAACCAATATTCACAATTAAAATTGATCCATCTACAAATAAATATGGTGCCGATAGAATTAGTTTCTCTGAATTGAAAGATGGTTATAGTCGCTGTGTTTTAGGAAAATTTGTTCCATATGAAGGATCAAAAGGTCATGGAACAATAGTACCTATTATAAATTATGGAAAAGCGAGTGCGTCAGATAAAAAAGAAATCGAACGAATCATCAAAGCATTATGAAAAAGATATTTTTAGACAAGAGTAGCAAAATGGTAAGTGTTTTGCTACAAAAAGGTGTCGAATTCGACAAACCTTACATCTTTACTGAAGGTAATGAAGTAAAAGGTCAATTTACTCATTTCCAAATTGAGACAAAAATCGTTGACGATTATCAATACATTCAATTATGGTTTGGAGATTATAATAAGAGATTCAATCTTTTTGGTGGTCGTTTGAAATGGAATGAGATGAGAAAGGAATGGAAAGATGAAGAGTCCCTCATTAAGAAAGTAAACAAATTAGTAGCTCAATATGAAAGTCGAGAATAAATACATCTACTACACAAGTGGTGTGAAGAAACCTTATCGAGTTATAATCACTCATAAGAGAAAGAAGTATGAAGGAGGATCTCATGAGACTCTTGATGAAGCGATCCAAGCGAGAAATGAACTTTTAAAAAAGGTGGGAAAGTGTATCGATCCTGATCTTAAAAGAAAGATGATTAAAGCATTGGAAAATCTTGAAGATCAAGTGGAACAATTTACAGTAGATTTTAATGATTGCCTTTCTACTGAAAAAGTGAACACTTGTAGATACATTCAAAGGCAATTAAGACAAATGATTAAAAGTTAAAGATTATGTTTATATACACTTTACAAGACATCATAGCTGGGTTAGGTGGAATTGCATGTCTACTTGTAACTGGATTGGCTCTGTTAATGAGTGAAAATGATAGCTTAAAACGAAAAAAGAAGAAATAACTGTGGTTGAGAGATGAAAAAGGGATTTATATTAATATATGGAATATTAAATACATTAATTTAAAAAATACAATTATGAAAAAGATTATTTTATTTGCGATTTTCGCAATGGTTACGATTATTGGTTATGCTCAATTAAGTATTAAAGTATCTACCTTAATGGACTCTACTTTTGTTTGGAATGAGAAAAAAGTTAGTGAGGCACAAATAAAGAAATTTATGAGACCTTATTATTCTGATAAGAAGTTGTATAATGGCACTATGTTCGCCACCAGATTAGGCAATGGCGAACAAATCGCAGGTCTTTTCTTTGAGAAAGCAGATCGAAGCACTGGTTCTTACACAAGAAGTTTAATATTGTTCCCTAATACTTTTAGACAAGCATGTCAATTAGTGAATGATCTCGCTATGTATTATCATTCTAAACTACCTTCATTAGGATATGAAACAAAATTACCAGTAGAATCTCATGGCACAGAAACTATATTTATAAGAACTATGGAAGGAGGAAGAACTTCTATTCAATTAATGGCTCTTAAAGCTCATCCTGATTTTAGCAATTTACCTGTACTTTCTTTACTTTATACAACCAAATAAATAGTAAAGATGTAAAAAGAAAAGAGGAAGGCTTTCACAAGTCCTCCTCTTTTTCGCTTAATTTAAAATCTATTCACTCAAATACTGTTCTAAATGCAATTGGCATAAAGATACTGTTTTTAATAATATAAGAAGAAAGATAGGAACTCATATTTTGTAATTCCTGATTCAACAGCTCTCGCCTCTTGTTCAAATACTATGTCACGATATGCTTCATGACTTAAATCTCCAAAACCTTTCAACCATTTCTTTAGACCAAATTTAGTGACAGGAGGAGTCTTGATAACCTTTCCTATAAATCTTATCAACCATTCAATTCCATAATAGATATAAAAGGTGAATGGAGTAAGAAATAAGAACCATAAATTGTTGATGGTAGTTCCAACAAAGAGCCATAAGAAAAACCCAAAGAGACATAAACTTTTCCATTGGAATGAATGACATTCTTCATGTTTAATCTCTTCCTCTTTATAATATTCAGGACCTTTCTTACATAGAAGTAGACACATAATTAAGATCATTTTGAAAGTTGGAATAATGATCTTTGCGATTTTTGAATTGTAGATGATTTTCATATTAATAGCATTTTAATTTGTTTAGGCATAAAGATAATGATTAAATTCGATGAAACAATAGAATTAATTCATAGATTTCTAACTCATTGATTATCAACGATATTTTCGATAAAGTTACGATAAGCATATTAGATGCAATCTAATAATCATATATCTTCGATATTATCAATAGGATATAGAAGAGAAAGAGCTAATATACAAAGTATATTAATAGCTTATATATAACAAAAAAGGAGAAAGTGTTGAAAATGAAGGAGTTAGAGAAAAGATAGGATCAATTGGGTATCTCTATTGATATAGGAGTAGGTAGGATGAATAGAATGTAGTACTTTTACAGTATGAAATGAAAGCGATTTCATATAGTTATAATTTGTTCGTGAGAATAAAAGTTGTAACTATCATTACAAATTGTTTTAAACCATTTTTTAATTTAAGGAAATTGAAACTGTCTTAGAGAAGAAGTTTTGCAAAGCATTGAAGTTTATGTCAGCTCTTCAATGCTTTTTCCTTTTTATATGAAAATAAAGATCTATCTTTACAATCAATATTAAAAAGCTGACAAAAATGAGAAAAGAAATCAAAGAAGTCCTTTTAAAGGCAAAACAAGACCAAGAAAAAAAGTTCGATTCTTTCGAACCAAGTTTCGATAACAAACTTCTCTACTACGAGATGTTAAAGTCATCAGGAAAACTCAAGAATTATGAAATGGAGATTTTTAGAAGTCGATTTCATATGTTTACTCTCTACTCGAAGAGATTAAATTGGTCTACAGCGAAAGTTGAAAATCACTATAAAATACTTTATACCAATGGTCAAGTTGCTTTTATCAAAGATCATATCGAGATAATACGCGATATTGATTGTAGTGCTATATGTGAGATTAGAAATCCTAATTATGCAAAAAGCACATTTAAGATCAAGGATACCAAATATCATTGGGATATCAAATGTCAAGAAATCTACAATTACTTGATTGCATCACAATATGGTATAAAGCATAAGTATTTTAGAAAAGAACAAGTGCTCACAGAGCAAACATTATATCAGAGTCCAAGAACGATTGCAAAGAAAACAGGATTGACAATAAATGAAGTAAGATATCGATTGAAGAATGTATTTAGAAGTATTTTTGGCAGAGATGCATATCATAAACCAAGTTTAGAAGAACAATGTAAAAGAGTCCATGTCTATTCAAGAACGAACACTATCGTAATTCCACAGAGAATTGAAATGAGAGCAATATTCAAAAAGTTACTTAATGATTTTGGAATAGAGATTGAAAGAAAAGTAAACAGTGCAAAGAAAAAAGTACAAGAAATTAAACAACAAGTAGTTGAAAAAGTTATTGATCCTATAAGTGAAAAGATAAATGATACATTAGGTATATTATATAGTTTAGAAGAGTTTATTTTAAATGAAATTCAAGTTGCGAGAATACGAAGTTGGATATTTAGAAATCGAGATTTAAACATATTAAAGCAGGTAGAAGAGGTTTTATCAATATATGACGAAGAAGATAGAATGATAGATGGATTAAAGAAATTAGGCTTCAAAGGATAAAATTATCGAGAAAATTTGGAAATGATTGATATTATTCCTATTTTTATGCGATGAATTCGAATTCAATAATTTAAAATAAATGAGTCATATGATTAATTTAAATCAAAAAGAATTTACTTATCTTGAATATCAAGATTTCATTGAGAAACATAATCTCGAGAGTTTTTCAAAGTCTCAAGTAGATGCTTTTTCAAGAGATGTATTGGAAAAGTCTAAGAAACAAGAAATTGATGAATATGAAATATCGTGCGCTGCTGCAGATTATGCATCACTTCATCCTGTAACTGTGGTAAGAGAAGATCTTACAAAGTGTATCATGTATTGGAGAGAAGCTCAAACTGAAGGTGTTGATATTCCTGATGGAATATTTAAATCCATTGACGATAATGCTTGTCGCAAATTTAAAGAGACTGATCTTAACATTTTTAAGGGCATTGCAGGGATTAATTGTGCAGATAAAGATGCAATCGAAAAAGCGAAAGCTCTTCCACTTGGAACAGAAAAGACATATGGTGGTAAATTATATGTCAAGACTGAGAGAGGTTGGAGACTTAAAAAGAAAGGAACGAGTTCTGGGAAGAAAGAAGTAGAAGAATCCAAATCATCCAAAGATGAGAAACAATCTTTTGTATCAAAATCAGAATTAGATAATTCTGGTGATGGAAGTGTAATCAATGTTAAGTATGCTCAAACTGGAAACATTGCTATTTCATTTACTAAAAAAGAAGGTAAGTGGTTTAGTAAAAATACAATGACTCGTGGCGATGTTCAAGTGTCTCCAGAGCAAGTTGTGAAAACATTAGAAAAATACAACAACAAGAAGGTTTATAATACTAAAGCAGATTTGAAGGATATAAAAACTCAATCAAAAGAGAATCCTGACAGACCACAAAAACTTTCTCATGAAGATGTTAAAGTTGGAATGATTGTTCAAAGAAATGATTCAAAAAATGGTTCAAAGTTTGAAGTTGTAGGTAAAGACGATTATTGGATCAGATTAAAAAATATAGAACAAGGATATGTTGATAGAATAAAAATTGGTGGTTGGGCTGAGGTTTATCTTCCTATTAATAATAAATACGAAAGTCTTAAATAAGAATAAACATGAATAAGTTCAGGAACTATATCTGCAGTTTTTACATGCCACTTTTACTCAGTGTTCCTCTTTCATGTGCTTCTGTAACAGCTTTTATTGAAAAATATGTCTATAATGATTGGGAGTTTTTAAAGTACTTAATGATTCTCATCATTATAGACACTGTTATAAGTTGGGTATATCATTTAAAGCAAAAGGATTTTTCGAGTAAAGGCTTTGGAATGATATTTATTAAGATACTTATTTACAGTGGAATGTTGATAGTTTCACATGTAATAGGTAATTTTACAGTTGAAGGAGGAAATGTAGAGATATACACATGGTTTAGATCAGTTGTGTGTAATGCTCTTATTATAAGAGAAAGTATCTCTATTATTGAGAATTCAGCTAAAATAAGCCCAACACTTGTACCAGCAAGGATTAGGAAGTATTTAGCAGATTTTGATGAAAATGGCTCACCAAAAAAGAAGGAGGGTTTTGATTATGTCAAATGAAGTATTGCCAGGAGTTTATTCTCGAATAGGAACAGAACAAGACCCTGGTTCATTTAGAACAGGTGGAAGTACAGGTGGTTCAATGAAGATGCCACCAAACATTATAAAGAGATGGGTACTTGAGTATAATAGGTGGAATAATAGAAACTATTGGATTTCAGGAGGAAAATTCTCGATACCTCCAGTTTGGTTGATGAAGACTGGAGTATGGAGTAGTGTAGGAGTTTGGCTAAAAGAAGGAATATGGAGAATGAATAGATTTCTATTTTCAACTGACAATATATGGCACAATGATTTCGTTTGGACAAAAGATTTAATTTGGAAACTATGAGTAAAATTGATTTTTATCAAATAACAGATGGACAAACAAGAGCACAAGTTGCATCTGGTTTACAAAACAACTTTTTGGCTTTGGAAAGTGCTATCGCTGAATCAGCAACAATGCCAATTTCTTTAGATCCCAATTCAGGAATAATTAACAATGAAGCACAATACAATGCAATCATTCCTGAAAGTTATAGAACACAATATCCTTGGGATTCGACAATTCAAGATATTCTGCCTTGGTTGTGGATTAATGTGAAAAAACCTATTGCAGCAGGTGTTCAGGTTTGTATTCGTAAAGACAACGCTTTTTGTGTGTTTAAGAACATTCCTGAGAGTATGGGTACAGTTTCAGAAGATGGAACAATCGTTACATTAAAAGCAACAAACAACTATTTCAGTTTTGAGATCAAAAACGATATGAGTGTACCAGAAGGAAACGTGAATGGTGCATATCAAGTTTATGTTCTCGATACTGATGGTTCAGTTTTACAATCACTTCATTTTGCACTTTAATAAATAAAGAATATGAGACTATATAGATTTTTAGGACAAGATATTGATGTTACATTAGTAACAGATGGTAGCAACGATCAAAAGAGAATTTTTATCACAGAATCTCCCAGAGGAGTAGTTTCTCCTGGACAAGTGATGGCAAAGGATGAAGAAGATCTTGGAGCTGCATTATTGGCAATGGGTTTTAATTGGAAAGCAGGTCAATTGACAACTCACGAAGAACTCGTTGCATTCGCGAATGAAAAAGGACTTGAATTAATTATTACTCCTGAGGGTTTGAATAATCTTGAAAGTGCGAAAGCATCTTGGAATGGAGATGTATTTTCAATTGCTTTGAACACTACAATTCCTCAAAAGAAAGTAATGACGATTCAATTTGTTACTGCATCAGTAACACTCGCAGATTCAGTCTCTCGCTATGGCGAAGTCTCTGCTGATAAGAAGAGTGTAACTGGAAAGATGTGGAAAAATATTGACTTCACTTTAGCTGATCTTGGATTGACACAAAAGGCATCTATTGAAGCTAATGTGATTGATAATGTTAAGGTTATTAATGTGAAAGCACAGTAGCAAGTTAACATGTTAAGACTTTTATTCACTAATATAGATAACTCCAAACAACTGACTGTGATTACTGATGGTATTGACAGTCAGTTGAATGTGTTTGTTACAGAAAACACAGTTGGAGATGTGGATTATTTCAAATCACTTGGAATAGTCATAGAACCAGGAATGACTTATAATATTGGTCGATTTAAAGAATGGGCTCTTATTGGTCCTTTTAAATTACTTTCCTATCCTGAGGGATTAAACGATAAAGCTCAAATATTGGTAGATATTGAAGAGGAGTTTGAATACACCTTTACAGTGACACCAACAACATTAAGTTTTGTTAATACAGGAGAGACCAAACAAGTAACGATCGTTTCTACTCGACAGAAGACGATTAATGGCGAACCAGAAGGCGACCCTGAAAATGTTGATTATACAACAACCAATCTTGTTAATGTAACAGTGAACAATGATTCCATCACTATGGCAGCGAATGCAGATCCAACTGAAAAGATTGGTTCAGTGACATATGTTCAGGATGTTTCAAACAAAGAAATGGTTGTCAATTGTACACAAGCTGGTACGACTGCATAAAGAAAAGAGCGATGGGAAGTAAAAGAAGAAAAAGAAACAATGCTCAAAGAATAGATAGGCCAGATTTTATTACAAGTTTGGCCGATCTTTCTTTAGAAGAAATCGATAGACTGCAAAAAGCAGCACCAATGGCATTTCAAAGTAAATTACAGGCATCATTGAATTCAAATGATCCTACAGAGATATTCAAAGCGAATGTTTATCTTGGTGAAGTAAATAAGGCACCAAAGCATATACAATCAATCTTTTTTGATCCAAATGACTTTACTGGAAATGGTAAAGGATTTAAGAGTCAAAAGAGTGTTCTTTCTTTTGAGTCTCTTCGTAAGATGGGTGATATTTATATCATTCGTGCTATTGTTAATACTCGAATAGAGCAGGTTCAAAACTTTTTGCATTTCTCAGAAGATGAACAAAAAGAAGGATACACTATAAGAAAGAAAAAAGGTCTTTTTCAAGAAAAGAATGCAAACGATCTTTCTGACGAAGATAAGAGAAAGGTCGAAAAGATTGTCGAATTTCTTGAGAATGGTGGTTGGAATGAGAAATGGGACAATATCGATGGATTTCAAGATTTCATTAGAAAGATTACTTTTGATAGCTTGACACTTGATCAATTAGCATTCGAACTTCTTCGAAATAGAAATTGGGAGTTAGAGAAGTTTAGAGCTGTAGATGCATCTTTGATTAGGTTCTTAGATACAGTCGATCCAAGACAAAGGGATAATTATGAAGAGTATCGATTCAAAGGTTACCTACCAAGATATTGTATGGTATGGGAAGATATGATCTTAAAAAATCCAGTGACACAAGAATCAATCTTGTATTATCCATGGGAACTTGGATTTGGAATAAGAAACAAAACTTCTAATATTCGAAAGAATGGTTATGGAACGAGTGAACTTGAAACACTTGTTGAGATCATTACTTGGATATTGTGGGGTATGCAATATAATGGTAACTTCTTTTCACAAGGTTCTCAACCAAAGGGCTTTGTGAATGTAAAGAACCAGAACATCTCTAATTCTACATTAAACGAATTTAGACAGGCATGGACTCAAACAATGAGAGGAGTTCAAAACTCTCATAGAGTACCTGTTATAAATGGTATTGATCTGGAATGGATTGATCTTCAAAAGAACAATCGAGACATGGAGTTCAACGAATGGCTCAAATTCTTGATTATTATAGGATGCGCTGTTTATCGAATGGACCCCACAGAACTTGGTTTTCAGTTTAAAGATCAGGCACAAATATTTGGACAGGATGGTCAAAAAGCTCGATTGCAACATAGTAGAGAGAAAGGTCTAAAACCAATATTGATTTTCCTTGAGAACATTATTACAAAATACATTGTTAGTGAACTTGATGAAGACTGGGAATTCGCTTTTACTGGAATAGAGGTTGAAGATGAAGAAGCACAAGTAAAATTAGATATGGATAAACTTGATAAAGGTATGGTGGCAATGCAGGATATTTTTCAAAAATATTCAGGAAGGCCATTTGATCCAGAAAAAGATATTATTATCAATCAAGTTTACCAAACTGCAAAACAAACTGAACAACAGCAACAAATGTTTGGAGCTTCTGTTCCAGGACAAAGTCAAGAAGAGGGCGTTCCAGGAGAAGAAGGTGAGGGTGATTTTGGAATGGAAGAAGAAAATCCATTTGATAAGTATAAATCAATGGATAATCCTATTCTTCAACCAGCGATTGAGTATTATCAAAAGAACTTATGGAAATAACAAATGCCACCATTTAAAACCATAAAAGGAATAGATGTAAAACAAATGTCGAAGACTTCGAACATTGTTTATCATACAAAAGATCCTATTCGATATCCAAAAGTGCAATGTGGATATGAAGGATTGGCACAAGTTATGTTTGCTACTCAAACAAATAACATGATGAAGGATTTGGTTAATAAAATAATTGAGATAACAGAATGATATTTAGTCCTGAAGATATACAACAGTTGTTTTCAATAGTTGACTTTCGATTAGCAAAGATTGTCGCTGATGTCCTTGGAGTTGGTCTTCTTACTCCTGAGGATAAAGATTTATTGATAAAGAATAGATACAATTGGAAGAACGAACTTCACAAGATACCTCCATATTATCAATCTTTTCTTTTTGGAAGATTATCTTCAGTTTTATCACCATCTCAATTAAGATCTTTAGATTATCATGACTTTTCTTTGTTCATAGATAAAAAACAGTTTAAAACATTATCTACACATGAGAAAGCAGTTTATAATGCTGCAGCAACTCGAACTTACTCTTATATAAAGAGTATGGGACAAAGAATGAAGGATATTATTACTAACGCTGTTTCACAAGAAGAAATAAACCTTCTAATGGAGACACAGCGACAATTAGAACACTCTACGATTAAAAAAGAAATTCTTGAAGGAACTTTAAAGAAAAAGAGTGTTCAAAATATTGTGAGTAATATTGGTCATTCATTAAACGATTGGAATAGAGATTGGGGAAGAATAGTTGAGACAGAACTTCAGGATATTTATCAAATTGGAATGGCACAAACTATTATGGAAGAACATGGTTCTGAAGCAATAGTGTACAAAGAGGTCTTTCCTGGAGCGTGTAAACATTGTATTCGATTATATACAACTGGAGGAATTGGAACAAAACCAAGGCTTTTCAAATTGATTGATTTAATAGCAAATGGAGACAATATTGGTGTAAAAGTTGCTAATTGGAAACCAACGCTCGGACCTGTACATCCATTTTGTTATGACGATAAAACAGAAGTACTAACCAATGAAGGTTTTAAATTCTTTAAAGATTTAAATAAAGATGAAAATTTCCTCTCCATTAATCTTGAAGATGGAAATGGTGAATGGTGTAAAGCTATAGGTTGGATCGAAGAAAAATATGAAGGAAAAATGTTATTAAGAGAACATAAATCATTTTCTTTAATGACAACTCCAAACCATAATCATGTGATAGCTAAAAGTAATTTCAAATGGTTTTTAGGAACAGAAAAAGATATCTTTAAAAGTACGAGGTTTTTGAGAAGTATTCCAAATTGGAAAGGTGAATCAGTAAAATCATTTGTTTTTGATAAGAGAGAATATGATTCAAAACTGTTTTGTGAATTTATGGGATATTTTTTATCTGAAGGATCAACAGTGGAATATGGTAGCAGAAGAATTCATATCGCTCAAAGTAAGGAGAAATATTTGCAAAAAATGTTTGATTGTTGTGTTCAATTATTTCCAAATGCAAATAAATGCTCCAATTATATAGAAATTAGACTTTATAGAGGTGATCAAGATGAGCTTTGGGATTATATGAAACAATTTGGTCATTCACACGATAAGTTTATACCACAGAACATCAAAGAACTTAATAAAGAATGTATTGAAATCTTTTTAGAAGCATTTAGATTAGGAGATGGTTCAATTCGCAAAGGAAGAGATTGGGATGGATATAAATGTAAAGATAATAGAGTATTTTCAACTTCAAGTCCAAGATTGGCTGACGATATCGGTGAACTTATTTTGAAAATAGGTAAAAGACCTTCTTATCGAAATACAGGTAAAGTTGTTGTGTATGACAAAAAATATCAAAAAACATATACATCCAAATTTGATCAAATTTATATTGATGAATGTTTTAATACAACAGCCATAAGTGAAGCATTACAACCAAAAGAAATTGATTATAATGGATACATCTACGATGTTGAACTTGAGAAGAATCATACATTGATAATTAGGAGAAATGGTAAAATTTGCATTTCAGGTAATTGTCGCTGTCAACTTCGATATACTCCAAAAGGATATGTTTGGAGCGATGAAGAGAAAATGTTTGTTCCTCCTAAAAACTATGAAAGAAAGATCGAGAGAAGAAGTAAAGTTAAAATATATGTTGGAGATAAAACTTTTGAGGTATGATAGGATATATAGGAGATACGATAGTATATGTTCTCGTAAAGGGAGATGATGAACTCGAACCTGTTAGATGGGAACAAATTAAAATAAAAGATGTTAAAGAAGGAGACTATATTCAAATGTATCATCTTCCTTCAATGAGCTTTTGTTTTTATCCTGTAAAGATTGTATCAGGGCAATACAATGGAGTGTTGTCAAAAACAAATGCCACCATTACATATTGTAAAGATCAAAAGTTATTCGCATGTAAATATCTTCCAGGAGCAAAGTATCCTGTCATTAACGAAAAGTCTATAGATGAATTTGAAGATGACGAAATCTTAACAACGATAGAAGGATGGAGCTATGAATTAAATCAAGATGCGATAGATGGTAGTATTGAAGATATGGCTGAACACATGTCGCATAGAGAAAAAAGTCATTATTGTTATAAGAAAGTAGAGAAGCTCGAAATCAAAGAAGAAGAGTACAAAGGAGAACTTTATAATATCATAGCTCCTATAGAATATGGTCTGAGGATTGATGAATATGGAATAGGAACAATAATACATGAATAAACATGAAAGGTGGATTTAATTCGAACTTTGTAGAAATAAGGACAATCGAAGGTGATAAGTTCTTAAAAGATATCAAACCAAATGATTTGATCCTAACTGACAGAAAGTCATTTTCTAAAGTCAAGTTGATAAATCAACGATTGGCGAAACCACGAGATGCAGTTTATAATGTGTATTATCACACTTTCAATGAAGAAGGAGTGATAGATCGTATTTCAGGAGATCAAGAATTACTTGATGGAACGATAGTTAAAGATCTTACAATTGGAGACTCAATGTTACACAGGAATGGAGATGTGGCAATTGTTGATAGAATTGAGAAGATGGAAACTGTTAATCGTTTCTTTTATAGCATTCAATTAAAAAAGGGTAAAACGCTTTATGTGAATAATATTTGCATAAAAAGTGATCAGATATAAAAATTAGTTGTATATTTAGGACAGAATTAAATTATCTTCATTATGAATATCAGAAAAATATTAAATCTCCAATCAGCACAAGAGAAGATTGGTGAATACAAAGTATTATTGAAGAAGTCTGTAGACATTGACAATAAAGTTGAAGAAATGTCTCAGGAATTTCTTGAACAAAGTGAAATCTTAAAGAGTATATCGCTTTTAGGAACTGAAGAGAGAAAAGAAGTTCGAGATCGACATAACTCCTTTTTGACAGAACATGCAAAGAAAGTAGCAAAGTTGCAAAAAGAAAAATCACAGATTGAAAAGTCGATGAATAGACTTGAAAACGATGAAGAGATTTTCGATGCAATTGTTGACTTGAAAATTCTTCATGATGCAAAACAATCCTACAAAAACAAAAGGATTTCAAAATCTGTATATAACGATATCATTAAAGCAAAGACTGGAAAGATTCGTTATGCAGACGTATTGCTTTTTAGAGGAGATAAATTATTGATCTTACAGAGAGCTGGTGTTATGGGAGGAAATACACAAGAATGGTGCATTCCTGGAGGTCATGTAGATGCTGGTGAAGATTATCGTGAAGCAGCATGTAGAGAACTTTTTGAAGAGACAGGAATTGAAGTACCAGAAGATACATTAATGGAAGTTGCTGTCGCTGAATCAAAAGATTGCATCATTCATTATTTTATGGGTCATGTAGATGACGATTCTCCTACAACAGTTTTAGTTGATAGCGAAGAGGAAATTGGAGCTGAATGGATTTATCCTGGAACAGAATTGGACGATTATGATTTCATTTTTGATATGAAGGATAATCTTAAAAGAATTCTTGGACTTGAAATTCAACCCAGTCCTTTGATGAAAATACAAAAAGCTTTCAATGATGGTGTAATTTCACAGAATGTGTTCAAAGCATATTGTGACAAACATCCTGAGGAGATTGAAAAAGCTAACAATAAGACATATTTTTCTCATAAAGAAAGAAAAGATCTCGCCAAGAAAGGCGAAGCGATGTCAAATGGAAAATATCCAATTCGCAACAGTCAAGATCTAAAAGATGCTATACGACTTGTAGGAGCTTCTTCAATGCCTGATAGTGAAGTAAAGGCATGGATTAAGAAAAGAGCGAAAGAACTTGGACTTACAGATGAACTTCCTGAAAGTTGGGGCGATCACGATGATGTTGAAAAGACAATGGATTGTGACGATGCAAATACAATCTGTAAAGAACATCTTGATGATAAAGAAAAAGAACCAGATGACGATGGTATTAAAAAGTCTACAAATGGTTTTTCATTGACAATTAACTTCAACGATCTTGATCAGGCTGATATGTTTAAATCATTGATTAATGAAATGAAAAAGTCTGGTAAACTTGATATTGATTCTGTTGAGACAATCGAAAAAGCTGAAGACATGATGTCTGGTTTATTTGCTGATTTTGCTAATTTTATTGAAGGAGCAAAAACTCGTACAAAGAATGTTCATTGGGGTGAGTTAGATAATTCTAAACATGAATATCTCGATGATCTCGAAGATACACTTTCTGATTACGAAGATCGAGTGATGGAAGCAGGTCAAAGCAAGTTTGGTCGATTTAAAGAAGGTGAAATTGTAGGTGAAGAAATTAATGTGAATGATCCTATAGAACTTGTAGATTTGATTATTAAGCGAACACAAGATTTTCATGAGGTTATAAAAGATAATATTGATTATCTTGGTGAAATGTCTTGGATTGAAGATTTTCTTGGAGATTTGATGCAAACCAAGTATCGTTTACAAATGCATTAATATAACATTGGCGAATCTTTATGGTTCGCCAACACTTTTAAAAGCAGTCTTATGGATTTAATTGATTTGATTGAAAAGGCAAAGAAAGCATCTCCAGTTGGAACAGAGAAAACTTGGGGAGGTAAAGTTTATATAAAAACAGCAACAGGATGGAAACCAAAAGGTAAAGGAAAGAATTCTTCTGAAGAAGAGGAAATCTCATCAAAAGATAAAAAGGTTGATCATTCTGAACATGCTTCTAAAGCGAGTGATGAACAGTTAAATGCAGCATTAAAAGATAAGGATGCGCCAAAAGAAGTAAGAGAAGCTGCAAAGAAAGAACTTGAAAATAGACAAGGTAAAACAGAAGAAAATAAAGGTGATAAGGAGAATAAAGAAGTTGGTATTTCTTCAGCACTTCAAAGAATTCTTGATGCCCAAGAAAAAGGTGAATTAGATCTGGATGAAGAGGTGCTTAACAAGATTAAAGATAAGATTGCTGAATCAAAGAAAAAGAAAGAAGAACAAAAACCACTTGATGAAAAGACACTTGATTCTAAACTTGAAAAGTTAAAGAATGAGATTGCTGAGAACATTGATAACAAACTTAACGAGATGAATGGTTTCAAAAAGATCACTCAAACCTATGTTAAGTCTAATGGACAAACAATTGTTCTAAACATGAAAGGTGACGATAAATATAAAACAAAGAAAGGTTCTTTTTATATGGAATCGAAACCTTATGAATCGTTAGCTGATTTTAAGAAAAGGGTTAAAGAAGAATTTGAGAAGACACAAGATAAAGAGCCAAAACCAGAGGAAAAGAAACAAGAAGAACCTAAAAAGGAAGAAAAAGTAAGTAATAAGCCAGTTACACTTAATGGAAAGAAAGGTGCTTTCGTAACGATTGAACCTGAAGAGAATTCTTTTGGTAAAACCCACTACAAAATTGAAGCATTTGATAGTGATGGAAAGAAAGTTCTTATGACAAATTATCAAAATAGTTTAGATGAAGCAAAAGAAAAAGGAAATGAGATGTTAGATCAAATTCCAGATGCTAAAAAGGAAGAGGATAAACCAGAAGAAAAGCCAAAAACGATAACAAAGGTTAATTGGACGAATCCTGGATCAGGTATTGTCCAATGGTCTAAAATTAAAGATGCTCTTAATTCAGGAATCGCTGAAGTTGAGCGTAATGGTAAAAAGTATCACATAGAGAAAGTGACTAATGATAATGGAAGTACAGTATATAAAGTTACCAATCTCAAGAACAATATATCAGTAAATAGTCCCAATCTTTATGATGTACCAATAGCTATGATAGGAACTGAAGAATCAAAATCTGGAAAAGATGGTGAAAATAACAACCCTTCTAATGGATTACATTTTAAAAATAAAAAGGAAATTAATAAATATACAGAAAAGAGAAACAAATTAACAAACACTCTCGATGAAGATCAATCTAAACGATTAGAAGATGCGTTTAAATCTGTAGAAGATTTTAAACTCAAGGAAGGTAATGAGAAAAAAGATTTTGAGTCTACAATAGAAATAATTAAGGAAGCAATAGAAGAACGTAATTTTAACAAGATTCTTGAAAAATATGGACATATGCATGAAAAAGGAAGAGTCGAAGTAAACAAGTTGCTTGTTGAATCAGGTTATCTTCCAATTGCGAATGGTGTTTTATATCACAATTTTAATGGTGTTGAATATAAACATTTTGTTGCACCTTTTGATTTAGATTCTAAGGAACTTTTGTATGAAGCACAAAAGTATTACGATAAACAAGGTGAAAAGTTGAACGCAACAAAACAAGAATTGAAAGCGATAAAAATTTATATGGGGCAAGAATATAGTGCAATAAGAAATTATAATTATGGACAAGTTAAAAATGATTCTATTGCAGATAGAGTGGAAAAGATTGAATCACTTATAAATAAAAATCCTTGTGAAGAAAATTTAATTTTAAATAGAAGAGTCGAAATAAAACCATCTAATTTGAATATTTTAAATGAATGGTTGAGTGCAGAAGTTGGTTCTATTATAGAAGACAAGAGTTTTAGTTCGTTTTCGTTGAGGCACTTAAAACAATTTGGAAATGATCTTCAAATAACTTTATTAGCCAAAAAAGGAGATAAAGTATCTAATGTTAATAATCAAATTGCAGAATTAGAATATGTTGTACAAAGAAACAGTAAGTATAAAGTTGTAGCGAAAGGAACGAATTCTATTGTTGTCGAATTAGTGTAATCTTTTTCAAGTAATCGTTGCTACATTGGTCCAAAAGGTGTATCTTTAGATAAAGAAAAAGATCAATAACTAAAAACAAATTCAAGATGGAAAATCAAACAAATTCAAGATGGAGCGATCCTGGTATAGTAACGATCGTCCATAATCCTACAGAAGAGGAGAAGAAAAAAGGAACAGAAGAGATGGTTAACAATGCAGTTAAGAATCTTAAAGAATTCGAGAATGACGAAGACAGAAAAAATAAGAAATAGTATTCGAGCTTACATTTTAGGCGATGCACTCGGAGTTCCATTCGAATTTAAAAAAGAGGGCACTTTTAAGTGCTCTTCTTTTTCATCAGGAGGAGTTCATAGACAGATAGAAGGAACGTGGTCAGACGATACATCTGTTTTATTATGTTTAATAGATGCCTTTTCATACCCATCTAAAAGATTGATGGATATTCATAAGAGATATGAAAATAACCTCAATTTATGGTATTATAAAGGAAAATTTAATGCAGGTGTAGAGTTATTTGATATAGGAAACCAAACTTCTGAATCAATAAGAATGAGAGGTTGCCCAAGAACAGACAGAATGGGAAATGGAGCATTGTTTTACTCATTACCTTTGGCTATTTATTTTCTTGAGGAATCACCAGAAGTCATAAGAGAAAGAATGGATTTATTTTGTGGGTATACACATAATAATATAAAATGTTTCAATTTTGCTTCTAAACTTTGTTGCATATTTCAAAAATTGTTGCGAGATTTGCCTCTTGAAAATGTAGAGATAAACGATTATGATAATAAGGGTGATGTGATCAACACATATAATCTCGTGATTGATAATTATTTAGCTCAGGAAAACAAGTCAACTTCTCTGTTTGAAGACTTATGTGAAGTTATTAATTATGGAGAAGATACTGATACCAATGCAGCTTTATTTGGTGCTCTTATGGGAATGAAGAAGAAAGTAAGAGAAGAAGACTGGAATAGAGTTAGGTGTCATGAGTTGATTGATAAGTACATAGACATTTTCATAAATTCGTTGAGATTATGAAAAGAGACAAATGTTCCACGTAGGAGATAAATTTAATTTTTTTGCTGAGGCTGATTTTGAGAAGTCACATTCTTTTAATCCTCTGAACTTTCCTATTGGGGATGATCGGAGATATGAGAAGATGATCTTCGAAGGATTGGCCTCTGATAATGAAGAAGACGATGAAGGTGAATCAATGGAGCCAAATGGTTTCATCATTGATCGTTTTCTCAAACATGGTTTGATCAATCTTGATCACTTACCATCACGATCACCAATTAATAAATCTCGTTTTTGGATTGGTGCGCCATTGTCTGCAAAAGTTGATAATAATAAGTTCTATGTAAAATGTCAACTTTGGAAGAAATCTCCTGAAGCGAGAGCGTTCTACGATAAAGCTCTCGAAATGAAAGAATCAGGTACAGACAGAAAACCAGGTTTCAGTATTGAAGGAAAAGCTCTCGAACGAGATAGGAAAAATCCTAAAAGAATCACAAAAGCTCTCATTACTAATGTTGCTATGACAATGACGCCAGTCAATGCAAACGCGTTTGCAGATATTGTCAAAGGAAAACAATCTAAGGATTATATTGATTATGATTTTGAAACAGATAAAGATTTCAAGACAACAAAAGTTTTACTTGAAATGGAAAAGAATGGTCATATCATTACGATAGACAAAGACTTCTCCATTCGAGTAAGACCTACTAACAATATAAATGATGAAATCTTTAAGACATTATATAAGAAATGCATAGAGGGTCGCATATCTTTAAATGTTTTGAACGATTTTGTTCAGAATTCGAAGAAATAATTTTGAGAAGTAAAAATTAAAAGATATTTTTACCAAAAATAAATTTATAGAGATATGAAAGTAAATTATGAAAACAATGAAACTGTAAAGTTCCTTAAAAGTATCGGATTCAGTGACGATTATATTATGAAAGGAATTGACTCTGGTGATATCAATCTTGAGAAATCGGAGGATCGTGCTGCGCGAGGTGATCATGAGTCTGAAACAAAACAAGAAGAAGACATTGATAAACTCGAAAGAGAAGCTGTAAAGAAAGAGAAGAAAGTAAAAAGAGATGAAAAAGACACTGCGGAAGATCGTGATGCAGAAGGAATCGAAAAGTCTGATGACGATGAAGATCAGGAAGAAATGATGAAATCTGTAAATGCGACAATTCAGAAGTCTTTATCTGTTTTTGCTCCTATTATCGAAAGTTTACAGAAATCTGTTGAAAGAATGGATCAAAAGTTGGATAAGATCGGAAGTTCTACTCCTTCTTTCAAATCTGAAGGCTTAAACAATTTTCGTGCAATCGAAAAGGCAATGAATTTTGAAAAAGACGAAAACGATAAGTATGAAGTAAACATTGTTACTCAACGTCCGATGGCATCAAAGTTGATTGAAAAGGCTTTGGATGGTGCAGACGATATTATCAGAAAATCTCTACAGGATGATGCACTCGCTTTTTTGACAAATCCTGAAGCAGATGTAATGGGCGAAGATTTAGCTCGTTATATGTATGAAAAGAACAATGTAAAATTTGTTAAATAATTTTGTTACATAAATAGAAACAAATAAAAAGTATGGATTTATACAATTATACTAACAGTGGTACAGGTGTCGATTTGATGGATGGAATTGCAGCATCAGACATCTTGAAAGCAATGGAAGCTGGTCTTGAGACTGGTATGCAATACAACAACCAGATCAACAATGGTGGTGGTCTGAAAGTTGAATCTTTGGACTCTGTTTTGAAGATTCTTGGTAATAGACTCAATCAGTTGGTTTATTTTCAAGAAATGCCCAAACACAAGATTGACAATACAGTTCATCAGTACAATCAGTTGTACAAATATGGTGAAAACATTGGTATTTTCAATACTGAAGGTGAGACACCTGAAGAGACAGATTCTCAATACAGACGTAAGTCAATCATCACCAAGTTCATGGGTGTGACTGGTCAAGTTACTCATCCTGCGATGTTGGCTCGATTGGCTGGTGGTATGAATATGTATACAAAAGAAGTTGAAAACAAGACTATCTTGTTACAGACTTTGATTGATACTCGTTTGGTAGATGCTGATTCTACTTGTGTTCCTGAACAGTTCGATGGTATCTTTAGACAGCATATGTTGGGTGTAAATGAAATGGATGGTGGTACTGCTGAAGGTAAGACTTCTGAACAGTTACTTGATGCATATTTCAATTCACCTGCTGTAATTAATGCACAGAATCAGGTTTTGAATGACAAGTTGATTCAAGATGCTTCTAATGTAGTTGTTAATGTTTATAATGGTTATATTGATCGTATCATCTCTAATCCTATTGTATTTAATAACTATGTGCAGTTGTTCCATGAAAGCAAACGAGTTATCGTAGGTCTTCAGGCATCTGTAACTGGTGCAACGATGGGTCAATCTGTAAATGATGTTACCACTCAGTTTGGTAAGATTAATATCAAGAACGACCGATTCTTTGACGAGCGCAAACCTATCAAAGTAAACAGAACATCAACTTCTCCAAAAGCTCCTGTTGTTCCTGTAGCTGGTACAGCGATTAAAGTAAATGCTGGTGATACAAAGACAAACTTTGGTCAACATGCTGGTACTTATGGTTATTTGGTAACTGCAAAAAATCGTTATGGTGAATCAGCTCCTTTGAATATCACTACTGTAGCACAGGCTGTAACTGGTACAGAATCAGTTGAATTTGGATTTACAGCAGGTACAGGTGGAGCGTATGCAGCAACATGTTTTGTTATCTATCGTACCAAGAAAGATGCTGCATTGAATGACACAACTGATTACTATCCAATTTTTGAAGTTCCAGTTGCTCAGTTGGCTAATGGTTATGATGGAGCTGCAGCCAATTGTGTTCGCGATCGTAATCGTATTATCGCTGGTACGAAATCAGCTCTTGTTTATTACAACGATAACCAGATCAATGAATATCTGCAATTCGCAGATACTATGAAGATGGATTTTGCTATCACAGCTCCTTCTCGTAGATTTGCAATTTTGAATTATGGAACTCCAGTTCTGTATCAACCTGCTAAGATCGTTCGTATCGTTAACATTGGTGACGAAGGTATCTAAAAAATAAATATTAATCGTAGATAAAGAGGAGGGAGAACAAAAACACTCCTTCCTCTTTTCTTTTTAAATTCGTAAATTATGAAAGTCAAAAGTAGAGTTTATTCAAACCAATCTTTGAAGTTTGGTAAAGGTGTTGTTAAGTTTGTAAATGGTGAAGCAGAAGTTTCAGAGGAATTATATCAAGAAATTGTTGATCGTAAATTCCCAAACATTTTCAAAGAAGGAGAAGAACCTGAATATCGCACCAAGTTTGAAGAACAACTTCGCAAAGATGTGAAGGATGGCAATAAAGAATTTGAAGATGAAATCAAAAGACTGAAAAACATCATTGAAGCTCAAAAGAGTGAAATCAATCGCAAGGATGGTGAAATTGTTTCATGGAAGAAAGTTGTTGAAGATTTGAAACATGAAATAGAAGTCTTTAAATTGACACTCAATAAACCTTCAGAAAAAACTGAAACTAAGGTTGAAGAAAAAGCTGATGAAAGCGAAGAAATTTCTGAAATTCGCAAAGATTTGGAAGGAATGAAAGTTGCTGAATTGAAAGCACTCGCTATGGAAGAAGACTATGGCAATTTCGAAGAGGCAGATCTTAAAGATAAAAAGAAAGAAGAAATTATCAATATGATTCTGTCTAAGGTAGGTTAATTCAAAAGTTATGGCTCAACTAACACTTACAATAAAATATAAAAAGAATACAGGACTTGTATTTTCTGTTGCAGAAATGTGGGCTCTGTATCTGTATGGAATTAAAATCCAAGGAGGAGAAGGATCAGTTTTTTCAAATGTTGCTATGAGAAAATATATCGAAATGGCACAACGACAAGTTGAAAATTGGTTTAATCTTAAATTCTGTAAGCAGTTAGTTGATCAATCGTTAACTTACTACAGACAAGATTATTGGCAACAATTCCCTATTTTGCAAACAAATTATCCTGTTCGTGACCCATTATCAATGATTGGTATGCTTAATAAAATGGAACAGATTATCTATCCTCAAGGATGGTTGTTTTGTGAATACGATCTTGTGATGGGACAAGGTAAGAGAAGAATAAGTGTTGTTCCAACTGGAGCTTCTACTACACAAGGAAATGCACAGGTCATTTTGACTGGCATTACTTCTCAAGTGGGAATGCAAAGATTTGATTATATACCTGATTATTGGAGAATACAATATATCACAGGATGGGATATTGATCAAATGCCAATGGATTTGCTGAATGTTGTTGGAATGACTGCTTCTTTTGGCCCATTGAATATCGCTGGTGACTTGATATTAGGAACAGCAGGTATTGCATCACAATCTTTAAGTATTGATGGTTTGAGTCAAAGCATTTCAACAACATCATCCGCTGAAAATGCTGGTTACGGAGCACGTTTAATAAATTATCAGAAAGAGATTAAAGAAACTGTTGGTAGGCTTAAATTAGTTTATGACGAAGTTAAATTTAGAGTCATATAATGGAAAGAAAAGTTTTCATATATAGTTTAGAGTATCCTAAAAACAACATTCGTTACATTGGGAAGACTATTAATCTTAAACAAAGATTAAAAAGACATATTTATGATTCTGAATGCAAAACTACATCTAAAAAATTAGCTTGGATCAGATCTCTTTTAAAACAAAATATTAGACCTTTGATGAATATTATAGATATAGTAGAAGAATCAGATTCTAATTTTTGGGAAATACATTATATAGCTTTGTATAAGAGTTTTGGATTTAATTTAACAAACAACACTTTTGGAGGAGATGGTCAAAGTAATCCTACATTAGAAGTTCGAAATTCAATTTCTGAAAAAATCAAATTAAGAGCAAAAATAAAAGGAGTCTGGAACAAAGGGATTCTTCATACAGAAGAAGAAAAATTAAATCTTTCTTTAGGTCATAAGAATAGAGAGGAAGTGTTGCAATATGATTTAAAGGGAAATTTTGTTAAAAGTTGGAATAGTAGAAATCAAATTAAAAGAGAATTAGGATTTGATAACATGAGTATAGGTAAATGTTGCAAAGGAGAGTTCAATTCTTGTAATGGATATGTTTGGATTTATAAAAAAGATATTAATTCTATTCAGGAAAGAATTCAAAAAGCGCTTTCTTCACCAAAAGTACAAAAACACTTAATATAATTATGGCAGAGTCAAAAAACATATTAAATCAAAAATCACCTGGTCTCAGTAACTTTAGACCTGAATTCATTAAGCCTGATTTCGATCAGGCGATTTGGGCGAAAGGTTATGATGTGATTTTAGAAAGAGCGATGAGATGTCCATGTCATGGAAAAGAAGTTCCGCTGATTGATTGTCAAAATTGCTTTGGAACAGGATATTTCTATGTAAATCCAGTAAAGACAAAAGGACTCATTACAGGAGTTAATCAAAACAATCAATATAAGACTTGGTCTGAAGAACTCCTTGGAACAATTGCTATTACTGTAATGGAAGTTGATAAAGTCAATCTCTCCTATTTTGACAGAATAAAATTTATGTCAGAGATTTCTTATTTCAGTGAAAACTTGGAAATTCGAAGTGATGGTGATGTTTATTTTGTTTTTACAACATATCAAGTTGAAAGTTTATTAGGAATGTATACTTTTGTTTCATCTAATGAAAAACTTCAAAAAACGAATGCAGCTCATGTGAGTGAAAACAATCCTTATTGTTTGATTTTGGATTTAGATGAATTACCTTCTAACAATTTTGTAAGCGTTTATTATAAACATTGTCCTGAATATCATGTATTAGATCTTCCTCATGAGATAAGATCATCTTGGAATACTAACAGAAAAACAGGGCAAATGTTCGAAATAAAACTTCCTTTACAAGCGATAGCGAGAAGAAGTCATTTGATTGCGATAGAGAAACCAAATTTTGATGGTAGTGGTGTAATTATTAATGATAATATATGACAGGACTCCCCATAAGAATAGATTTAAGTGAAGTTGTTGAAGAATTTAATCTTGGACAAGGGGAAGCTGATTTACTTGGAACTGCCATTATAGATAGGATTGTTCAAGAATATAGTTCGAGATGGAACAAACTTATTGATACAGAATTAAAACAATCGAGAGAAGAATATAGAAGAGCAATTTATATAGAGAGACCATCAGGACTTGAAGTAATCTTTGGTCTTTCAGCGAGAGCCAGTAAATTAGCTCTTATGGTTGAAGAAGGTGCTGCACCATTTGACGAGAAAATTGGATTTCAAAAATCAAATAAGACCAAGATCAAGAAAGATGGACTTGGTTGGTATTTAACAATTCCCTTTCGACATGCAACACCACAAGCGATTGCAGAATCTGGAATATTTTCCTCTATAATGCCAAAAGAAGTCTATAATTTAGCAAAAACTTCACCACAACCATTAAAAAGATCACAACTTCCATCTCAATATCAACTTCCAGGGTCGAGAGCAGAAATAAATTTGCCTGGATTAAAAGTTCCTGAATATGTTCACAAAGCTGCAAAATATGAAGGATTGGTAAGAGTAAAAGCCTCAAGTTCTGAAAAAGAAAACAGAGGAGAATATATGACATTCAGAAGAGTGAGTGATAAATCTGATCCAAACAGTTGGTTCAATGGTGGTATCGTAGCAAAACATCTTATGGATAGAGCTCTCGAATCTGCAAACATTGAAACAGTTGCAGATATGGCGATTGACGAGACATTAAAATCAATATTAGAAAATAGATAAGATGATTGAAATAATTCGAATAAAAGACCTCGTTCTACGAGTACTTGAATATATTCCATTAGAATATAAAAGTGGAAAAGCAGAGGAAGACACTTTTCTCTATAAATTGCTTAATGGAACAAAAGATGGTAACTTTGACTTCTATATACAAGCCAAAAGTCTTTTTACAAGAAGTCAATCTAATCCAAGGAAAATCACTGTTAGTCTTGAATTTCCAAAGGACAAAACATCTTTACCATGTTATGTAATTAGAGAGCCAGGAAAATCAAAAGGACCTGCTAATTCTATTGGAAAAATGACTGGAAGCATATTTCCAGATGGAGCATGGGAAATAAGAGATAGTAGAGAAGAAGTGATAGAGATAATGTGTCTTTCAGATAACATTTTGGAAAGCATATTGTTGTCTGAAGTTTTATATGCACTTCTTCTTGGGTCGTACAATTGGTTAGCAAACTATTATAGTACAGTAGAGATAAACATGACAGAGGTTATGGCACAAACTGATCTTATTCCACTTCCAATTTTTATAAGGTCGATTCGAATGGAGTTATCTTCTGAGCAGATCGTTTCATCATTAATCAATACTGAATTTTTGAACAAAGTTTTGTTTGAAGACGCAGGAAAAGCAGCGATTATTGGTGAAAATTATACAAGAGATTATGATCTACCTGGTGTTGAGTCTGAAATAGTTTAAGTTTTAAGGCAAATTATTTTGTAGATTCAGAAATAGTGTAGATATTTAGGTGTTTGAATAAATTTCGTATAAATTTTAATTCATGTTTTATGAGTTCAACGTTTTATTTTAATAATAGACAAATTTCTCTTCCTGGTGTTTATAGCACCATTGTAAGTGGAGAGTCAAGTCCTGCTCGTAATCTTGATTATGGAAAAGTACTTGTAATTGATACTGGTACATACTCAGCAGGTTTTGGTGGTGGTGCTGGTATAAATGGAGAAAATACACAAGGACAAAACTCCATTTATATTTTTGACAATCTTTCTGATTTCAGAGGTTTCATGAAAGGAGGAATGTGGTGGAAGGCAGCGGAAGCGTTGTTTGATCCAGATCCTACCAATCCAGATGCTATTGGTATTTCAGAGATTGAGTTTGTTCGTGCAGCAACGACAACTGGTGCAACAATTACATTAACAACAACAGCAGGTGGAACGTTTGCTGTAAAAACTCTCGATGAAGGTTTAGTTGCAAATGGAACATTGTTTGGTGAAAGCAATCCAATTTTAACACTTGGTTATGGATTGACATTTATTCCTGGAGTTGAAGACAATACAAAATGGATTGCACAATTCTGGAGAGGTACTTATACTGGAACATATACTGATGGACTGCCTTATGGCGATCTTACTCAGGAAAATGCTGATCCAGAATTGGTACTTGAATCACCTGAGTTCAATAATGTTCAGGAATTGATCGATTGGGCAACTAATGATTCAAATTTTGGTTTGGCATTTGTTCTTGATCCTTCTTCAAAGGTTGAAGGTGATGGTACAATTACACAGGCCGATATTACTGCAGCACTTGATGGCAAACCATATATCCTTGCTACTGGAGCTACTGAATCATTCAGTTCAACAGATTTTCAGGCTGTATTGGAACAAATTACTGGTATGGATTATAGTGCAATCATTTTGGATCAGGTTGGTGCGAATGCAAATTCTCCAACAACTCGTTCTTACTTGACTCACATGAAAGAGGCTAAGTTTGATCATTTCTTGTATTTGGCAGGTTATGATGAAGCTGCACAATATCAACAGTCGATCGATATTGCTGTCGCAATGAATAATCCTTATGTACAAGTTGTTCATAGTGGAGTAGGAGTTGTTTCAGCATTTGACGCACAAAAGATTCGCTGGTGGCCTGCGATTTATAATCTTTGTGCAATTGTTGGTCGTGTATCTGGAAAGCCACCTTATGTTCCTGTTACATTTAAGACGATTGGTGTAGATCGTGTAAAACATATCTTGTCAGAGTCTGAAAAGAAGAAAGCATTGAAATATGGTGTTCTTGTTACAGTATTGAACGATTACACTGGTCGTTTCAATGTTCTTCAAGGTGTCAATACTTTACAGGACAATGCAAACTTGTTCAATGCAAAAGGACAATCTTATTCAATTCAGTTCATGAGAGTTGTAGCACAGATCAATAAAGAATTGATCGTTAATGCATCTATTGATCTTTTAGGTCAAGAAAATGGTGTTAATGCCAATACTCTTACAGCAGGGGCTGTTAAAGATTGGACTGTTGCATATTTGCAGGGAAGAACAGCAACAGATGAACAAGATAATTTGTTACTGTCATTCAAGGATGTTGTTACAGTTCGCAAAGACGATGCTTACTTTACAACTTATAAAATAGTAGTGAACAATGAAATTACGAAGTTGTTCTTTACTGGTTACTTAATTCGAGGATAATTAAAAAATTAAGACTATGCCAACTTTTACAGCGCCAAAGGCGTATATTAAGATAGACAACAAAGTTGCAGGTTATGTAAGAAATCTGCAATTCGCAGAGCAAATTTCGCGTGCGAATGTACAGGGTTTAGGAAGTTTATTACTTCAGGAAGTTCCTCCAGTTGGATACCAATGTACTTTTACAGTAGACCAGTTCTTTTTAGACTTCAAACAGCCAGTTTTGGAAGGTATGATGCATAGACTTGGGTCTGTAAAAGCGATTGTTGACACCTTAGTGTTAGGTGAACTTGGATTTGCGTTGGCGATTTATTCGAAAACGATCCAGTCACAAGATTCCAACACAAAGATGGTTACATCAGTTGATCCTACTGGACAAACAATGGCACTACTGAATCCATGTTTTGTAAACAATCAACAGTTTAGTTTAGCTGAAGGTGGTGTCGCAGGATATAACATCAGTGGTATCTACTTGAACCCAATTTCAACATTGGAATTATAATTTTGTAATATAACAATATGGACGAAAAGATCATAAGAGTTAAGGGGAAGGAATACAAACTTTCCTTCCCTACAGTTGGTCAATATTATAATATTGAAGCAACAAAACAAGCATTGGGAAAAGGTTTCTATAATGCTTTGTTAGGTAATAAAACAAAGGCAGCACAAGATGCATTGGATATGATTGATATCGAAGCCACAATATCAGTATTGTTGCCTGATTTGGTCAGTGACTTGAAAGTTACGAGATTCAAAGATCTTGGATTGAAAGATTATGTTGAGGTCAGAAAAATTTATGATGAGGAGATTTATCCTTTCTTAAAAGAAATCCACGAGATATTGAGAATAACTTAATTTGAGACAAAAATGACCATTGATGAATTACAAACTTTTATGATTCAATGGAATGAGAAGTTCCCTATAGACAGATGGTGGCGAAAAAAGCATAACGTTTCTTTTTTATCATCTGAACATAGGGAATGTTCTTTTACAGCACAGATGATGGAGTATCAAGAAGATGTGTTTTTTGCGAAGGCAATAAAAGAACAAGATAATGATGATCCATATACACCTAATATAGGAGAATGGCTGAAAAGAGATTATTCTGAAGAAATCAATCAAGATGATATTGAAAGGTTCAGAGCAGAGGCTGCAGAGTTAGAAAAATTCGAAGAAGATACAGAACAAGAGAACAATGGCTGAAGATAAAAGAATAAGGGTTGGTGTAGATACTTCTCCACTAAGGCAGTTAAGAGAAGAGGCTATTTCTTTATATAGAGAAATCAATACAGCATCTTCTGTAAGTACACAAGAAAATGAAAGAAATATAGAACAACTTAAAGAACAACTTTCTTTAATGGAAAGTAGAGTTGAGTTGGAAAGACTTCTTGTAGACTTAAAGAAACAAGCACTATCTCTTGAAAACCAAGTTCCACAAAGACCTATTACTCCAGTTACAACACCAAAAGAAGTTCAAATTCCTGAAGAAGCAAAACCCAGAAGAGAAGAGTCAATTGTTGAAGAACCAATTGTTGAACAACCAAGTGAAGAAAGACAAAGTCTCAGAGAATCTTCTATTGAACAACAAAAACCTTCCCAAAGAAGAGAAGAACCAATTATTAATCAAACTGAGAACTCTATCACTTGGGATGTTTCAGGTCCAAAAGCTGAACCAGTAAAGAGGCCAAAGCCTCCTGTAACAAGAGAGCCAGTTATAAGTGAAGAAGGTGATTCTGTATCATGGAATGTTGAACAACCTGAAAAGCCAAAAAGAAAATCGTCAGCGAGAGAAGAAGAAAGAGAGACACTTCGTGAAATCAATCGTCATGTAGAGAATATTGATAATTCAGTTACGAATGTAGATAATTCTAACAAAACAATTGATAATTCAAATATAACTGAAAATAACAGCGAAAAAACAGTTAACAACACTTCTTGTTGCGAGAATCTTAGAGAAAATATTACAAACATTGAGCGTAATGTTGAAACCATTAGAGAAAACACAACAACTCTAACAGAAAAAGATCCTGTTGAGGTTAGGCAACCTGAAAGAGAAGTTGTAGTTCGCGAAGAAGAAAGTAGTGACGATAAGAGTGCAACTCGATCAACAGATACATCTCGACAAAGCGAAACACAACTTCAACAACCATTGTCAACATTTGACGATGCAAACATTCTTAGAGCACTTTCAGCAATAAATAGTTCTGTTAATGGATCGAGAAAGGATATAATTGATGCTCTTAAAGATTTTGAAAAAGCAAATTCAAATAATTCAAGTAGAACGTCAATAAATAGATATCTTGATACTATATCTCAATCAATCTCTATGATTGAAGATAATGTTGATAAACTTGAAACAGAAATTGTTGAAGTGAGAAGAGGAGGTGGTTCAGGAGGTTCAGGTTCGACTCCTACTCCAGGAGGTGGTTCAGGAGGTTCAGGTCGAAACTCATTTTCAGGAATGTCTATAGGTAGATTACTTGGAACTCTTGGAATCGCTGGTACTGCATTATCAGCATTGAAAAATATTGGTAGCACATTAACAGATAGATATTTTAGAAATCAAGAAGCAGATTTAAGAGCAGAATATCAAGGTACAGTTGAAACTGCAGCAAACAGAAAAAGAGTGGAAGCTGCGAATGAAGCTGATATGTATCGATGGATTCCTATTATTGGAAGTACAATAGCGAGAAGTATTGAATTACCTGCAAATATAGCTGCAGATAAAATGGTTGCAACAATACAAAAGTATTTTGATGCAGAAAATAGAAATACTTTATATACACAAACTTTTGGAGGCACAGCAGGTCAATCAATGCAAACTGCTTTTAGAGAAGGTGGTTATGCAGCGAATTCACTTGGTATGGATGTAAGTTCTTTTTTACAGCGTAATGCTGAATTAACGAGAGCAGCAGGTGGACGAGCTTTGGGTTCAAATGAATATGATCAATATGGATGGGAAGAAAGAAAATCGACTCTCGCAGCAGAAAGATTGTTTGGCATATCGTCATCAGCCACAGATAAATTACAAGGTTCATTACGATTTGGTGAAAGAAATACCAATTATGGCTCCTCAGGAATAATTAGATCTTTTGAAAAGACCATGAGAGAGTTGAACATGTCTTTCAGAGAAATTGCTTCTACAATGGAAGAGTCAATGGAGACATTCAATAAAAGAGCAGATAGTATTCTTGAAAAAGCAGGTGATTTTGACGCTGGTAAAGTTGCTGCTGTTATGAATGCTGTAAGAGCAGAAACAAGTTTTAGTGGTAGAAGGTTAGAACGATTTCAAGAGGCTTATTCAGGAAGTGGAATTTCACAAGATGAAGCAACACAGGCATTATTGTTAAGAACGCTAACAAAAGTTAATCCAGGTGTACAGACATATTCTGAAGCAATGGAAAAACTTGAACAGGTTAGAAGTGGAGATGCTGATCCAGAATTTATGAGGAATTTTTTATTAGAATTAAAAGATCTTTCTCAAAACAACGAGCAATTCATAAATCTTTTAAAGTCAGTGTTTCCTAATTTGAGTTGGCAGGATATTAGAAGACAATTTGATTTTGGAGAAGAATCAGGAGATGTTATAAATCGAATTTTTGATCGAATCGCAGAAGATCTTAAAAAATTAAGAGAAACTCCAAACAGAGCATACGAACCTACTGAAGCTCAACAAACAGTTGGGACTGGAGCTCGACTTCAGGCCAGTGATACAAACAGGCAGATTGGATTAGGAGCAAAAGAATTAAGAACTTTATTAGAAGCGATTAGAGATAATACGAGTAAAACAGCAAATAATACAAGAGGTGGTGGCGATCAAAGAGGAAAGGGAACATATTTTGACGAAAATGGTCCTATTTATAAAGCAGATCCAATAGATAAAGATGCCAATAAACCTGAAATGATGCAGGATATTGACAAAGCTGTAGAAAAGGCTATAATAAGAGGGTTTAATAAAGTTTTTAAAAGAAAAATTGTAATACCTGAAGAAAGAGAATGAAAATAAGTAATTACATATTAGAGACCAAGGAACAGACTACTCCAAAGGCTTTCATAGAATACTGGCAATTTAAAGTTGATCCTAAAAACAAGGAAAGTGTTAAATTGACAGTAGAGCAGTTTATGGAGATCGTTTCAGGAGAGAAGGAGCTTTCAAACATAGATACGATATGGGCAACATATGACGATCTTGAGAAAGAACAATATAAGAATGAATATTCGAGTAAAAATCTTCCATATATTAAACCTGCAACAAAATTAGCTTTTCCTATAAAAGACTCTCCACTGATATTAGAAGAAGTGGCGAAAAGTTTTTTATTCTTAAAGCAACAAGATTTTCTCTCCTATTGGAGTGAGAATATGGAAAAACTGATTAAAGATCCAAAATATGTTCCTGACAATATTGTTGCTGACGATGAAGATGCTGCAGTAAGGACAAAAGTTCAGCCATTAAATGTTCGAGTTTGGATATACTGTAAAGCAATAGACTCAATTATTGATGTTAGTCAATATGTAATGGATTGTAATATCGATAAGTCTTTTCAAAATGGAAGTTTTACAATAAATGTAGCTCCATTTAAAGATGCAAAAACAAGTGGTAATTACAGTGGAAGTTATTGGGATATTGTAAATGTCACTACAAAGGAAGGATATGATTACAAAACATTTCTTGAGAAAGTTGTTCAAATAAACGATATTGTTTTTATCAGGTTTGAGAGATTAAAACTTGAAAGGGAAAGAGACTCTATATTATCAGATGATATAATTGTCTCGCCAAATAACTTGGCCAATACAGGAACAAATTATAATGTATGGGATATGATTGGTTTTGTAGATGGTTCAAGTGAAACTTATTCTTCAGAGGAAAATTCAAAGACAACATCAATATTTGGACGAGATATTTCTAAATTGTTTGTCGAAGATGGAAGTTACTTTATACCATTGATAGATATAAATAATTCAAAGCAAAATTGGGTTTATCTTGGAAGGCCACAAGATTCTTGGTACAAGAGAAATATCATTACTGGAAATTACGATTTTTTGTGGAGTTACAAATACAAGTCTATAAATGAAATTCTTTGGTTCGTTATCAATGTAATGTCGAACATTGGTGTATGTAAGAACGATCTTTTTCAATCATGGGGAGATAAGAGAATACAAAGCTATGAAGTAGAAGGACAAGAATCTATGAAAGTGAATGGAATATGGCAGATTGTAAAGACTTTCATATCTCCTGAAGTTCAACAAAGAATAGTTGTCGATTCGAGTATTGGAAATCCAAATGGAACACTAATGGATTATGTGAATAGAGCATGTCAATATCCATTTGTAGAATTTTTCTTTGATACATACATAAATACAATTGATCTTATTGTTCGACAACCACCTTTTACTGAGGCTGCAATAATGGGTGCATTTAAGAATAGTCAATATATAACGATAACACCTGATAATGTTATATCGTATAATTTGAGTTACGATTCGAGAGTGTATTCATGGTTTCAAGTTCATGTACAAAATAATAATTTGATTGGTGACAATGAATCGACAAATTTAGCGTTCGTTCCTATTGTATATTTGAATGAATATGCTGAACTTTGGGGCAATCGAAAATTAGAGATAAATGATATGTATTGTCAAATGAAGACAATTAATGGAACAGAAAGTAAAGTGCAGTTTTCAACAATGCAGTCAGCATTATTGAATGATCTAATCTATCTTGTCGAAAGCAATGCATATCTACCATTTACAAGAACAGGAACAATCGAGATCAATGGAGATAGAAGAATTAAAGTTGGAACATTTGTTTTGAACGAATCAACAAATGAATTCTTCTATGTATTGAGTGTATCGAATTCAGTTTCATTTTCAGAAGGCTCATTAGATCGAAGAACTATTTTGCAAGTTGAAAGAGGAATGTATGTCCCTATACTTGAAAGAACAGCATCTAAAAGTATTAAGAGACTTGATAATTCGAATACAGTTCCTTGGCAAGGGAGCCCATCTTATTTTAAGATAGTGAATTTGGATGAACTGAAGAAAAGTGCAAAACAAGCTGAAAGTGGAAATTTAACAACAGCAACAAGTCCATTGGTTGATCAAGATCAATTTAAGTTCTTTTTGAATAGAAAAATGTATGGAGGATTAGTATGACAGGAGGAAAGCCAAAGACACAAAGAAATGATTTAAGTCCAATAACTGTTGGATATATCATGATTCCAAAAGAGGTGGATAGAGATGGTTTTATCGAAACTTGTTATCGAACCAATAGAGTATGTGTATTAGTAGAAGGAGGTTTGTTTAAAACAGATGTATACATTACTAATGAAGCGATTCAAAACATCTCTTTTCCTGAGAAAGCTGGTGAAAAAGGAACTCAAGTAGTAATAGCTTCTGGTGCATTTAGAAATCAACCAATAATCGTTGGAACAGTACAAGGAAATGATGAAACTCCTAATTGGTCAGAAGAGATTATAAGATTTAGAAAAAGTCATGAATCAACAACGACAATGTTTTGTATGGACCCAAAACATAAGGAGTTTAATATAAATATTATCGAAACAAAAGAGCCAGTTAAGTTTACAATATTGGCTGGTGGTAATGAAGAACACAAGATTAAGATTCAATCATCAGGTGAAATTGAAGTGATAGCTTCTAAAAAAGTGAAAGTACTTGGATTCGACACAATAGAAGCTCAAATTATCGATGTTACAAAAGAAGCAAAAGATCCTGGAAAGGAAATCAAGAAAGTGATAATGAATCAAGACAAATTTGAGATCATTCGAAATGTACAGGATAAACAAGCTCAATTTGTTATTGATGATCAAAAAATTGCCATGAATTTTAATAATGAGAAAGAGAGTATTGTTATGAATGAGAACAATATTGTTATTTCTTTTGATGAAGCAAAAGAACAAATTCAGTTGGCACAAAATTTAATAAAATTGTTGACAGGAGCGAAAGTTGAAATTAATGGAGCTGCAGAACCATTGACATTGGCAAATACATTGATACAGTTATTGAATAATGTTCAAACTCAAGTAACAACTTTAAAACAGGCATGGACTTCAGCTTTGGCTGGTGCTGGTTCGATGGATGGTGGTAGACTTGGATTTACAGCAGGTCAAACAGCAGTAGCTTCTATTTCACCATTAAATTTTGATGCAATAAAAAGTAAAGTAATCTTTTCTGATTAATAAATTAATTCGTATCTTTATCGCATAAAGAGAAAAATTCTATGGCAAATATAGCGAGTGCTGCGATCAAAACTGCAGCAGGTATTATTGAAACAGCAGGTAGAGCAATTTTAGCATCTCAATATCCAAATGATTTTGAGGTGTATCTTTGTACTCTGGAATTAGCTGATTCACAAGGCAATACAATAGACTTTTTCACATTTCCAATAAATCCAAACAACATTACAAAAACAGATCCTAAAAGAGAAACAATTAGAAACACAGCTGGTGGTATCACAGTAATGAGTACTCCAACTTTTACTCCACAAGAAATCAATATAAGAGGTGATTTTGGTAGGACATTTAAAATATTGTTGTCTATTGGTGGAGGAATGAGTAGTGTGACAGGAGCTGGTTATAGTTTATCAGCAGGAAAATATTCATTGACATCCATTTCTGGAAAAAGTACTTTTGGTCTTCAAACACCAGCCTTTGATGCTGGTATCAAAACTGGATTTGGATGTATCAAAATGTTACAAGGTATTATATCAAAAAGTAGTGGTGTAGATAAAACTGGATTGCCATTAAGATTGTATTTTTATAATCTCGCTCTTGGAGAAAGTTACTTGGTTGTCGTTCCTCCATCAGGAATATCGTTTTCTCAAAACTTGAATAAGAACATGATTTGGGACTACAATTTAACAATGATAGCAATCGCTCCACTCGATGCTGTGGCTGGTTCAGCGAAAGCAAAAACAGCATTAACAAAAATCTGTGCAGCAGGTGTTGTTCAAAAAGGTGTGAATGATTTAGCTGCATCAATCGCTAATATATTATAACTATGGATATGTTTGAAAAATTCAAATCAGTGACTGGTTATAACATAAAAGAGTTTTTCCAATCATATGTAGACTTTTGCAACAACTACTATCCTTACATTGTTGATTATTATCAGGGAGGAGAAATAGATGCAAAGTCATTCCATGAATTAGATAAACTCATTTCACAAGTAAGAATAATCGAGCCACTATTTCAACTTCATGAAAATAAGTTGGACGATCTTTCTATGTGGGAGCTATTGGAAGACTTTTCTGAGATTGAAACAAAACTTCTAACGATAAAGAACTCTGACAGATGGTTAAGAAGTGCTACAGTTGGAAGAACAAATACATTACAGATGGCCAAACAACTCAGGACAGGAGAAACATTTGAATCAGTTTCTGAACAAATGGAATCAAATGAACCTGAAGATGATTGGATGGATATAACTATTCCTCAATATATAATTGAGGAGGATTATGTGGCAGGTGAAGGTAGTAATACTTTCTTTGTTAATTTGAAAAACATGGGTGTGAATTATGTTGATAATGTAGTTGATACTCTTGTGGATCAAAATATTCTTGGGAAAGATATAGATATGAACTTTAGTTTTGAGAATAATGATTTGAGAGCAATTAAGTATCACGAATCGATGGATCAGGCCTTAACAATTGTACTTGAAGCTCTAAAAGGTTGCATTCCAGAATTTAAAGATTATGGACTCCCCAATGAATTTATAGGCACAACAACCAATGCAATTCAATACCCTATTATTTTTAAAGCATTGATGAATATGTTCCAGAGAGACAATAGATGGGCGAGTGCTGAATTAATTGATTTGGTGAAAAAAGACGATAGTGTTTTCATGAAAGTGAAAGCTGTTACAGTAACAAAAGAAGATTTTTTAATTAATGTTCCAATATAATTGCTATGATTACAAAAACAAGTAGTACGATCGCAAATTTAAAAAACTTGTGGATCGAAATGTTTTTAAATAAGACAGATAAGGTGTCCAACATTGCTGATGGATCGATCTTGAATGGAGTTGCTTTTGGTACAGCAAAGGTTGCACAAAAAGCACTTAAAGACATTAGTATCGTAGAAGCGCAGATATTTCCAAAATCAGCGACTGGAGATTATCTGGATAAGTCTGCAGCATTGTTTGGTGTAAGTCCAAGAAAACAGGCTTTAGGATCATCTACTTATGTACGAGTTTTTGCACAACCTGGAACAATTTATGCAGTTGGAACATATTTCATTTCAAAGAATGGTATACGATTTATTGTTGATCAGGCTTATACAGTTGATAATTCAGGATATGGATATGTAAGTGTAAAGAGTGTTATTACTGGTTCAGCAACTAATGTAGAAGCAAACAGTATAACTCAAGTATCTCCAAGACCATTGACACATATTGAGTGTACAAATGAATATGCAGCTATTGGAGGTCGTGATTATGAGGATGATGAGACATTTAGAAACAGAATTATAAATTACAACAATAAGCTTTCAGAAGAAACAATGGAATCTTGGACACAAATATTCCAGGATTTAGATAGTAGAATTTTGAGAGTGATGAATGTTGGACTTGGTGAGGATGGTAAAACACATATCTATCTTGTTACACAGAATGGATCGTTTTTTACTGATGACGAACTTGAAACACTCCTCGAACAAGCAACTCCTTATTTTGGTTTAACAGAATTAAATTTGTCAGGAGAAACAATTGGTGTTGTTCTTGAGAATGCAAAATGGATGTATGTTGGTGGAGAAGAAGGTGTAGACTTTAGAGTTGAACTTTATCCTGATACAGACATTGCAGATGTAAGAAAGAATATTCAAATTGCAATGACCAAATATTTGGATTTTAGATTTTGGGAGCCAGGAAAAACTGTTCAGTGGGACGATCTTTTACAAGTAGTGAAATCATCAGATGGTGTTAAGTATGTTCCTGATGAATATTTCTTTCCCTATTATGATGAAGAAGTACCTTTGAATATGTTACCAAGAATCAAAGGATTTAGAATGAGAGATCTGGAAGGGAATATTTTATATGATTCTGGTTCTGATCTTTCGAACATCTTTTATCCTGCGAGTGATAATGACATTTATAAAGGAACACAAACAACTATTGTATCTCAAAAATATCTTGTATCTTTTACTGTAACAAATTTAAAAAATATTCCAGTTCCTGGTGCTTACATTACAATAGGTAATAAAGTAATTATCACAGATGCTAATGGAACAGCGAATATTCTTCTCGAAAATGGTGAATATAGTTTTAGCTTAACAAAAGCAAATTGGACTCAAAAGACTGGTGAATTTGTTGTATTAAATGGTCCTGTTTTTGTAACAGTAAATGATTTTACAGCGACTCCTTATGAAGTCGTATTTACTGTTTACGAAGGAAACGCGCCAATGGAAGGTGCTTCGATAAATGTTGGTATTTATACAATAACAACAGATCCTGATGGAATAGCAAAAGTTGAGCTCGAACCTGGAACATATAGTTATACAATAACTAAGGCTGGATTTAAAACAATTGAAAGTGTTCTGACAGTTGAAAATCAACCATTAGAAATATTCGAAAGAATGTTTTTAGAAACACTTACAGTAAGTTTTGCAGTGATAGATAGAACAAGAAGTGTTTATGTTCCACAAGCGAATATTTCTGTAGTCAATCAAAACGAAGTAACCAACGAAGAAGGACAGGCTGAAATAGGACTTGAGGTTGGTAATTACGAAGTAACTGTATTAAAAGAGGGATATCAAAGGAAAACTCAAAACATTACAGTAGTTGGTGAAGAACCAAACTGCGTTGTGATTGAAATGGCTGCAGTTCCTTATGAAATCAAATTCACGATATTAGATGAAGAGACTGAAACAGTTATTCCTGGAGCTACTGTTTCGATAAATAATGCAACATATATTGCAGATGAAAATGGTGTTGCAATTATTAGTTTACCTGATGGTATTTATGATTATTCTATTTTCAAAACAGGATACATGACTTATTCCAATAGACTGGTTGTAGATGGAGAGTCAATATCACAGATTGTAAAGTTAGGAAAGGCATATTATACTTTTAGATTGACAGTTAGAGATATTGAGAATGGAAATTTCATTCAAGGAGCACAATTATCAATCAATGGAGAGACAGCGATCACTAATGTCAATGGAGTTACATCAGTGATGTTGGGAAATGGAACATATACATATGTAGTGACGAATCCTAATTATAAGAGATATACTGGAACAGTTACTATTAAAGATCAGGATGTAGTTGAAACAATTTATATTCAAATTCGAGATACAGAAGTAACTTTCATTGCCACAGATCAATTAACTGGAGAAGTAATTGAAGGAGTGAACATTGATCTTGTAAATAAAGGTACAATGGAGAAAGTTACTTCAGGAGTAACGAATGCTTTAGGTCAAGTAACCTTATCAGCAGAGGCTGATGATTATACTTGGACTGCAACTCACAAATGGTATATTTCAGTGACACAAGATGTTACATTAGAAAAGCTCAAAGATATTGAGGTGCCATTTACAATGAAAAGAAAAGACATTAATACAGAAGTTGATTTAACAGAGTTTATTCCAGGAGTAAGTGGAGATGAAGATACAGTTAAAGTATCAGGAGTAAAATCAGTAGAAGCCTTAGGAAATGATGGTTTTTATTATGTTTTAAGAATGCCTGAAAGTATTCTTGTTCCAAACAGTGCTATTTCTTTTGACATGAGAGATTTGGTTCAAACTTTTAGAAGACCAGAAGATGGAGGTTTGAATGTCGAATACGATTGGTTATTGTTAGGTGGTGCTCGATTAGATATAAACATTATCCCCATACCCAGTCCATTTGCTACTTTAGAAGGAACTCAGATAAATGTAGCTGAAAATGTTGAACTAAAAAGGGACGCGACACCAAGAGAATGTTATATTGATTTAACAGTTACAACAGAAGTTAGTCAATCAACTGGAAATATAAAGTTGACTCAACAAAAGTCTTCTCGTTTTATGCCAGTTAAATCAGGATTAAAGGTAACTGCAAAGAATACTGTCGATGGAACAACAAAGCAATATACTACTAATGAAAATGGAGCAATTTTTCCAGATATAACTCCAGGAGTTTCTTATGAATTTACAATCACAGAAGCTGGTTTCTATACAAACAATGGATTATTTATAATGTCATGGAATTTCGAAGGAAATTTTCCTGTTGATATGCAAATCACAGCTTCTAAACAATTAGAACTTCGAGTAAAACAGGCAAATACATTAAGACCATTGGAAGGTGCAGAGATAGTTGTAACAGGAATGAGTTTAGATCAAACTGTTACATCAGGATCAGATGGTTCAGCGAAAGTATATATTACTCCATTAACAATGGGTTACACTTGTACATTCCCCGATCATAATGTATTGACTGGAACATTTACTCCTCCATTGACGAATGATTATATTGATCTCGTATTAACATATGAACAGATCACATTTAATCTAACAGTAAGTAATACTGTTCCATATAATCATGTTGCAGAATCTTGTCCTGTAACAGTATCAAGTACTTGGGGTGGGACACCAAGTCAACAATATACATTTACAGGGACAACGAATGCCAATGGTGTATTGAATACTCTTGGAAATGGAACATTTAATATTCCACCTGGAAATTATAAAATCACTGTTGGAGATGCAAATGGAAATTATGAGGTCGCAACAAAAGATATCTATCTACCTACAGAAAAAACAACGAGCATTATTGCTACGAGAAGATCGTTCTCTATCACAGCGACAGTAAAAGAAATTCTGCCATTAATATCGTCCACAGCGAATCCTGTCAAAGCTGGTCTTGTATTAGCATGTTATTACAATGAAAATGGTACTTCATCAGGACCCAATGTTACGACCAACGCGAGTGGTCAATTCACAAAAACAATTTATGCTGGTTTGCCTGAGAGATTTGAGGTACAACCAGTTGTTTTTTATGAAGGTAATGGAGCAGTAGTAAAACTTAATAACACAGATGCCAAAACTCCTATTTTAACATATACTTGTTCAAAAAGAATACCTGTTTATGTTACAAGTGATCAATATGGAGAATTAACAGGAGCAACTGTTGTCTTCAAAGGAATGAGTGTTGATCAAACTCAAACTACAGATAGTGATGGAATAGTTTATATGTATCTTTCACCAATATCGATGAATTATACAGTAAGCGCTCAATATTATGATACAACGACATTGACATTTACTCCTACTGGAAGTGAAACAAGAATGGATATTACATTGAAAGCACAAGTCTTTCCAGTTACATTCAATGTTTCTACAGGAGGTATTATAGCACCAGAAGGAATCATAGTAAGAATTACCAATGAAGATAAGTCAACACTTGTTTATGAAGGAACAACTGATGTAAATGGTTTAACAATTATTCCAGATGTATTTACTGGAAATTACAGTTACGCAGTTTTGGCTGGTGAAATCACAACTGGAACATTCTTTCATCCTCAAACTTCTACTGGAACAGTTATTGATGTTGAGGTTAAGTATGAATTGATTAATGCTGGTATTCAGGTGTCAGAGATTTTTGGTTCAAATGGAAGTGCTTATTTAGCAGACCAAACTCTTACAATGACATCTAAGGCAGGTGAAATTACAATTACCTTAGATGAGAATGGATATGCAAATATGACATTGATCAAAACGCTACCATATACATTTACAACAGATGCTTATCCAAACTTTTATTCAAATCCAACACAAACTTATACTTGGACAGAGGATGGATATATTTGGCCAATGAATTTGAACGTATCAGCTCAAATCACATTTAATGTAAAAGATCAATATGCTGGTACTAATTTACAAGGAGCAACAGTAACTTGGAATTCACAACAAGTAACAACGAATGCATCAGGAAACGCTGTTTTATATCGTTCTGCTTTAACAAAAGATTATAGTGTAGATGATAGTGGATACGATACTAAACAAGGAACTATAACTCCTACAACTACTTCTCCAGTAAATGTATTGCTATATAGAATTAAGCAAACAGTAACAATTAGTGTTGCAGAGGTTATTCCAGGAGTGACTGGATCGTTTGCTTATAATGGAATGACGATCAATTATACATCTGCAGCAGGAAATGGGACATTAACATTAAGCGCGACAGGTACAGCATCTTTTGATGCATACTTAGGCATTCCAATAAGTTTCGCAGTTGTATTGCACCCTGAGTTTTATTCCAATCCAACTCAATCTCATACATATACTGCAGCAGGTCAATCGTTTGCAATGAATTTAACTTGTTCAGCAAAAATAACGATTAAAGCCATAACAGACATATATGTAACCGATCCTAATTTAGGTGGAGCAACAGTTACATATTTCAATCAAACAGGAACAGCAGCGAGCGATGGTACAGTTTCATTATATCGAAGTGGATTAACACAAGGATTAAGTGTAAGTAATGGTTCTTACTTCAATCCTTATTCTGGAACAATTACAGCAGCTCAAACATCACCACTTACAGTGACATTGACAAGAATTGCTGTTACTGCGCTTTTAACAGTAAATGAAACGATTTCAGGAACAAACTATCCATTGGCGAATAGCAAAATTACAATTTCAAGACCAGGGATAACAGGATCTTCTCATGATCTAAACGCTAATGGACAATTAGTCAGTGGTACTTATTATCTTGGAATTTCTTATACATTTGTTCCAACGAATTATTCGAACTATTACAGTAATGCCAGTCAAGCTCATACATTCACAGCATCAGGACAGTCATGGGTGATGAATTTAACTTGTTCTGCAAATGTAGTGGTAAATGTTAAATCAAATATTCCTGCGAGTACAAATATTCAAGGAGCATCTGTATCGTATTTCCATCAGACAAAGACAACAGATGCATCTGGAAATGCGACTTTCTTAAGAAGTGGTTTGAATCAAAGCCTTTCTTCTTCTGCGACATATTTTGATACATTATCAACGACCCTGACTGCAGCACAATCTTCCCCTTTCAATATTACAATGATAAGAGCAACAACTCCTATTGTATTGAAAGTAGTAGAAACAATTCCAGGAGTCACAGGAACATTTGCTTACGCTGGTAAAACGATTAAATGGACAGCAGGTTCATCTACTGGAAATATTACAACAGATTCTTCAGGAAATGTTTCATTCAGTGGTATTCTTGGAACAGCGATAACATTTAGTGTAACAGAAAATACTGATTTTTATAGTAATCCATCTCAATCATTCACATATACAAGTGAAGGTCAATCACAGACGATGTCATTGACTTGTGCAAAACAGATTGTGGTAAATACTAAAGTAAATGTTCCAACTGGAAATGTCGCTGCAAATATGAGCGTGACATATTTCAATCAAACGAAAACCACAGATGCTTCAGGAAACGCATCTTTCTATAGAAGTGGATTGGATAAGTCAATAACTGTAGGCGACAGTTCTTATATAAATGGTTATAGCGGAACAATATTATCAACTTCTGCATCTCCATTCAATATTGTATTGACAAGAAAGACTGCTACTGTAACTTTACAGGTGGTTGAAAGATATCCAGGGGCAACAACAGATTATAGTTACCCAAATCGACCTATAACTGTTTCACCACTTACAAGTGGAAGCAGTGTTACATTGAATGCAAACAGTACTGTATCATTTACAGCATATCTTGGAACGCCAACAACATTTACAGTACAAGAAGCGCCTTCGTGGTATAGCAATCCAACACAAACTTATACTTTCACTGCTGCGAATCAAACTTTCAAAATGACATTGAATATTACAGCTCGAATTACATTCAATATTAAATCAAATATTCCATCAGGGACTAATTTGAGTGGTGCGAATGTAACTTTCTTTGGACAGGCTGGTGTGACTGATTCGAGTGGTAATGTAAGTTTCTATAGAGGCGTTCCAGGAAGAGAATATCAAGTTTCAGCTACATATCATACAGGAACATCTGGGCAGATTGGTTCAGGAACTACTGGAACAGTGAATGTTGTTCTTTCTCGTTTATCTGCGAATGTCACTTTAAGTGTACAAGAAGCTACATTAGTTCATAGTGGTTATTGTTTGGAAATTGCGACTGCAGCAAGTGGAAGTACAAGTCCTGGTTTAGGAGGATTTACATATTCATTCCCAACTGCTGCAAATAAAGAATATGTAGCATATTTTTATGCAAAAGTTCCTACTGGATATAGTATTTCTTTTCATACGAATGCAATTGGAGATAGTGCAGTATCACGATGGTTAACTGGAACTGCAGGTACAGGAGATTGGGGTTTATACATGTATTATATAAGAACATACTCTACTGGAACATTTTCATCAACATTCTTCTTTGTTTTACAAGGAACAACAAGACCTGTGGCGTGGCAATTAGGATTGGCAACTGTTTATGATATAACAGGAAATAATTTTACAAGTTCTACAGCAGGAACCATTATCCAGAGAGCATGTACATATGATAAGATGGTATCTCGTCATTCTGACTATTCTTTCCAAAATGGGAATAATAATATCACTATCTATAATAATAGTGGTGGTTCAGCAGTGACATTAACAAGAAAGGCAACGCCAAGTAATGGTTCGTACAACCCAGTATCTGTTTATCCATCAAAGAAGATGACTTTCACACCTGCAGCTTCTACAAGTCCATTGACATTAGATACAGCAGGAAATGTAACTTTCGCTTGTTATCTTGGAACTCCAATTACTTTTGGTGTAGTTGATTATCGAAATTATTATAGTAATCCAGATAATGCGATTACCTTTACTTCGTCAGGTCAGGTGGCATTGATAAGTTTGAAATGTAATAATTCAATAAGAGTAAATGTTGTTTCAAATGTACCAGCGAGTACAGTGTTGCCTGGGGCGAATTTAGTTTATTTTGGTCAAAAAGAAACAACGACATCAGAAGGATATGTTTTCTTTTATCGAAGTGGATTAGATAAACCATTAACAGGAACAGCTACATATTTCAATCCTTATTCAGGAACTGTGACAGCAGCTCAGACAAGTCCATATACGATTACAATGCTGAGAACAACAGTAACTGTAACATTAACAGTGAATGAAGTTATCGGATCGAATAGTTATAGATTGGCTTCTACTGTGATGTCGAGAACAAGTACTGGAGGAAATGCAGATCTAACGTTAGATGGAAATGGTCAAAAATCAAATACAGTCTATGCAGGCCTTGTTTACACTTATACTCCTAAGAACTATGCAAGTTATTATAGCAATGCCACACAGACTCATACATGGACTACTGAAGGTGAAGGTTGGACAATGAATTTAACTGCTTCCACAAGAATAACTTTTAATGTAAAGAGTAAAAACTATGGTGGAAATTTAAGTGGTGTTACATTAACAATGTTGGGTCAAACTGGAACAACAGACTCTTCAGGAAATGTATCTTTGTTACGAAGTGGATGTGCTGTAACAAGAACTTATTCCTATTCAAAAACAAATTATGTTTCAGGATCTGCACAATTAGCTGCAGGTACTGCTTCTCCAGTAAATATTATATTGAGTGAAGCAACTTCTTCGATTACGATTACGATTAAAGATGTATATCAAGGAGTCATAAAAGGAAATACAAATGGCTGTCCAGTTACATTAACAAATACAACTCTTTCTACTATTACATTCAGTGGAAGTACTAATTCATCAGGTCAAGTAAGTTTTGGACCAATGATTACTGGTACATACATAGTAAGATGGGGAGGAGGAACAAGTTATTGGGTCGCTGGTAGTGCAAACATTAATATGCCAACTGCAGCATCAACACACAATGCTTCAAGATTGACAAGATCTATTGGATCGTTTTTTAGAATTAAGTATGGTTCTGCGTTAGGTTGGTGGGCAATAAATACTTATATGAAACCTGTTTATACAACAGCAGGTACTGCAACTACAGTAACTCTTTCCAATAGTGAAGCTGTTTCTTATTTAGGAACTTATACTTGGATTGCAGGTATTGCGACAACAGTAGTGGCAAAAGTTGCAAATTACTTCGTAACAGGAGCAACTACAACTGAAACTCCTTATGTTATCACCCCTACATATAATTTCAGTAATGTTCCAACTGCAGAATCAAATGCATTTACATCTGTTGCGATAAAGACGATTGTAGTGACTGTTCAAAACAGTTTAACAAATGCTGCAGTAAGTGGAGCGACAATAAAGATGTATGGTCTTAATGGTAGTAATGCAATTTCAGGTGCCTTTTCAGGTGGTTACGCACCACAAACTGTTACAACAAATGCATCAGGACAGGCAACAGTTTATGTATCAGGACTTACGAACAGATACCAAGTAAGTGCTTCCAAATATGATTCATTAGAGACAACTAATGCCAATACTACGAACTTTACAATTAAGCTCGTACCAAGTGAAGCTACGATTACATTTAATGTAGTGAGAGAGGATAATACATCTTTGGTTGCAGCTAATTGTGCAGTAAAATTATCTACGAACAAAAGCACAATAAATTATTCAGGAACAACGAATTCTGCAGGTACAGTATCGATTGTTATTAGACCAGGAGCTTATTACTTACAGTTAGGAGGATTGGTAACTGGATGGGGCACAGGTGCAAGTTCAGGTGATTATCCAGTTACCACAACATATCCTGCTGTATGGAACTTTAATATTGATCAAAGTGTACAAGTAAGAGCTATGTATATTGGCAATAATGGTTGGGTGCAAAAAGTGTATGATTATGCAGCAGGTAATCAATATAGTTATGGAAGATATACAGGAATTGGTCCAAGTTATAATCCTTATTATTCTCAACCAAGTAACAGTTCAGCCTATGTAGTTCCTCTTGATTATAATAATTTACCTTCGAATAAAATCCCATCAGTTGGTTGCGCTAACTTTTATTCAAGTCGAGGTTTCTTTAATCTTGGACAATTTGATATGGCAGCTGTGAATACTTCAAATATTGGACAATATTCAGAACAGTTAAGTTTATCTATGTATGATCAGAATATAATGAAATCAAAAGTGATTTTTCATGAGATTTCAAGCCAAACATCTGGTGCTTGGGGAACTTTTGAAAAATGTATTCTGTATATGTTCACAGCATCACCTCAGGAATCTTTGCCAAAAATTGCGATTGCAACATTTACACTTATGTATAATATCAATCATCAACAGTGTTTATCGCGATTAATAATAAATACAACATTCGGAACTTCATCTAATCCAAATAACTATTTTAGTAATTTTGGCTGTTTAAATAGTTATTCTTGCATTGGTGGTGTAGTACTTGGTCATAATACAGTGGAGTCAGGTGAAATAATCATATCACCCTCTTTTGAACCAAAATCTTTCGTAGCAACATTACATAATTATGTACCCTCCAATACGCTTATAAACATGAGTGGTAGTGTGAATACAACAACTTCTTATTATAAGTTTATGAAGGCTTACGAAGATAATACATACTTTGTGACTTTAGCATTGGGTTTGGACCAGGCTTCAGCACTAACAGCATGGAAACTCTCTTGTATAAAATACGATAGAACATTACAAGTTAACAATTCAACAAACTATTCATACTATGATAATCAAGTTTCTGTAATTCAAGCAAATCTTGGTGCTAATTGTTGGATCAATTCTAATTGTACATGGATGTTTTTTGTTCCAAAAGGGTCTCCAACTTTATTTGGATATGCAAAAGGACTTTATTCTTATTATTATAATGGAAATGTTATTATTAATGCGAATGGGTTTATTGTTGATTCACAAACTTATATGAACACAGAACATACAGCTTTTTTAAGAAGTCAAATGGCTTCTTATTATGTTCAAGAAATTATTTTTTCAAAGTCAGGTACAAAAATGATTTTATTTATAAGTGGAACAGCAGGTTGTTTTGGAGCATTATTTCAAAATACATCATATGCAGAAGGAAATAATCCAAAATCATTTTCATGTTGGCAATATAGCGATGTAGAAGGAGTTTGGAAATCTTTAGGTGGCTCAGGAGATAAGATTAATATGGAGGGTACATATAATCAATCTGTTGCAGGGGGATTATCAGAAGTATATAGACCATCTGTTTATGAAGTTTTATCTTGGAATGGAGATTCTTATATTTCTTTTGCATACCCATCATATTCAAATCCAGCCATATCAGGAAAGTTACCAACAACTTTTTATGGTTATAAATTAATCTGGTAAGGAGTTTGTAATTAAAAGATTAATTAGTATTTTTATGCAGTAAATAACAATAAGATGAGAGAAAGAATTGATCCAAGAGAAGAACATCCATGTGGAGACTTATTTATAACTTCAAGTTCTTCAATATATGATAACCTGGTCTTTAGTCGCTTTTTCGAAGAAAATGATAAAGCTGTTATGGGTTGGGCTGAAAATGTATTAGCTAAATTGGAAGGAATCGGAATTTTACCAACTTTCATCAAAAAGAAAGATAATCCTGACTTTAGAGCTTTTTGGGGAACGATAACACATATGTTTGCATTAACAGTTCTCTATGCTCGAAAGTATAAGGAAATTGATTCAAACAAGATATTATTCGAACTCTTTATTCAAAACAGAGGTCTTGTGACTAATCTTGTAGATAGTCAGGATCAAATGGAATATCTCTTCTATAATTATTTACTGGAATATTCAAAAAGAGGACGATTAGATATTATAAGCAAAGAAGGAGAAATCTTAGGAGAACTCCTTCGCTTAATTAGATACAATTCATTAGATGAATTTATCTTTGCTTTATTGAAACCTGAAAGTACAGGATGGGCGATGGGTCATAGTTCTCCAACTTATGATCGAACGAATACTGTAATGAATGTAACAAAAGCATTCGAATATACAAAAGGAGTAGAGTCATTAGACAACTATCCATTATTTCCATCAGGAAACATTAGTTTGACACAAGATGAAAATGGTGACGATGGTGAGATCTTTAATGCAATGACTTTCTTTGGAAATCAAATGGTTGGTATTGATGGAAGAGAGGATTTAAGTAAACTTATTCTCATTGATCCTAATTTAAGCTATGAGATTTCATTACAAGTAAAAGTTTCAGGAACAACTAATGAAAATTTAAAGTTTGGTGTTGCAGGTTATGAAACAACAGATGGAGCTCCACTTGAAATGGGAGTTCTCGAAAATGGACAGATCACAGGAAATTCGATATGGTTTCATACTGCTGAATATTTGAATTTGCCAAACGAAGGAATGTATTATTACATAAAAGGACTTCTTTTATCAACAAATGAGAAATTCCTCAATGCACCAAGTTTAAATTTCGCAACTGGAAGAGCATTGTCAATTCTTCCTAATATGAAATACATAGCACCAATATTTATTCAGGATAGAACACCAGAATCGAATTCACCTTATGCTTATGTATATGACTTCAAAGTAAAACCATTGTATTTGCCATTTTCTCAGGGTTATCTTGGAGAAAGAGATATCATTGCAGCATATTATAAGAATAACTCTTATCAGGCGAAATTCTCTGTAGAAAACTTCTTAAAAACCTATCTTATTGGATATAAGAATGTTTTTGGTAGTGAATTGATTAGACCATATACTGGAGAAGAGACTTATAGAGTACTTTTTAAAGTGTTTTCAAGTAGAAATAAATATATACCAAACACTTCTATTGAGATAAATGGACAAATGTTAAAAACAGATGTAAATGGTGAAGCATCTATTATACTTCCAAGAGGGCAATGGTATTATAAAGCGACAGCAGAGAACTTTAATGAAGTTGAAGGAGTTTTGATTGTAACAAAAGATTCTGTTGAGTATATTCAACTTCCAGGTTTGGCCTATGAAAGAGTGGTCACATTCTATGTGAGAGACTCTGTAACAAAAGAATTGATGCAGAATGTAAAGATCACTTTTGGAGGTAAGATTCAGTATACAAGTTCAAGTGGTATTGCAACATTTGATGTGTTTCCAGGAATTTATCCATATGTTGTCGAGTATGAAGATTATTATACGATAAGAAGAAATGCTGAGATTATCGATAGTACCAATATTGAAATCGAGCTCGAAAAAATTCCATATTACAATGTTACATTTAGAGTTCGAAATGGTGTCGATCCAGTTTCAGGTGCATCAATATTAGTTACTGGTACAGATATTGATCCTCAAACAGGAGTAACGAATGCTCAAGGATTGGGAACAGGTTTTGTATTAGCAGCAGGTACATATCACTATAAAGTCGTTAAAGAAGGCTTTGTTACAAAAGAAGCTGATTTTACGATTTATAATAATGCAATCATAGATGTGCAGTTTAATCCTGTTCCTAAGTATGATGCAACATTTATTGTTCGAAGTAATGGCCTTCCAGTTGCGAAAGCAAATGTTACATTCAATGGAATGACTTTGCAAACAGATGCCAATGGAACAGTTGTATTTTCAGAGATTGATGGAACATATAATTGGCAAGTTACAAAAACAGAATTTTATACACAACAAGGTCAAATAACAATCAATGGCCAACCAGTTATAAAAGAGATTAATCTTATTCAAATAGGATACACAATCGATTTTACAGTTGTTGATATAAACGATCAACCACTTGCAGACGCTCTTATTACTATTGGTACAGAATCAATTAATACAGATGAACAAGGAAAAGCTCAATTTGTAAGAATTTCAGGATCGTATAACTGGACAGTAAATAAAGATGGTTATTATCTGCAACAAGGAGTTGTAATTGTAAATAGTTTCAATAAAACAGTGAATGTTGTATTGAAGTTGATAACCTATAATATCGTATTTACAGTTCGAATTGATGGACAGCCAGTAGTTAATCAACCAGTAGTAGTTGGTTCAGGAAGTAATGAGGAAACTTTGAATACAGATGGTAGAGGTAATGTTACATTTACTAAGATTCCAGGTGCTTATCCTTGGTCAGTAACAAGAACAGGATACGATATTCAAACAGGAACAGCAGTTTTGACAAATCAGTCAATCGCAATTGTTGTTGATCTCGCCAAAACAAGAGGAACTCTTACAGTTACTGTTGTAGATAATGCAACAAGCACTGCGATAAATAATGCTGCAGTTACAATCAATGGAGAAACAAAATATTCTAATATTAATGGTATTGCAGGGAATTGGAGTTTAATTCTTGGTACTTGGCCTTGGACAGCATCACATACAGATTACAAACCTAATTCAGGAAATTTAAACATTGTACAAGGTCAAAACAACTACACTATAAGATTGACAGAAAAAGATGCAGTTCTTTATAATGTGACTTTTATTGCCAAAGAAGGACAAAACACATTAGAGGGTGCTTCGATAACAATTGATGGAGAAACTACTGTGGCAACAGATGCCAATGGTAGAGTTGTAGTTCAACTTGCAGCAGGTACTTATCATTACATTGCAAAGTATGGAACATATTTCACAGATCTGGAATCTGACTTTACAGTGTATAATAACATGACTGTAAATTTGACTTTCATAAGAAAGACTACAACAGTTACGATTTTTTGTTATGAGAATTATGGAGGAACACAAAGAGCAATTCAAGGTGCGAGTGTAAACTTTAATAATACGAGTTCAGTTTCAGGTGCTGATGGAAATGCATTATTTTATAATGTTCCTATGTCAGATAATTCATTGATTTGTACTGCGAGTAAATTACCAGTTTATCCAAGTAATACTACATTCTTTACTGTTAATAAGGCGACACCAATATTTCCTATTGAATTAGGGGCTAAATATTATTCGATTATTTTTTGGGTAAGAGATGATTCAGGTAATTATCTTTCTGATGTAGCGATAAGATGTAATGGAACATTAAACTACATAAGTAGTTCAGGTTATTGTATTTTTAGTTCTTATCCAGCAGGTACAGCATTTTCATGGCAGGCGACAAAAGATGCATATCAAAGTCAAAGTGGTTCAGGAACTGTTTTAGAGATGGATACTACAGTGAATGTTGTAATGCCAAGAAATAAATGTATGGTGACATACAATGTTCGAAACACAGCTGGTCAGCCAATTAGTGGTGTGACTGTAACTGATAGAATAAGTAGTGGTGTGACTGGAACATCAGGAACAGTTCAATGGTATGTACCTGCTGGTGATATATATGGATATAGTGCAACTTCACCATATTATTTCACTGTAAATGGTCAATATACAGTAGGACCAACAGAAACTTCAAAGACTGTTTATATTACAATGGAAGATGGAGCTGTAATAGAAATTCAAACTTCTACGAATGGCGAACCAGTATCATTACCAATTCAGAATACTTCTGTAACAGGATTGGGCAATTTAAGAGTAAATTGGGGAGATGGATCTCAAACAATTGGAACAATTTCTCATACATATGGAACAATGGGAACTTATACGATCACTTTTGATTTTAATGATCAAACTGTTCAAATGATCTGGGGCCAACCATATCCATTAGTTTCGTTCCAAACACAATTAAGAAGAGTGGTTAAATGGTTTACAACAAAGGTTTCCACTTCATTCACAGAAAGAGCGTTTGCAAATTGTTCGAAATTGACAGAAGTTGCATCATGGACAACAGGATTGATATCTGGTAGTACAGATTACTTCTTTTTCAATTGCTCTTCATTAAAGAGTGTTCCTTCGAATCAATTATCGTTTGGAACAAGTTATATCTCTACTTATGAAGGAAGTAATATTAGTGGAGCTATAAATCTTACAAATTATCTTGGTGGATATGGAGTAGATAATTATTATAGGACTTTTGCTGGTACAAAAATTACAAATGTAACTGGACAAATTTCACCATCAGGACAAGGATGTACTGTTGGTAGTATGTTTCAAGATTGCTCTATTCTAACGAGCATACAATTTGATATAAACGCCATAAACATTATCAATTGTATTGGAATGTTTAGAAGATGTACATCTCTAAGTGCACCATGTCAAATTTCATTTATGAGTGGAAGTGATTGCGATGCGACATATTTTTGTGCAGGTACAGGAATAACATCATTACAGTCTAATTCATTTATTGGAAATGTAAATACAGCTGTATTTACACAGGCATTCGCGAGTACGAACTTATCACAAGTAAGCTCGAATGCATTTAATGTACATGCAACATTAAGTATTTCTTGGGTTCAAACATTTATGGATAATAAAGTTCTTTTGAATATTGATAATATAAAGCTCAACGATGCTATATTATGTCAAAGCACTTTTGAAGGAAGTGGCGTTGTGACAATTCCAAGTAATTACTTTGTTAGCGATAAATGTGCTTCTTATGTGGGATGTTTTAAGAATTGTACAAACCTAAGAACAATTGGTTCAACGATTATACCAGCAAGTAGCAATAGTATTCAATCTGTAGTTGAAATGTTTTCAGGATGTATAAACTTGACTAATATGGATAAGTATCCATTTGGATATTCAATTTCGAATGCTACAATAACAAGTGGCTTATTTAAAACTTGTTTGGCTTATAACAATTTGTTCTATAATTGTTCGAAATTGATAAACGCTCCATATTGTGAATTGTATAACAAATATGGAGTTTATCTGGATCTACCAATGCCATTTATGTTTGATCCAGCATTCCAATTAACTTTTGATGGTTTCCCATCAATGAGTCAAATCGCTCATACTAATTGCTATTATAATTGTACAAGTTTAACAGAATATCAAGATCTTCATGATCAGTATCCAAATTGGTTTTAATTAAGAAAAAGATATATGACACAGATTAATGTAAATAGAAACACCTTCTTAGAGAAGGAAGAAGTAATGAATTTACAGAGCTTCTTACAGAATCATCCACTTGGACAGATTCTTGTTGCAACGAGTTATACTTATGGTATTGTAACAAACAATCCTAAAGTGTTTAATCCTGACTTTGTAACAAAAGATGGTTTTGTAGATTTAAATCCATTTGAAGTGCAACAAGGAACAACAGGAGGAACAGTTCAAATTCTTCCAGGAATGACAGTAAATGCTTTGGGACAAGTAGTGAACTTAACAAATATTTATGACAACTTCTCAATTCCTGCTGATAGCACCTATTATTGGTTGAAAGTAGGTTATACAACGAAGAATTATGAAAATGGTTTAGTGAGTGTAAATCAAAAAGGTGTTGTAACTGGAACAGTTGATTTTAGTGGAAAAGTAAGAGGACAATCAGGAAAAACTCCAGTTGCAATAAGATTTATCAAAGAAGATGGTTCACTACCTTTGAATAATGGTATTTATGAGATTGTTAATGTAATCGATAATCAAAATCTTGTGTTAACATCAGCGTCAGATTTTGTTGCAGAAACTAATCTTCAAGTTATTATTTTAGGTACAATTCCATTGGGAAAAGTTTTCACAGATGAGCAATTGAAAGGACTTTATACATATAGTTACTACAATTTCAGTTTGGTACAAGAGGTGACATTAGAACAACCTCCTGTAAAATCAGAAAACGAATTCTATATTGCGAGAGTGAGAAACAATGGAGGAGTCGTTTCTATTGACAATACAGTTAAATCAGAATATTGGTCTTTGGCTAATTTTCCAAAATCAAATTAAGAGATGAAATTATATTATACAGTAAGTTCAGGATATTTACAACCTCAAACGAATTATATCAATTCTTTGGGTGGATTTCCATCTTCAACTCGTGTTCCCAATGATGTTAATGGAAACTTGTTTGATGAATTGAGTTTGTCAGAAATTAAAGATGCAAAGACACAATACAGAGCAATAATTTTACAGAATAATTCTGAGAAAGTAGCTGAAAATGTTGAGTTGTGGTTTGAATCGCCAGAAACAAATGTCTGTACTTTTATGATAGGAGCAACATTACTGACACAAAGTGGAGATGAACAGTATATGGAAAGTGTAGATGATTCTTACAGTAAACCTTTTGAGACTGAATTGTATGAAGCGACAATTGATCAAAAAGTAACAATTGGAAATATGGAGCCAAATCAAATGATTGGTTTATGGATATCAAGATCTGTTGATAAAGAGAAAGCTCTTTTGGAATACAATACTGTTGCAGAAAGAGACTTGACAACAGAATCAAGATACAAACCTATTGTTCATGATCAGGAAGAGAAACTTAATCTTAAAATTTCGTGGGATTGATTTTGAATGTTTTGTATCTTTAGACTTGGAAAGGATGATTACTCATCCTTTCTTTTACAATCAATAGATACTATTTTATTATGTTAGAGGAATTTTGTGAAATATTTGAGTATTTAGTACAAAGATTAAATTGTTCTCCTTCATATGAAGTGAAAAGAACTCCAAAAAATCTCAAAGCAATTAATCGTTTCTTTGAGGAAACAAAGATTAATTCAATTGATGGAATATGGGAGTTTTTATTGTTTCAGGCTGTTTTATCTGAAAATCGTTATTCTCGAAGAGTATCTTTCACATTATTGAAGAGTATAAGTTTAAACTCTATAAAACGATGGAATGAAAGAACAAGTACAAGGAGTTTTATTGTATCGAGATTTCAAAGAGAAAGAAGACTTGTTAATCCTTTGAAGAGTAATAAATATAGTTATTCAAAGGAATATATAGAGTATCAAAGAAAGAAGTTTTGGAACACTCCAAGAGGTTTTATATTATGTGGAGAATACGATGGATTACTCTATGATGAAATTGAGTGTAAAGATTGTCAATATAAACATGCATGTAAAAGTGCATTAACATATTAAGATATGTCCTATTTCAGAAAAGAAAAAGAAGAAGTAAGGCCTTGTGTTTGTTGCAAAACAAATCATAAGATTTACGATCGAAATAAATGGCTTTGTAAAGATTGTGCTTCTAATAAAAAGAAAGAGAAGTTTAATCGAGCCACATTAGAGAATGATGAAAATGATCTTCAAGTTGTAATGGAAAGGATATGGGAGAAAAGAACTCATTATTGTTTCCATTGTGGAACTTATTTAGGATCAACAATGAAGCCGATTTATTTTAGTCACATTCTTTCAAGAGGTGCTCATCCAAAGTTAAGATGTGATGAAGATAATATTGTATTGGCTTGTAGAGAATGCCATTATATCTATGATTTTGGAGATAGATCGAGATTGAAATATCAAATTTCAAGAGATCATTTAGAAGAACTTTTAGAAAAAGAGAAAAATGAGTAAAGATCAAGAAATAATTGAACTTTGTACAGAAGTGTTTAAAAGCATAGGAGCAAAAAGATTAGCATCAAGATTGGAAGATTATATGGAGTTTCCTGATTCTTCTAATCTTGATAAAGTATATGAAGAAGCTCTTCGATGGCAGGGTTTTGAAAATGAGATAAAAAGGAAGAATTTTATCTTTGGAAATAATTATAGTCTTCTCAAGTTTTTAATCATATCAACAGAAAAGGATTACGATAAAGATGGAAGGCCAGTGATTATTATAAATAAACTCGAGGATGAAACAGCTTCATTTAAAGACAATCCTATAAAGAATTGTTATGTGATATATGAAAATGAAGAGGATCGAGATATCGATTATGAAAGACTTTTAATAGCGAGATAAAATGGAGAAGTATTTAATAACAGATGTAAATGCACAAGGTTTGATGAATTGGATGAATGAAAATTTCACCAAAGAAAATGGCAAACCATTTAATCGAAATGATGTACAGGCATATTTGATAAGAGGTCACATTCCAGAATATTTAGGAGGAAATGAAATTAGAGTTGTGCCAAAAAAACACTGTACTATAAAGATGTATCAGGTATTGTCTAATGAAAATAATAAAGTATATGAAGAGTAGTTGTAATTATGTAATCGTTTACGATTTTGAAACAGGAAATCTTTGTACTAAAGATATTATTGCATTCGAAAATTCACCATGTGTTGAAATAGCAATGTCTTGTATTGATCTGAGAAAATTAGAGATTATCGATCGAGTTGATATGATTTTTCCTTATGGATATAAAGAAGGTCTAATTTATTCTCAACAGGCATTAGAAGTACATGGAATAACAAAAGAAACACAAGATGAGAATTCAGTTCCATTGAAAGAGATTTTTAAAACATGTAGAGATTGGTTTACAAAGTACAAAAATCCAAGACAAATGTGCACTTTAGCTGGTCACAATATTGTTAGTTTTGATAATGCTTTCCTCAAAAACTTCTTTAAATTTATGGGAGATGATATTGATAGGTATGTGAAGTTTTATCTTGATACAATGCATATAGCTCATCTTTCAGCGTTAGAGCAAATGGATTACAAGTTGGGAACTTGTTGTCAATTGGCAGGTGTCGATCTCGTTGATGCTCATAGAGCACAGAATGATGTTGATGCGAATGCTGAACTTCTAATATCATACATCAAGAAATTGAGAGGAGAAGGACAAAGTGAATTAATGAATGAAAAAACTGTTCGATACAGAGAAAGTTTTCAATTATGCTAACACCTGATGGAAAAGACTTACTTTCAAACATACAACTCAATTATTTATGTGATACAATAGATAAAGTAATTGAAGCTCTTCCTGGAAAAGCATTATATCAACTCATGGAAGGATATGATAATGATGTTGATGCGATGCTAAAAGAAATGACAACACAGGCAGAAAGAGCGTTATATCTGGGTAAATCACTTGATTCAGAGAATCTTGAGTATGTTGAGAATGTAAAATCTTCAATGGATTCTACGCTTAAAATTTTATCGTTCAATTATTTCAAAACAACAATGCTCCCAAAGTTCAGAATGGGATGGAGAAATATTGAATGGGGAAATTTAACACAACTTTTTCCATGGAGCTGTTACTTGTGTAGTAGAGCAAGTGGAAAAACAGAGATCGCTGGAACTGAAGTTGTAATGTTTGATGGGTCTTTAAAAAAGATCGAAGATATTAAAGTAGGAGATAAAGTGATGGGTGTCGATTCGACACCTCGAGTAGTTCTACAAACTCACGTATGTGAAGATGATTCTTATCATATTAAGCAAAAACATGGATTAGATTATGTTGTTAATTCCAGACACATACTTCATCTACAAAAAGATAAGTTTGGATATATGGAATATGGACATGGAAATTATAGAAAGAATGGACAAGAAATAGTTGAAATTTCAGCAAAGGATTTTTATGATCTTCCAAGATCAAAACAAAAAAGATTATATGGTTACAGAATTAATGGTTGGGAGCTTTCTGATCAATCACTTCCTATTGATCCATATATTTTTGGAACTTGGTTAGGAGATAGACATAGTAATTGTACAAAGTTGACTTCTGCAGATATAGAAATTATAGATGCTTGGAAAGAGTATGCAGAATCACTTGGAATGAAATTATTCAAATTAAAAAACAAATACGAATATTCTTTAACCAATGTTGAACAAAAACATGGAGAGATTAATCCAGTTTTGAATGTTCTTAGAGAGCTTAATGTATTGAATAATAAACATATTCCTGATATTTATATGAGAGGTTCTCGAGAGCAGAGACTTCAATTATTAGCAGGAATACTTGATACAGATGGACATTTAAGTTCAACAGGAACTATTTTTGAATTAACTTTAAAATCAGGAAGTTTTATTAAACAAGTTCAAGATTTAGCCTGGTCTTTAGGATTTAGAACTTCTTTAAGCTCACGAACTATAAAAGGATTTAGTAGAGACGAATTAAGAATTTCATTGGATTTACATACAATTCCAACAAGAGTCGAGAGAAAACGAGCTCATCAGATTCATTATAGACAAGACTATAGAAGAGGAAAGATTGAAGTTACCAAAGGTGAGAGAACAAAATTCTATGGTTTTTATCTTGATGGTGATCATTTATATCTTCATAAAGATGGAACAGTAGTTCACAATAGTTTTGAGTGGTCTTATGCTTTTATATTATGGAGATTGTGGAGTTATTGTAGACCAACTGTTTGGAGACCTGATACAATAGATAATGCCAATAGAAAGGAAACTTGTTACATCACTTCTACGATGACACTGGCGAAAGTACAAGTTGCCAAAGTGAGAGAAGAAATTGAAACAAATGATCTTATTAAGGAAAAGTTAAATCCAAACAATAAAGCGTCTATTGGTGAGACTGGTATCACAACAGAAACTGGTTCAATTCTTCATGTTCGTGGTAAGGATGGATTTATTCGAGGTCTTCATGTTGGAGCTGCATTATGCGATGACATGCCTGATGAATCATCTCTTTATTCAGATGAACAGAGAGAAAAGATGAAAGAGCTTTTAAAAGGTACAATAGAGCCTATCGTAGAACCTTATGGATATTTTCTTATTTGTGGAACTCCATTCTCTTCAGCTCCTAATGAATTGTATCAATTATTAAAAGCAGATAAACGATTTTATTGCTTTGAATATCCAATCGTCTTTCCAAATGGACGTCCATTGGCACCAGATAGATTTACTTTTTCACAGATACTCGAAAAGAAAGAAGAACTTGGAACAATTGTATTCAATCGAGAATATTTAGTTGTTCCAATTAGTGACTCTTCAACGATCTTTCCATATGAATACCTTATGAGAAGTATTGTTGGAATGGAGAATATAAGGTTTGCGAGTTCAATAGATGAATTTCCAATCAAGTTGACAAGAGTTCATATTGGTGTTGACTTTGCTGTGTCTGGTAATATTGGTGCTGACTATACTGTTTATTCAGTTTGGGGCATTGATGCAATGAAGAACTTCTATTTACTTTATTATTATAGGCAAAAAGGAATGTCTCATAATGAGCAGGTAGATAAGATTGTTCAACTTGATCGTCTTTTTAGACCAAACAAAATTATATGTGAAGCGAATGGATTTCAGTCCATATTATCAGGATTGGCACAAGAAAGAGGATTAAAAAATATAGAGCCATTTACAACAACTGAAGGAAATAAAAAGGATCTTTATACTGGATTGCCAAGTCTTTCAGCAATGTTTGAAAGAGGACAGATCAAATGTCCATATGCTCCTGGAGAAACAAAACAAGCAGTGGAAATAATGTTTGGAGAGTTTGCTTCTATTACATTTAAAAGTGATAATGGTAAACTCGAAGCAAGTTCAGGACATGACGATATCACCATGAGTGCATTTTTAGCAATCAATAGTTTGAGAGAAGATGAAAAAGAAGTCAAAGTTGGAATAACTCTAATATAATATGGCACAGAAATTATCAGCCAATTTTATGGCTGAACTCTTTAAATTGATTTATCTCGATCCAGTATTGACACAGATAGCTGTGAGCAATTTAACATATCAATTAATACCAAAAGAATGGTCTGGATATAAATATCTTCTTCGAGAAGCAATTGAAATTTTCACAAAGAAAGAAACAGTTCCATCATTAGGAGTTGTTTCACAGAAATATATTGACAATGACTTTGTACAAGAGTCGATTGATGAAATACATAAAGCTGCAAAAGTTGATAGAGAAATAATAATAGATCAACTTGAGTCATACATAAAAGATATTGAGTTTCAATTATTGTCAAAGAAAGTTCATGATTTATACGAAGATGGTAAAAAAGATGAAGCTATAAGAGTTAACGCTGAAGAAAGTCAAAGAATACTATCTCTTTCATTAAGACACGATGGAGGAAATTTTCATAAAGTGTTTGGAAATTTCAATACTCGAATGAAAAAAAGACGAGAGAATATTGAAACAAGTCAAACACCTATAAAGATTACTTTTGGAATAGATCAATTAGACGATCTCGCATATGGAGGTGCTCTCTGTGAAGATACTGTTCTATGGATAATGAGGTCTGGAATAGGAAAGTCGACAGCATTAAGATATCAGGCTATGGCTGCAGCGTTAGATGGCAATCCAGTGTTACATATTCAGTTAGAAGGTGGTGTACAGGCATGTTTGGATAAGTATGATCAGTTTTGGACGAATCAATCGTTTAACGATATTCGACAGGGATTTTTAAAAGCAGAAGATCAAAAGAAGGTTACACAATCATATAGGTCTATGATTGAATATGGTCAAGACATTGATGTATATGGTTTTGAGAAGTTTGGAGAAGCAACGATGGTTGATGTTAGAAACCTTGTTCTTGATTATGGCAAAGTACATGGTTTCTTTCCAAAAGTGTTGGTGATGGACTCGTTAGATCTTGTAGCAACAGGAATAAATAAAATTATTGATACGAATCCTGCATATAAAAAAGATAAACTTCAAACAAGTGCTCAATTATTCAAAAACATTTGTGTGGAGTTTAAAATGGTTGGAGTTACTGCAACACAGGCAAGTAACGTTCCTATAGAGATATGGGATAATTCTGATAAAGTGATTGATAGAAGTTATACTGAAGGAGACAAGACATTAGTGAAGCCATTTTCTTTTGTGTTAACTGGAAATCAAACAAGAGAAGAATTGAAGCAATCTGTTTTACGAGTATATGTTGACAAGATTCGAGATTATAAAGGATCTCAAGAAATCATTCCTATTGCAACAGATTATGATCGAGGAAGATTTTGCAATAAAGGAAGAACAAGAGAACTTTTTACCAATTATCATCCAGTCAAAAAGAAAGATGATAAACAAAAAAAAGAAACGAAGTTAAAAAAGGCTGAAAGAATTTAATTATGTTTAGAGTTGATAAATTAGAAATTATACAAGAACTTAATCTGACTCCTTTTGGTGCTTCTGGATGGATGCAAGATAAAGATACTTCTTGTCCATTTTGTGGCAAAGGTAAAAAATGGGCTATTCATTTTAATGATCATGGAAACGATGGTGTTTTTCATTGTTTTAAATGTGGTCATAAAACTAACTTAAAGGGATACCTATTTAAGATCGAAAGGATGGATTTAGCTAAAATAAACTATGAAAATAGTGTAAAAGTTTCAAAGCTAACTCCTCTTGTAGATGAAAAAGAAGATGAGGAAACGAATTTAGAACTTGACGAGTGTGAATTGCCAAGAAAATTAGAATATCTTAAAAACGATTCATATCTTGACGATCGAGGATTTAATAAAAGATACTATGAAGAATTTAAACCTGCAATCACAAAATTCTTTTTAGAGAAAAAGCTACACGATAAGTTCATTTTTCAATTTACGATGAACGATAAGACTGTTGCGTGGTTGGCTCGTTCAAATAAGTCGAAAGAATGGCATGATAAAAATCTACAAGAATTCAAAGAAGGAAAGTCAAAACTCATACTTCGATATGAAAATTCAAGAGATGGTTTTGCAAAGGTGATAGGAGGTTATGATAAAATTACTGACAAGACTGACACAGTGATTGTTGTAGAAGGAATGTTTGATTATATTTCAGTAGATGAAAAGCTTCATCTCTATGAGACAGAAGAAATCAAATGTATTTTCACTTTTGGTAATAATATAGGAACAGATCAAATTAGGTTACTGAGAAAGAAGAAAAGTGTTCAATCAGTAGTTCTTATGTACGATCCTGATAAACCTGAAACGATTAAAAGTGTTTCAATGACTCTACAGAAATATTTCACTGTAAGAATAGCATGTTTAAAAGACAAGAAAAAAGATCCAGGAGATGCTACTCAGGAAGAATTACTTGAAGCTCTCGATAATATGGTCGAACCTATAAATTTTTATACAAATAATCTTGTTTAGTGTTGCTACATTGGTCCAAAAGGTGTATCTTTAGGTATCAAAAGAAAAGGACAACAATTAAAAACGAGAAAAATTATGAAGAAGATTTTTATAGATACAAAGTTTAGAACTATAGAAGTTCCAGTGATGAGAAATGGAAAATCTACAAAGAAGATGAAGAGTGTTACAGAATCTTATACTGTTGAAAATGAATACGAATCAATTGAAATTGAAGGACATCTTTGTTTTTACAATCCACAAGAACTTGAAAAATGGTGTTCAGCTTCTCTAAGAAAAGAAAATGGAGAGTTTGTAAAAGCGTCTTATAGATATGGTGCTTATGGTCAAGTTATCCATGAACACGTAGTAGGAATTAATAAGAATCTTAAAATAGTACATAGAACAAGTGGATTAAATGGTGCAACTGGAAAAGGATGGGGAGCACGATTAGTAAAAATTAATTGGTGAGTTTTAGGGTTACAATTAAGTAACCCTTTCTTTTTGTTCATAAAGTTAATTTGTATAGCTTTACAAACAAAAAGTGATCATGGAAGAAAAATCAAGAAGTCTCTCGATAGAAGAATTTATAAAAACATTGCAACTCGAATATTTGAGTTATAAATTAAGATCAATAATCTATGAAGTTCCTGAGTTCAGAAAGATGAATAGCGATATTGCTGCAAAAAAGAAAGAGAAAATTCAAAATGTAGCAAAACGATATCGAAAGGAAACAATTTTTGATTCAGATGAAAATTTCGAGATATTTTGGAGAAGTAAATTTCTTCAGGAATATGGGCTTCCAAAACTACAATATTCTGCAAAGAAAGAAGCAGTTTCTTATTGGGATAAATTCTATCTTTTTAGTGAAGGACGAATGGTTACATGGAAGGATGTAGATTATAGAGTGAAAACAAATAATCCTGATGAAAATGTAATTATGGTGAGAAAGAAAGGCCTTCCATTTATAGTTCCTTATATTGACGTAAAACTTAAAATGTTAACTACCATTTCAATTGACGATTTAAAGTAATTATAGTATCTTTAGAACATCAAATTTAAAACAAAAGATATGATAATTACTAAAGAATTCGAAGGTGAAATGGCACACATTGTGCGCAATTGTTCAACAGAAAGATGTAAGAGATCTATTCATGGTCATTCTTACAAAGTTCTTGTAAGTCTCACTGCTTCTAAATTAGATAATGCAGGTATGATTTATGATTTTGGATTAATGAAAGGGTCAATTAAGCAATTTATTGATTCTTTTGATCACTGCACTGTGTTTTGGAATCAGGATGATGAAGAATATATTAAGTTCATCATGAAGCATAGTGATAGATGGATAAGTCTTCCATTTAATCCTTCTGCTGAAATGCTCTCATTATTTCTTTTATCTGCAATTCAAGGTATTCTTATGTGCACTCAAACGAATAATGGTGAAGCTGAATTGACAGCTCTTTCTGTACAATATTACGAAACAAGAACTGGAAGTGCAACAAGTTTTGTTTCAGATTTGTTAGATATGCCAAATATTTTTGGTGTGATGACAAATGGAGAGACTAAAGAAGGTACTATTCAATTTTCGACAGGAGTAACTAAAGATTGGGGAACTGATCTCTGGAATTGGTATTTGAAAGGAAAATCGTCATATAAAAATCCAAATGAAGATTTGTTTATAAATCCTAAAGTAGATCAACAAGTATGAAAATAAGTAATATAGATCTTTCTAAATATAGACCAATTATTGAGGTATTTACTTCGATAGAAGGTGAAGGAATCACAACTGGGAATCCAACTTTGTTTGTTCGATTAAGTGGTTGTAATCTTAGATGCTGTTTTGATAATAGTATTTGTGATACAGCGTATTCAAGTTTTAATCCTGAAAAAGGAAAGTATACATACCAGTCTATAATAGATGAAATTGAAAAATATCCATTGACAAAAGATATATCTATTACAGGTGGCGAAGTATTTCTTTATCCTGAAATCGTTAGAGACATTATTGAAATTGCTAAAACCTATGATAAAAATGTAATCGTTGAAACAAATGGAACAATAGCACCTTGTCCAAAAATAATAGGAAATATTGATTTAATTAATATTTCTCCTAAATTAAAGTCATCAGAACCTACAGAAGAGAAATGCGCTAAACTTGGAATGAAGATGACAGAAGTCATGAAAAATCATTCTAAAAATCGTTGGAATATAGATGCATTATGGGACTTATTGACATATTCTCAGGACTTTAGATTGAAATATGTTGTTGGTAGCAAAAATGATTTTGAAGAAATTCATCAACAAATTAAAGATCTTATCGATTATGATGTTTATAAAAGAAATCGAATGAAAGTCCCTCTATATAGAAATTCTAATATTGTATGGGAAGATGATGAATTTATTCAACCACTAAATATTATATTAATGCCATCAGGATCGACCAACGAAGAATTAGATCAAAATAGGAAAATGGTGGCAGAATATTGTGCAAAGAATGGTTTTATCTATTCAGATAGATTGCAAATTGTTATTTGGGGAACAGAAAGATACAGATAAATTATGAAGAAAATTAAATCAGGACAGAATATGATTCTGTCAGAAGAAGAAAGAGAGAAGATGTTAAAAGACGCTGAAAAAGCGTATGGTGAGTTTTTAACAGCATTGGGATACGATTGGGAAAATGATGAGTCGATGAAGAAGACTCCTTTTCGAGTAGCAAAAATGTATGTAAAAGAAATTACATCAGGAGCATACGATAATCCTCCAAAGATCACAGTATTTCCAAATGATTCTCAATATGATGGTATTGTATTTCAAGGAGATATACCTGTTCACAGCTTATGTGCTCATCATTTTGCAAGTATAGTTGGAATTTGTCATTTAGCTTATATTCCAAAAAAAGATGGTGATATTATAGGTTTATCCAAACTAAATCGTATTGTAGATTTTTTATCAAAACGTCCTCAAACTCAAGAGTTTTTAACAAAACAAATACATGATTATCTTTGTGAAATTTTACCAGATAATCAAGGAGTAATTGTTTTTATTAAAGCTGAGCATATGTGCGTTAAATTGAGAGGAATTGAACAAGATTCAACAATGCAAACTTCATATTGTAGTGGATATTTTAAAACTAATGAAATTGGATCAAGAAAAGAATTTTTTGATATGATTTCAAATGTAAAAAAATGAAGTTAGAAACAATATATCCTAAAATTGGAGACAAGTATGGTAAATGGACCATAATAGAAATAATTCCAGGAGGACAAGTTAAAGTTCAATGTGAATGTGGAGAAGTTATAACAAAAAGATTTTACGATCTAAAAACAGGAACTTCAAAACAATGCTTAAAATGTAGATATGGAGCAACTATTGCAGCAAAAAAGCAAAAACCAAAACATTGGACTGTAGTAGAAACTGGAATGAAATTTGGACATTGGACTATAGTTGATAAAGAGGATTTCAAGGTTTTAACCAAAAGTAAAGAAAGATCTTATAGAGTAAAGTGTGATTGTGGAGAAGAAAATTATGTCAGAATTACATTTTTAACAGGAGGAAGAAGTTCTTGTTGTCAAAATTGTAGAATAAATAAGGGAAGTAAAAAGATTGGAAATTTGAATCTTTCAGTTATTAGAAGAGCTCAAGAAGGAGCTGTGGCAAGAAATTTAGAATGGAATGTTTCAAACGAATATCTTGATAACTTACTTAAACAGCAAAATATGAAATGTGCTCTATCTGGCATTGATTTATGTATATCGAATTACAGTTTAGGATCTAAAAGAGGTCGTTTAGAATCAACAATATCTTTAGATAGAATTGATTCGTCGAAGGGTTATATCGAAGGAAACGTTCAATGGGTTCATAAAAGCGTAAATATTATGAAATCAACTTTAACACAGGATGATTTCATTAATTTTTGTAAATTAATTGCAAACAATTGTTCTAAATAATAAAGAAATGAATTACAGAGAGTATGAAGAAAAGGCCATCACAACAAAGGCCTATGATCAAAAAGTCGCCATTCCTTATGTTGTATTAGGTTTAAGCGGAGAACTTGGTGAAACATATGAAAAGATCAACATTGAGATAGACGATCAATCTCAAAAGAAACAGATCGAAGAAGTGTCAAAAGAAATTGGCGATCAATTATGGTATTTAGCAAGTATTCGAGTTGAACTTGATCTTCCACTTGAAAAAGATTGGAATTGGAGTGAAATGTTGAAACCAGATCCATTTCAACTTCCTGTCGAAGTAGGAAAGATTGCTGAACAAGTAAAGAAGTGGTTGAGAGATGAATGGAAAGAAGGAGAAGAATCAATCTTTCCTGAACATAGAAAACCAATTGTACTCGAGTCTTGGAAAAACATTTGGAAGTATTTGAATGGTCTTTGTCATAGTATGGGTATGACTATTGAAGAAGTTGCTGTTCAAAACAATGAGAAATTGGCCTCTCGAAAAAAGAGAGGAGTAATTCATGGAGCAGGTGATAATCGATGAAAACGTTGAACAAAAGAATCAATCTTTGTGGAACACAAGGAACTGGTAAGACAACATTACTCGAAGCATTAAAGAAAGACCCATCCTTCAAAGGATGGGCTTTTTATCCAGAATTGGTTCGAGATATGTTGAAGAAAGGAGAAGTTACCATTAATGAAAATGGTAATGCAAAATCTCAACATAAGATCTTTGAAGAGTATGACAAATTGTTAGATAAGACATTTGAACAGCCTTCTATAAGTGACAGATGTATTGTAGATGTTGCTGCTTATACTTCAGTTTTATTTGATAATTGTTCTGAAGATTTGGAGGAATATCAAAATCTTTCTCTCGAAGAATTTGAAGAAAGAAAAAGAGTTCTTCAGAGAGCAAAGGAGTTGGAACTTGTGGTTTATCTTCCTATTGAATTTCCAGTTGTGGATGATGGAGTAAGATCTTCTGATGAAGTCTTTCAACAAGATATAGATAGAAAGATTGTCCAATTTTTGAACAACTATAAAATTCCACATATAGTTATTACTGGTACAGTGGAAGAAAGAATTGAGAAAATAAAAGAGGTCATCTTTTCTTCGAAATAAATAGACAACATGTTGCAACATTGAAAATAAAGGTCGATCTTTACATAGTCAAAAGAAAAACAAAACATTTAAAATTAATTTAGTTATGGAAAAGAAATTATCATTATTGGAACTTCGTAAAAAGGCAAACGAACTTGGTATTCAGAATTATGCAAAGTATTCAAAAGAAGAACTTGCAAAGTTGATCGAACAGAAAGAGGCAGGTATTGAAACTTACATTGATCCTGAAATGATCGCATCTGACGAAGATGTGGCAAAGGAAGAGGAATTGGTGAATGAACATGCCAAGACTGTGAAGAAAGGTGCTGAAGAACCTCGTCCTGAAGATGAAAAGAAGCGTAAAGCTGCAAAAAAGGAAAAGGCTGAAAAAGCTCCAAAAGCAAAGAAAGCACCTAAGGAGAAGAAGGAAAAAGCTCCAAAAGTTCTGTTGAATGTTAAAGCAAAAGGTGAAAAGCCTGAAAAGATGTCAACTATTTCTTCAAACATCTATGATGAACTTTTGAAGAATGATGGTCGCTCTTTCTATCAAATTGCAAAATCACTTGGAACTTACTACACTGTAGTAAAACATGTTTGCGATAAACACTTCGACATTGTCGCTTAAATAAATAAATTCCAATTTCAAATGAGGAAGAAAGGCTGGGTATGAAGTATATTCCAGCCTTTCTTATTTAAAAAAAGAGTGTATGAGAGAATTATATGGTGAGTTATTACAATATCTCGCTGACAATTTCATTCTATATGAAGAAGTTAGTGAATTTGTTATCAATATAGATGGACAAACATATGAGCTTTTTGAGCCATTCAAATGGGAGGATCAAGATAAAGGGATTTTCTTTGATGAAGAATTTCATTGGGCTTGTGATCGAACCAATTATGATAATTATATTTTCAAGTTTGGTAGTATATGGTATTCATTGAAGAAAGGTAATGAAAACAATGTTAAACTTGAAAAAGTTAAATGGATTGGAAAAGCAAACCTATTTTCAGATGAATTGTATATTGATACATATCTTGGTGTTCATGGCTCTTTTGAATTAATGAATGGATTAGAGCTTTATGACGAATGGTGTAAGAAAGCAAAGTTCTTAGGAATTACAAGTCTTGGTATATGCGAAAGAGGAACATTAGCTGCATCAATGAAATTTCAGGATGCATGTCAAAAAGTGGGTCTTAGACCAATTCAAGGTCTTGAGATTAATGTTCTAAATGAGAAAAAGGATCTTAGATACACCATTAAAGCATTTGTAAAGAACAAAGAAGGATGGTCTAATTTATTGAGACTCAGTGAAATAATGAATGTAGAAGGTTCTTCATATGTTTCAGAAGAGGATATAGAAGACTATTACGATGGGTTAATTTTCATATGGGACCCAAAAACAATAAGTTATTCAAATATTCCAAGGAGTTTCAATGAAATAGTGGAATATTATCAGTTAGATACAGTTGTATTTGAAAAAGAAGAAAGAGATAAAGCATATCTCGATAATCTAAAGAAGTTCTTTAAAAGCAATTTAAAACCAGTGGCAATGTGTGATGCTTATTACACAGAAAAAGAGCTTGCTCCTATCAAAAAGAAAGTTAATTCATTAGGAAAGATTGTTACTCACGAAAGTCAAAATCAATATTTCAAAAATTATCAAGAATATTTTGAGGAATTAGGTTCATTATTTGGCGATGACGATAAGTTCATTGAAACATATGACAATGCAATAAGCAATTTGAAAGATATTTCCTTTGAATGTAATTTCTTGATCGAAACTCAAAATCGACATATGCCTGTTTATTATATGACAGACGAAGAAGCGCTCGAATATGAAGATAATATTCAAATGTTCGAAGATCTTGTATTCAAAGGTGTCGAAGAACACCCAGAATTACTTGAGAAGTATTCAGATGAAATTATTGGGGAAAGACTTGATCGTGAGCTTAAAGTAATTGAAGATGGAAAGGTAGTTGACTATTTTCTTACTTTGAGAGATATCGTGAATTGGTGTAAGAAAGAGAATATTTTACTTGGTTCAGGAAGAGGTTCTGCAGCAGGTAGTTTAGTCTCTTACCTATTAGGTCTTGTTCAGGTCAATCCTCTCGATTATGACTTACTGTTTGAAAGGTTTTTAACAATGGGTCGATTGATAAGACATGAGAAGGTTGAGGAAGTTATAATCAATGAAGAAAGTTCATCACCCATAAGAATTAAAAGCAAAGATTTTGTTAGGATCTTTAGAGGAGATGAAAAATTGGTGATAAAGGCGAGTGACTTACAAGAAAACGATATATTGGTTGATTATGATAACAATTAAAACGATTAAAAAAGAAGTAGTTGAGTCTACCAAACTTGGATCTTTACCTGACATTGATACAGATTTTGGTGGTCGACAAAGACCAAGGGTGAAAGAATATATGGAAAAGAGGTTTGGAGCAACACAAGTAACTTCTTTAGGAACATATACAACAATGCAGTTAAAAGCTGCAATCACTGACCTCGCGAGGTGTGAAAGTATTCCAATTCAAGTAGTTCGAAGAATAACATCTAAACTTCGAGATGAAGAAGGAATGAAAAGCATTGAAGACTTTTTCAAAGTTATATGCAAAGACACAGAATTAAGAGAGTTTGTGAAAGACCATACAGAACTCATTAATGATGTGATGGTATGTCTTAATTCTCCTAAAGCAGCGAGTATACATGCATGTGGAACGATTATCTTTCCAGATGATAAGATTTCTGCACAATGGGTACCAGTTAAAGAACAAAAAGGATTGATTGTCACAGAATGGGAAGGTAACGAGATTGAAGAAGCTGGTTTTCTTAAAGAAGATATTCTTGGAATTGCACAACTTGATAAATGGACAGATATGGTCGATCTTATCGAGAAAAATCATGGAATAAGACTTGATCTCTATAAAGATATTCCTATTGACGATCCAACTGTGTTTGAATATATTAAACAAGGATTTCTTGGAGATGTATTTCACTTTGGAGCGAAAGGACTTTCTTCTTATTGTGTACAAATGCAACCAGAGAGTTTGGATGAAATGGGACTTTGTGCTGCATTGTATCGTCCAGGTCCTATTGAAAACAATTATCATAATGAATACATTCTTCGAAAAAGAGGTGATAGTGATATCGTATATCCAGTTGGAGCTGAAGAGATCTTAAAGCCACATCTTGGACTTTTGATTACACAAGAAGATATCATGAGACTTTGTCAACATTTAGCTGGTTTTGACCTTGAAACTACTGACTCAGTGAGAAAAGCAATGGGTAAAAAGATCATGTCAAAACTAAAAGCATTTGAAGACAAGTTTGTAGATGGGTACATGAATAAGTTTGATGTGAGTAAAGAAGATGCAGAAGGATTATGGAAACAAATGGAAGAGTTTGGTAAATATGCATTCAACTTTAGTCATGCTATTTCATATTCGAGAAATGGATACATTTGTATTTGGTTGAAAGTTCATTATCCAATAGAGTTTTGGTCTGTAACATTCTCACACGCTGAGATCAAAGATTACCCCTATTACATTAATGAAATTCAAAGATCAGGAAATATTGAGATTAAATCAGTAGATATCAATATGAGTGATATTAACATTGTTTCTGATATAAAGACCAATAGTATGTATTGGGCATTAAATTCAGTAAAGCAATGTGGAGAGAAAGCACAAGAATTTATTCACAATGAAAGACAAGAGAATGGTGAATTCTTTTCATTAGAAGAATTTATCGATAGATGTGTAATAAAGAATTCTCCAGTGAATAAGTCAGTGATCGAGAATTTGATTTATAGTGGTGCATTCGATAAACTCGAAGGTATTGTAGAGCCAAAAGAAAGACTTCGATTGATAGAATCATATCGAGAGAATAAGAAAGTGAAGATACTTGAAGACAAAGACTTGTTAACAAGTATTATAAAAGCACGAAAAGAGAAAAACAATTGGTGGTGGATTTTACAACAAAAGAAACTTTCTGGATTCGCTACATTTGATTACGAATCACTCGTCAATGAGTATCATCTTATTAAGACAGACGATATTGAGTTCTTTGATATAGGTCAAATTAAGTATTGGGATGGAACAGGAAGATCAGTTGAATGTGCGATAGGTGGCTTTGTTATCGATGTGATAGAAAGAAAATCAAGAAAAGGACCTTTCGCTACAGTTATTCTTGAAAGTAACTATGAATTCATTAATATAATCATCTTCTCTGACATCTATGCTGAATATTCCAATTTCATTCAAGAAAGCAAAGGAAACATTCTTCTTATTGATGGTTACATTCAATATGACAAATGGAGACAAGAATATGTTCTACAAACAAATTTAGATTCGCGTTTTACAGTTTTATCGTGAGTTCACAAATGAGAATGATAAGTTCATATTCAAACAATTGAAAGTTGGATAAAACAAAAATAAACAGTAATTTTACATCTGTAAAAATAGAAATTCTATGAAGATAATCATTGAAGAAGGAGATAAAACAATAGTTCTTGTTTCATCTGATGAAGATGAAGAGATCAATCTTGAAGAAGTGACAACGATAAATTATGCAAACCTCTATGGTGAGGCAGTGACAATTTCTGCATTATTGAATAAAGTAGGAATGTGGAAAGCAGATTATGAGAGGAAAGCAAAAGAAGCAAAACTTTATTGTGATGTTTATGTTTCAGGATTGAAAAAGTCAATAAGAAGAGAAGCTGCAATAAACAATGGTAGAGTTACTATTGATAATGAGACATTCAAATTGACTGAAAAAGGACTTGAAGAGATAGTATTGTTGGATGAAAAGTATCAAGAATTACAAATCGAGCAAATTGATTTCGAAGCAAAAAGAGACAAACTTGATTCATTATTTTGGGCAATACAATCAAAAGATAAGAAGTTGAACAACCTTCTTCCAAAGATTGTTCCAAAAGAGTTTTTTCAAGAATTGATTGAAGGTAAGATAAATTCATTTATGATTAAAAAACCAAAATTATAATGAGAATTGAATTGACAGAAAAGTTCTTTATAGAACAATGTTTACACGCTCCATTTTGTTGGGACCTTATGAAAGTTTCTTATGGAAATAGAGGTGGTAAAGAAAATGTGAGAGTAGAAACTCCAGTTGCTTATGGATTAACATTGGAGCATTTAATGAAGAAGATCGCAGATTATGAGATATTTGAAAGTGAGAAAGATTTAAAAACATTTGAAGATTACATTAAAGAGTATAAAAAGATTAGTACAGAAATAGTTAATAAGTTATTAAATAAACATTGATGAACAGAGAAGTTAAATATTGTCCTTATTGTAAAAGATTCTTGTCAAGAGACTCTTTTTATAAAAGCAATCAAACTAAAGATGGATTATATGGTTACTGTAAATCTTGTTCTAAAACAATTCGCACAAAAGAAGAGAAAAGAATTTATAACAGAAAATATTATAAAACTGAAAGTGGTCAAGAATCATATAAGAAATATATTCGATCTGAGAAAAGGAAAATAGTAGATAAAAAATATTATCAAAAAGAAAAAGGTAAAGAGTGTATAAAAAGACGATCTGTAAAATATATTAATTCAGGTAAATGTGCTGAATATTACAGAATGCGATATAAATATGATATTGAGTTTAGATTAAAAAGACTTTTGCGAAGTAGAACCAATCTCGCTCTCAAGAATAATCAAAAATCAGTTCGAACACTCAATCTTCTTGGTTGTTCATTAGAACATTTAAAACAATATCTTGAATCTCAATTTGAACAAGGAATGACTTGGGACAATTATGGTGAATGGCAGATTGATCATATCATTCCTTGTTCTTATTTTGATTTGAAAGATCCTGAGAATCAGTACATTTGCTTCAATTACAGGAATCTTCAACCTCTATGGAAAAGAGATAATTTGAAGAAAAGTGATGAACTTCCTGAAAATATTGAAGAGTTATTTGAATTTTTAAAAAGTGAAATATTATAAATCTTTTAAATTTTAATTATCATGTTTGATAGAAGTAAGTACAAAAAAGCGAATTTGGATGAAATTGATGAATCAATGAAAAGCGCTGAGTCCACAATGAAGAACCCTATGTTCAGCAATCAAGGTGGAAGAGCAAGTTTTTTCTCAGTAGGAAATGAAGGTCGATATATTATTCGATTTTTACCTGCCCCTGAAGAACAAAAGCCATATGTGCCTCGTAAAACAGTAAAACTCCCTATTGAATGTCCTGTCTATGATAAAGATGGTAAGGATACTGGTAAGAAGGAAGTTCGACCAAAAGATGTCTTTACATCTGACATTCATAGCAATCGAATGGGAGGAAAAGATGCTGTATTGATTTACATTGATTATGTATACAATTTAGCGAGTGAAATTCAAGATGTAGACGAAAGAAAGAAGTTTCTGTCACCAATTACTGGCTATAGAAATAAACAAAAACAATGGGTCTGGGGTGCGAGTCCAAACTTGAATTATGTTTCTTACATTTACGCTGAAGAAGAAATCCATCGATTCGACATAAGACCACAGTGGTGGAAAAAGATGAAGACAATGTCTGTAGAAAGATCAAATGATGATGTTATAAATATAGACATTTTTTCTGATCCTGATAATGGGTACCCATTGATAATCAATGCTTCTAAGGATGATAAGAATAAGATGCAATACGATCTTTCCTGTGACCTTCCAAAGGTAAATGAAAGTTGGGACGAATTTTTCAAAAGAACTTCTGTGAGCGATAGCATTCTCGAAGCACTCGAAGAACTTCCTTCACTTGAAGATCAATATGTAGACGTATTTTCAAGAAAGGATTGGGATATGCAGTTAGAAGGTCTTGAAAGACTTGATAAACAAGCTGGTTACGATATTTTCCAGGATGATCAGTTTTTGAGTGAATTGGAAGAACTTGAAAAACTTGTTCCTGAAGATAACGAAGTAAAAGAAGCTGCAAAAATTCCTACACAAACAAAAGAACCAGCTAAAAGCGTAGAGTCAAAGAAAACTCAAGTTCAACAAAGATCATCTTCTACACAAGATACAGCAAAAACATATCCTCCTCTTATAAAGATGAAGAGTGAACTCAATGAATACATTGAAAGAGAATATGAGGGCACTGAAGTGTTACCATCTCTTCCATTGATCGAAATGAGAAAGTGGTATGATCTTATGAAAGAAGGTATGATGTTACCATTTGAAGATTACAAGACAAACGAAGAATCTGTCGATGATCTCCCTTTTGAAGAAGGTGCTTCAGATGAAGAGCGAGATGAAGTACCTATTAAACAAAGTGTAAGAAATAGTCATGTTGTAAAAGATGCAACAGATAGATTGAAGGCACTTCGAGAGCTCCAAAAGAAAAGAAAGTAACAAAACAGGGAGAAAGAATATTCTTTCTCCCATAATTTATCTTTTTATGAATAGACTAAAACTTGTTTCGATGATAGCGACTCTTATAATAATCAGTAGTCTTATTCTATGCTATAAGAATTATAGGTATCAAAAAAGAGTTGATTCATTAACAAAAGATGTCGAGTTTTATATTGACTCCTTAAATCGATATGTCAAGTTATATCCTTCTACAGAATTTTCAAAGCTAAAAAAAGAGAATAAAGAGCTTTATAATAAGATAAAAGAAAAGGAAGATCTTATTACAGCAATAGAGTTTGAATGGAAGTATAAGTATGAGGGCCTCGAATACAAAGTAAGTGAGTTTGAAAAGAGTGATTCTCTTTATCGTTTTACTGAACAAACTGATACAGTGGGATATAAATTAGATATATGGGCGACTCATGTTGCAAAATATAAACTCGATTTTAATCTTACCAATAGATTTATCTTGACCCATCAACAAGTTGGAAGTGATAATAGAATGGAAATAAATTCTTATCTTCCAGGAAAAATTCAAGATGTAACAATATGGACAAAACCTAATAAAAAACCTCGATTTGGTTTTGGCGCTTCAATTGGAGCTGGTTATGGTTTATTCAATAAACAATTTGATATCTTTGTAGGTGTCACAGGAACATATTTAATTTGGAAGTAATGTACTTAAATCTTCGTTAAAATCGCCAAATGTTTAATTAAAATTTAAGTAATATGAAAAAGAATTATTATTCAGTTTCAAAGAACGTTATTGATCAACAAAGTGTAAACTTTATTGTAGTGGAAATGATTCAAAATGCTATTCATTTCAATAAAGAGAGCGAACTTCTTTATTTAGATGTAGATTGTTCTGGAATTAACGATCGATCTTTATCGAGTCTATTCAAACAGTATCAAAGAATTCTTCTTGAACAAGAAGCAATTTGTCAACCCATTATAAAAGTAGAAATAGATTTTGTCCCTTCTTTTATAGCATCAAATCATCTTGAAAAAGATGATAGTATGATATTGAAGAAAATAATTACTGTTAAAAGGTGGTCAAAAATAATGAAAGATCTTAGTATTTCATTATTTGATATTAAAGATCGAAGATGTGGTCGTTCAGAAGTTTTAGAAATCACTTTTACAGAAGACGAATATAAAGAAAGATTTAAAGATATCGATCGTTACTATCTTAATAATATTCATTGTTTTTATTTGAAAAATAGAAATGAAGAGGAAGAGATTAAATTTCAAAATAGGTTGGAAATTATTAAAAAAGAACACGAAAACATTGCAAAAGAATTGAATTTACCTATGAATAGTAAATCAGTTTGTGCAGAATGGTGTAAGCGAGGTGGTCATAAAGGCTATAACGATGAATTATCAGTTGCTTTTTATTATCCAATTTATTGGGGTTTTGATCATTTGGTAGTTCCTGATAAAAACGATTATTCATATCATATTTTATACAAAAAGAAAGAAAATGAAACCAAAGATATTAGTTAGTACAGATTGGCACTTAAAGCCATCTAATCTTGAAGAGATATATAAACTTCAGGAACAAGAGATACTTGAAGCAAAGAAACTTGGTATCAAGAATCATGTTTGGCTTGGAGATATCTTTGATTCTCGAATAAGCCAAAGAGAAGAGGTATTAAATGCATTGACAAAAATCATAGAGCTTTATCAACATCATGGTCATTGTATCTTTTGTATTCCTGGAAATCATGATAAAACAAGTTACGAAAGCGAAACATCATTTCTTGATGCATTTCAATACCATCCTAATTTTAAATTGATTACAAGGGTTGATTATTTTACTATTGAAAAGATCTTTTGTTTTTTCATTCCATTTTTTACCAATGAAATATGGTGTGATGAATATAAACAGATAGGTAGTGCGATTAAACTTTCAAACAGCATTTTATTCACTCATTTAGCATTCCAAGGAAGTAGAAACAATGATGGTACACTTGTAGAGAGTTCGATAACACCATCTATGTTTAAAGATTGGGGTAAAGTTTTTTCAGGTCATTATCATGATCATCAAGAATTGACAGACAATGTAATTCATCTTGGATCAATAACCCAAAACAATTTTGGTGAAGATGAGAATAAAGGATTTTGGGTCATTTATGAAGATCTTTCTTATGATCTTATACCATCTGATGGTAAGAAGTATAGAAAGTTGGTAGTAAACTTGGATGAAATGACTTTTAAACAGGTTGATAAGGTTATTAAGAAATTCAAAGAAGAGAATAACGATAGCTTTGTTCGAGTAGAAATAAAAGGTAGTGAAGATGCTATTAAATCAATTGATAAAAAAGAATATCAATCTCTCGGTATTGATATCAAAACAAAAGTCAATGAGATTGAAAACATAGATGGTGACATAGAAGAAGTAAGAGCACTCACTACTATAGATATTGTAGATAAATTCAAATTGTTCTGTGAACAAAATGAATATGATTGTGAAGAAGGAATAGAAATCTTAAAAGAAGTAATATAATATGGGACTTGACGATTTATGTGGAAGAATTGAAAAGCGCTTTGGTAAAGAAGCAGTAGTTGGCAATCATGTTGAAGTATCAACTGTATCATCAGGATCGAAAGCGTTTGATGAAGCACTTGGAGGTGGTTGGGCTTTAGGTAGAATTCATGAAGTATATGGTGGTAATTCATCTGGAAAGACCACAGCAGCGCTTCATTTGTGTAAATCAGTTCAACAGACTCTTGGAAGAGCAGTTGGTTTTGTAGACACAGAACAGGCCCTTGATCTTGAATATGCACAGCAAATTGGTGTATCTTTAGATAGAGATAAATGGATTATGACTCAACCAAATTCTGCAGAAGAAGCATTGGAAATAGTTCGAGAAATGATTGAAACACCAGAAATAGGAGTTGTAGTACTTGATTCTATAGCAGGTCTCGTACCACAAGCTGTATTACAAGGCGAAGCTGGTGATGCAAAGGTGGCTTTGGTCGCGAGACTTCTTTCTGCACAATTAAATGTGTTGAAGAACAAGTGTAACAAGAATAATAATATGCTTTTGTGTTTAAACCAAATAAGAAATAAAATTGGTGGAGGGTTTGGTTTTGGAGGATCTTCAACCACCACTCCAGGAGGAGAAGCATTGAAATTCTATTCAACGCAGAGAGTAGAGTTTGCTCGAATAGGTACAGAAAAAGACGATGATATTGCTGTCGCTAATAAGACAAAGATCAAAGTGGTAAAGAATAAGATCGCTCCTCCTTTTAGAGTTTGTGAGGTTATGCTTCGATTTGGAATTGGTTTTGATACAATTCAAGAAACAATTGAACTCGCTGTAAAAAGAGGAATATGTGCAAAAAGAGGTTCTTGGTTCTATTATGGTGAAGAAAAGTTAGGACAAGGAATGGATAATGTTCGAGATGTACTTGTAAATGATATTGAATTATTCAATGAGATTGATGAAACATTAAAAGAAGCATTATGTATCCAACAAGATTAGTATTAGAGAATTTTGGACCATTTGAGTCATTGTCTTACGATTTTGTTCATGAACCAATTGCGATCATTGGAGAAAATCGTACACAAGACGATCAATTATCGAATGGTTCAGGAAAAAGTTTTATGGAACAAGGATTGTTCTATGGAATATATGGCACAAACTTGAGAGGTGTTCTCGATAAGAAGCTAATTCATATTGGTGCTGATTGTGCATTTGTACAGGTTCAAATTTATTGTCCAATAAGAAAGAAGACTTTAGAGATAAATCGAACAATACCAATCAAAGGTAGTTCGAAACTCGAAATTGCTCTTATTGATGAAGAATGTAATTGGAATCTTGTAAATGTTGCCACAGTAAATGATGGTAATAAGTTTGTTGCTGAATGGATTGAAATTTCAGCAGAAGATGCTAAATCCTATTATGTGATAAGCAAAGGAAATTATAAATCTTTCTTTTCATCTTCTAATACTGAGAAATTAGCTCTTATAAGTAGGTTTATTAACTTTTCCAATATAGATAAAACCAAGAGTGTTATTGAAGAGAAGATTTCTAAAATAAACGAGGAAAAACGAAAATTAGAAGATTCGAAAACATCTTTATTGGGTAAAAGGTCAGTTTATGAAGAGCAGTTAAAACAATTACTTGAAAAAGATGTTGAACAAGAAAGAAAAGATCAAATAAATGCAATTCAAAAAGAAATCATTATCACAGAAGGTAGAAACAATGATTTAAGACTTGACATTGATTCTTGTAAGAAGAAAATCATTGAAATTAAAGCATCACGAAAAGAGAAAGAAAAACTCAAAAAAGACATTGAGAATGAATTGAATGAAATTGATCTCGAATCGTTCAAAGCCATCTATAAAGATATTGAAGAAGATCTTGTACAACAAAAAAGAGAAAGAGATGTTCATGAGTCTAAACTCAAAGAAATGAGAGCAAAACTTTTTTCGTTACAATCAAGTCTTTCAAAGATTGAAACATTACTCGCTGGTGTAATTGTTTGTCCAAAGTGTCATCATGAATTTCTACTCAAAAACGATAAAAGTGTTGATGAATTGAGAAAGGAGAAGTCAATTGTTGAAAGAGATGTGATAAAGAATAAAGAGAACAAATCTTCTATTGAAAGTAATCTTGAGGAGATTTATGAAATCATTGAACAATATAATATTCTCAATAAAGAGACATATGAAGAAGAAAAAGAACTTATTCAAAAACAAAAGATTATAAGACAAAAGATTGGTCTAATTGAGGAACAATTAATTCACCTTAATCTGGAAGAAACGAGAAGAACAAAAGAGATCGAAGTTAAGAATAAGGAAATTCTTGATAATCAAGAATATATCAATACTAAAAAAGAACAAAAATATTCTCTTACAAATGATCCTGTATTGAAAGTCGATACATCAGGAGTAGAGCATTCTATTAAAGAAATTGATAAACAAGTTAAAACACTTGATCCAAAAATTCTTGACAAGAGTAATGAAGTATTCAAAGTTTCTCAATGGACTACTCGATTTAAAGATTTCAAGATGTATCTCGCTTTAGAACAATTGAAGAATATTCAATTGAGAGCGAATGATGTATTGAAGTCAATGGGTAGTGATTTGAGATTGGTCATAGAAGGTTTTAAGAAAGGTGCTAATAATAAAGTGAAAGAGGAAATCACTCCTTATGTGTTTAGAGAGGAAATAGAATCATTCTTCTATTATTCAGGAGGAGAACAGGCGAGAGTTGAAATAGCATTGATACTCGCTATTCAACAAATGATTAATGCTACAAAAACATATGGTGGTATGAACTTCCTACTTGTTGATGAAGTATTAGAAAGTTGCGATCCTCTTGGAGTAGAAAACATTATTTCATCAATGAGTTTCTTAAAGCAACCAACAATCATCATTACTCATGTACCAAAGTTGAATGAAGAGATTAAACAAGTGAAGATTATTAAAGAGAATGGAATAAGTAGATTGGAGGAATAAGTATGAAACATTACATTGGTATCGATCCTGGTCAAAAAGGTTTTGTTGTTGTGATAGATGAAAAAGGAAAGTTTGTCAATGCATTTTCTCTATTAAGAGATCATAAAGTTGTTGATGTGAACGATCTTGTGACGAGATTATTTGATTTAAGTATCTATGAAGATGATTGTCATATAATACTTGAAGATGTACACTCTATCCTTGGAAGTTCAGCAAAATCCAATTTTAATTTTGGATGGATTGTTGGTGTGATAGAAGGAACAATTTCATCTCTTGGAATGCCATACACAAAAGTAGCTCCAAAGACTTGGCAAAAAGTTATGCACCAAGGAATCCCAAATAAGGATGATAAAAAGACAATGAGCTTTATGGCATGTCATAGACTTTTTCCTACAGTTGATTTAAAAAGAACGAAGAGGTGTACAAGTGAAGACGATAACTTCGCAGACGCTCTCTTATTAGCTGAATATGGTCGAAGAAAAAATTATTAGTTATGTTGTATTGGAAATGTGAAAATAAAGATTGTGAGCAATTTGGCAAAGAAATAATCGAAGTAAAGCCAATGTTTAAGTATACTTCAAATGGTACAGTACCTATTGATATTCCATATTGTAAGTGTTGTGGTAAACAAATGGGATATAGAGAGGAACTTCCTGAAAGTGATGGAGAAATCAATGTAGCATTCGCTTCTTTTAATTCAATGAGTAATGAAGATAAATCAACAATGTTGAAGAAGCGATATAAAGAAGGAATCAAAAAAGACATTGATGAAAAAATAAGAGTAAAAAGAGAACAAGTTACAAAGTCTTTCTTTGGTCAATAGATAAGAAAGTAGTATCTTTAAAACAAAAATGATATGGAAGTAGGAGATAATTCATTGATCAACAATTTATGGACAATTGTTGCTACAACAGAAAAACAAGTACTTGTGATCAATTTTCTTGGTGAGATAAAAGCATATCTTGTCGAAAGTTTTTCACCAAAAGTAAGAGATGTCTTTTTCAACGAAGTTCGAGGAGCACAAGACATCACTGACCTCGCATCAAACATGTCTTTTCAAATGGCATCCTTGAACCCTATAACAATCGAAGATCGTATTCAAGGTCGATCAAGAAAGGATTTCAAGTTTGGTCATGACAATTACATGTGGTTGATTTCAAATAAAAAGAATGAATATTAAAACAAATAATTATGGCAAGTCAAAGATTAACAAACGATGATCGTGAAAACATTGTTAAAAACATCCTCAAACCAGTTGAAAAAGAGCTTTCTCAAAAAATAGAGGATTTTAGTAAAAATATATTGGAACCCTTTCTCATAAGAGAAACTCCTGACGATATCAGAGCATTTAGAGCTAAATACAAAGATTTAATTCCAACAAGAGAATACTTTTATTTTAGCGATTTTTCCAAAAAGGAAGATAGAAGATATATTCACATTCCAGTGAGCAACTTTATTCCTAATTTTCACAACAAAGAAGATGTTATTGATCGCATTATGTCTTTAAAAGAAGGAGTAAAATTTGTTAGAGAAGTTGAGCAATTGAAAGAGAAGCTAAGATCTTTGAAGGGAAGAACGAGATGTGTATTGGACAATATTAATACGACAAAGCAATTAAAGGATCAATTTCCTGAAGCATATCTAATTTTGATGAACATTCCAAAAGAAGAAATTCAAGATAACTCTTGTGATAATATCGAAAACCTTCGAGCTGAACTTTCAAAATATAATAAGTAATGGGAGCAAAACAAGTAAATCCAATTGAATTGGAGAGACAAATAAGGATGTTGAATGATTTTTATAGACAAGGCTCTCCAAAAGTCACTGATGAAGAATTTGACGATCTTGTGGAATTATTGAAGAAAATAAATCCAAATGCAAATTGGTTTAAAAGAGGTATAAATGATTATGTAGGAGATCGTAAAGAGAAACTACCTATTCCAATGTATTCTCTTGAAAAAACAAAGTCTTACGAGGAAATTTGTAAATGGGTAAAGTCTTTAGAACTTCAAAACAACGATCTCGTAGTCATAACACCTAAGTACGATGGAATATCATTATGTGTGAACGAATATGTAGGAGATGCATGGACAAGAGGAGATGGAGAGTTTGGTCAACATTGCAATCTTCACTTTGAAATGATGAGAAATAATTTATGGGACCCTCACAGTTATGATGATATTGAACTTACATTTGGAGAAGCAATCTTTAGAAATGATACTTTTTTAAAGATCAAAGAAAGGTCGCCATATAAAGCAGCGAGAAACGCTGTGGCAGGTTTAATTAATTCACCTCAAATATCTTCACTTGTGCAAAACATTACATATATTCGATATGGTTGTGACAGAGAAGATTGGGATAAAAAAGTACAACTTGAATTTCTTAATGAAGCGAGTTATTGTGAAACATGTAAGTTTACTTGTATTCCTATTGGTTCATTGATTCAAAATGAAAAATCGTTTATTGATCAAATGAATACATTGTTTGAAAAGTTGACGATGAATTTTAAGTGCGATGGTCTTGTGATAGATGTCAATGATGCAAAGAAAAGAAATGAATTAGGTCGCCTTCCAAATGGAAACCCAAAATATGCGATTGCTTATAAAAATCCTGATTGGGCAGAAAGAGAAGAAACGATCGTTAAAAAAGTTGATTGGCAAATATCGAAAGATGGAAGACTCGCTCCAGTGGTTTATGTAGAGTCAGTGGAATTGTGTGGAGCAACTGTTTCAAAATGCACAGCATATAATGCTCGATATGTATTTAATGAAAACATTGATAAAGGAGCTCGAATAGTCATTGCGAGATCTGGCGATGTCATTCCTAAACATTTAAAAACAGTAGTGAAGCCTCAACAAACAAATTTACCAACATTATGTCCATGTTGTGGGAAGCCAGTGAAGTGGAATGAAAATGGTGTAGACTTGATTTGTAGCAATGAAGATTGTGATGGAATTCTTTTAGCGAGATGTGTATACTTTTTTTCGACACTTGAATTCGAAGAGTTTAGAGAATCAACTATAAAAAAGATCTTCAATTTTGGATACAAATATCCTTATCAAATCATTGATATGAGTGAGGAGGAGTTGAATGAGGTAGAAGGTTTGGGTAAAGTTGCATCAAATTATCTCTTAAAACAATTTGAAACATTAAAGAAGAAAGGTACAAACTTTGCAAAACTTCTAACTGCAATAAATTATTTCAAAGGTGTATTGGCTGAAAAAACATGTCAAAAAATCCTTAATGGCATGAAATTGTTTACCAAAAAAGATGTTGATGCATTTATAGAAGTTCTTGATAAAGGAGGAATTGAAAGAAATGTGACTTATAGCGATATTGCTAACATTGAAGGAATTGGAGAAACAACTGCGATTGCATTTATGAAAGGAATTGATGAATGGAGCAAAGAAAGTGGAAATCATTATAACTTCATACCAATCACCTTCTATGGACTTGAAGAAAAAACATTTGAAGGACAAATGACTGTTGTTTTCACTGGATTTAGAGACAAATCACTTGAAAATCGATTAATTCAACTTGGTCATAAGATTGGTTCTTCTGTTTCAAAGAAAACTTCTTGTGTTGTGGTGAAAGAAAAGGGTATCGCATCAACAAAAGAAAAGAAAGCACAATCACTTGGAATCTCTATCTTTACAATCCAAGAGTTTAAGGAGAAATTCTTAACTTAACAAATTGGATTGTCATAATTGCAGAGGGAGTTGTGTTGAGAAACAAAATTCCCTCTTTATCTATTTAAAAAGACCTATGAGATATTATTATAGAGAAAAAGATTGGATATATATTGGCTTCGATTATAGACCTTATCTCGCAACAAAGATGAAGAAAGATTTTGGAGCAAAATATAATCCTGCAACAAAAGAATGGTATTTACAACTTGGACTCGAAAAGTCTTTGTTGCTAAAAGGATTTCTCGAAGAAAATGGTTTCGAGAAAGGACGAGTTATTCAATCAAGAGAAATTGAATTAAAACCTATTGAAAATGCTGTCGATGAGGAATTGGTAGAGGAAATGATTGAATGTCTCAACTTACCATTAAATTTAAGAGATTATCAATTAGAGGGATTGACATATATGATAAATCACGCTAATTGTATTAATGGTTGTTCAATGGGATTAGGAAAAGCACAGCCTTTAGATATGATAATTTATACTGAAAAAGGACCTTGTTTATTTGGAGATTTGAAAGAGGGAGATAAAATTTTTGGTAGTGATGGTCAACTTCAGGTTGTAGAACATATTTATCCTCAAGGTAAAAAGGAGTGCTATAAAGTTGTTTTTTCAGATGATTCGCAAGTGGAATGTTGTGATGATCATTTGTGGACATTATGGTATGGAAAAACAAATGGATATAAATCTCGCAAACTTAAAACAGTTTCTTTAAAAGAGATTATGCAAACTGGATTAAGAGGTAAGGGAGTCGATCAAGATAAATCATATTATAGACACAATCATGGAGTGTATTGGTGGAGACTTCCGATGATTAAAGAAATGAATTTTCCTTCAAAAGAAACTTCTATAGATCCTTATATTATAGGTTACTTATTAGGAGATGGTTGTTTAAGAAGAAATCGAATCATGGTAACTATTGCACATCAAGACCAAGAGGAAGTATTTAAAAGATTGCACTTTGAAGAAAACGTTACTTGGAATGAAAATGCAAAAGGTTCAATTGATTTTAATCTATGTGGCAAAGATATGTCTAAGATTAGAGAGAGATTAGATAGTTATGGATTGATGAATAAATGTGCACACGAAAAAGAAATTCCAGTAGAATATTTATATAACACAGCAGAAGTAAGATTGTCAATATTACAAGGTTTAATAGACTCAGATGGATATGTTTCAAAGAATGGTTTAATAGAATTTGCTTGTGTTTCTAAAAAACTAACAGAACAAGTTGCATTTATTGCAAAAAGTTTAGGAGGAACATCAAGAAAAATTTGGTCAATGAAAACTCATTATAAAGATAAAGATGGAAAGATAATCGAATGTAAAGATGTTTATAGAACAGTATTAAAATTACCTAAAAAATTTTTACCTTGTAGACTATCACGAAAAGTAAAGTTGTTGAAAGAAAATAGACAAGAGCCTTGTAGAGCGATAAAATCTATCGAATATGTAGGTGAAAAAGAAATGCAATGTATCAAAGTTTCTAATAAAGACGCTTTATATGCTTCAGGAGAAGATATCATATTAACTCACAATACAAGACAAACAATTGCTTTTGTAGAGTTACTTGATTTATTTCCATGCATTATTGTTTGTCCTTCTACTGTAAAAACAAGTTGGGAAAGAGAGTGGAAAAGATGTAATCCAAAAAGAACACTTCATATACTTGATTCGAAAAGTTCAAAGAATGTCGATTGGGAAGTTGATGTGACAGTGATTAATTATGACTTTTTGTTTGAGAAAAATAGTGATGGTGACAAAAAAGATGTAAAGATTAGATATGGTGAAGAATTGTTAAAAGATTGGGAAGCATTGATTTTAGATGAAGTTCACTTGTGTAAAAATCCAAAGGCATTGAGATCTAAGGCAGTAGAAAAGATTGCAAAGCAATCAAACAAGATCGTTGCTTTAAGTGGAGCAGTCATAATGAATAGACCACAAGAAATCATTAGTGTTCTCAAGATCATTGGTAAGTTTGATAAGATATTTCCAGATTTAAAATATTTTCTTTATAGATATTGTAATGCTAAAATGACACCTTTTGGACTTAATGTCACTGGAGCATCTTATACATTGGAACTTAATGAGATATTAAGACATTATTGTTATTTTAGAAAAGAAAGAAGAGAGGTATTAAAAGAACTTCCACCCATTATTGAACAAACGATTGATTGCTCCATTACCAATAAGAAAGAATACAAAATGGCTGAGGAGAACTTTATTGAGTATCTTGAAGGAATTGATATTGAAGCTGCAGAAAAAGCAAAAAACGCAGAACATTTGGTAAGATTGACAAATTTAAAGAGACTCTCTATAAAAGGAAAAACAAAGTTCATCATACAATTTTTGAAAGATTGGAGAGAAAGTGATGAAGAATTGAAGCTCATTGTATTTGGTATGATGAAAGAACCATTGAAAGAATTGTATAAGGAATTTTCAAAATATAGTGAATTGGTTGTTGGTGGTGGAAGTACTGAAGAAAAGATGAATAAAGTAGAGAATTGGAAGAGAGACAAACAATTTTTATTTGCAAACATGGAAACACTTTCTACAGGAATAGATGGTCTACAAGATTGTTGTTATAATATAGTTTTTATTGAATTGCCACAAACCCCAACTGAACTTGAACAAGCGACAGCGAGAATTGATAGGATGGGTCAAGTTCATAATATGAATGCATATTATCTCATGTCACAAGAAACAATAGATGTTGAGACAAGAGAAATTCTTGATTATAAGATAAAAATTACTGATGCAGTGAATAAAGGAATCGACACAATAATTAATAATGACGAATCGACAGATACGCTTCTCATAAAGAAAATCAAAGATAAAAGTAGGAACAAGAAATAGTTGAAAGTGATAAATATTTAGTATCTTTAGACATGGAAAGAAAACAACTAACAATCTTTATCGATGGATCGTGTTATTGGAAAATTCGAAAAGGTGGTTGTGGTATTTATATCCAACATAAAGAAGAAGAGTATTTTCTTCAAAAAGGTTATTGTAACACAACTATAAGTAGATGTGAGTTAAGAGCTTTTCTCATTGCTATAGAATCATTAAGTGAAACTCAACCAATGAATGTCACAATATGGAGCGATAGTCAATATGTTGTGGAAGGTATGAAAAAACTCTTTCAATATATACAAGATGATTGGGAAGGGTGTTCTAATGTCGATCTTTGGAAGAAAGTTGTCGAAGAACTCAATAAGAGAAAAAAGATGAGAATTCGATTAAATTGGCATAAAGGACATGATAAAGATTTAAGTGACCCTATTGTATATGGCAACGCAGTCGCAGATGTGTTGGCTAATTATAAGAACTTTATAGATTATGAACAAGATTTAGAATGATTATGGGAACAAACAAATGGAGTTTTAGACAAGAAACCATTTTTGATAATTATGAATGCACTAAAAAGAATCTCGTTGTAGACGCTACAGCAGGATGTTTAGGAAAAGATACTAATATTCTTATGTACGATGGTTCTTTGAAAAAAGTTCAAGATATCAAAATTGGAGATCAAGTAATGGGTGTCGATTCGACACCTCGCAATGTATTGCAAATACACAAAGGTCGAAGTCAATTGTATAAGATTAAACCTACAAAAGGAGAAGAATGGATATGTAATGACAAACATATTTTAACTGTTTGGGATGAATATATTAACGCTCAAATGAAGAAAAGTAAATGTTCTAAACACAAGACTGCTTTAGTAGATTATCCAATGGATAAGATTTTAAATAGAAAGTTAACACCAAAAGGAAATGTATCTTATTTGTTTTTGCAACGAGCGAAAATTGATTTTAAATATAAAGATTTAGATTTAGATCCTTATTTTGTAGGATTATGGTTTGCTGATGGAACAAAGCAAGTGAATAAATGTCAACTTTCAGTAAATTGTGACGATTTAGAAATTCTTGAATATTTGGAAAATTTTCATATTCAAGGAGAAAATAAGTTGATTGTAAGAAAAACGAAGCAAAAAGGGAATTGTTGGTGCATAGATTATTCTACAAAAGAAACTGGTAAAAATTCGAACCCCTTATGGAACAAACTTTCTAAACTTTTTAGAGGAAATGATATTATTGTTCCTCAAGAATATTATATAAATTCTTTTGAAAATCGTTTAGCATTTTTAGCTGGATTATTAGATGGAGATGGTTATTCAACAGTTAGAGATACTCATGGAAATTTAAGTTCAGGTTATTTTGAAATTACGACAAAATACGATCATTTGAAAGATGTAATCTTATATTTATGTAGAAGCGTTGGTTTAGCAGCTTATTCTAAAAAAGTTATAAGAAGAATAAAGTCTATCAATTTTGAAGGACAATATAATTTAATATCAATTTCTGGAGATTTATCAATAATTCCTACAAAATTAAAAAGAAAACAAGCGTTACCAAGAAGACAAATTAAAAACGTTCTTCATACTGGATTTTCAATTGAAAAATTAGAAATAGATGATTGGTATGGTTTTTCAGTAGATAAAGACCAAAGATTTGTTTTAGGAGATTTTACAATAACTCATAACTCAGGAAAGACCACAACAATCGTTGAATGTTGTCGAAGAACACCTATAACAAAAAGATCTCTTTTCATGGCATTCAATAAGAGTATTGCTGAGGAATTGAGAAGTAGACTTCCTGAAAGAGTGGAAGTTAACACTTTCCATGCCAAAGGTCTAAAGGTGCTTTTTTACAACTTTTCATTTACAATGAAGTTGAACGAGAATAAATGTTTTGTACTCGCAAAGAAGATTCTTGATCTCAAAGAACTTCCTTATAAACAACAAATGAGATATCTTTTTGAATTACAAGATATATGGAATGTAGTAAGAATGAATCTACTTGTTGATTATGAGAACGATATAATGAACATTTGCATTGGTAAGGAAATCGAATTTCGAGAAAGAATGGTAGAGGATATTCGATTGATTGACGAAGAATGGATGAAGAAAGCGAAAAAGATCAATGGAAATAAAGAGTTTCAAATGGATTTCACTGATATGTTGTGGTTACCATATATTTTAGTGAATGATGAAGATTTTCCAAAATACGATGTAGTTGTCGCTGATGAAGTACAAGATATGAATGTAATTCAAAGGGAACTTCTATTAAGATATTTAAAGCCTCGATTTGGTCGATTTATTGCAGTTGGCGATCCAAGGCAAAACATCTATGCGTTCCAAGGATCAAGTGTATCAAATTTTAGATTGTTAGAAAATCTACCAAACACAATAACCTTACCACTCGATGTTTCTTATCGTTGTGCAAAAAGAATAGTAGAAGAAGCTAAAACTGTGTTTTCAAGTGGGATTGAATGTGCACCTAATGCGATAGAAGGTTTGGTGAGAAATGGTGATGTGATAGAAGCAAAAGATGGTGACTTTGTATTGTGTAGAAACAATCTTCCACTCATTGATGCATTCATAGCATTACTCGAAAGAGGAGTAAAAGCTACAATAAAGGGAAAAGACTTTGGTGATGCACTTTGTGCAATTCTTGATAAGATTGAAAAGATTGAGGATTTAGAAGCTCTAAAAGAAGAGAAGGTGAATAAACTTATGGAGAAAGGAATATCTTATCAAGTTGCAATTCAAAATCCTACATACATAAATCTCGTTGAAAAGTGTTCTATTTTATTTCAACTATATAAGATATGGAATAATCTTGATTCACTTGAAACTCATATAAAACAAATTTATACAGAGGATATTGAAGGAGTGGTATTAAGTACAATACATAAGTCAAAAGGGCTCGAAGCGAACAAAGTGTTCTTTTTGAATCCAAACCTAATTCCAAATCCACATGCTATTACACAAGATGCATACTACAGTGAAATGTGTTTGAAGTTTGTGGCAATTACAAGAGCAAAAGAAGAATTAATTTATTGTTATATTTAAACTATGAGAGGAAAGACATACTTTGAAATCGTTGGAGAGCTTATTGACAATTCAAAAGAAATTGTAGAAAGAGCTACACTTGTTCGAAAGTTACAAGATTGCAAACCAACTTCTATTCGAACAGCAATCGATATGACTTTGAAGAGAAAGTGTGACAATGGAGAACTAAAAAGAATTGGTTATGGTATTTATAAAAAAGTGAGTAATGGAAAAAGAAGTAGCGAAAATGTATATTCCTGTAAAAGTGAAGGAATACAAGATAACATTAGTGAGTGCTAATAAGATTAAGGAATTAAAGCAATATCTTCCATGTAAAGAAGCTCTACAAATTCATATGAGGATTCAACATATTGAACTTGAAAAAGATGCATCTTACAAACCTAAACCTTTGTATATCACAATAGGAAGGGAGATATTTAAAGATCTTATTGAAAAGATAAGTGGAAAGACTTTACATCAATATAAAGATCATATTCCACTTGTTTTACAATATCCATCAATTCCAATATGTATAATTCAACCAATGATTGAAGATGGAAAAGGAACTTAAAGATTTCATCTATCACAAAAATGGTTGGGTAGATGATAAAGTGACAAAAGAAGTCATAGAAAGAGTGAAAAGGAACAAGAACATAAATGGTCAAAAGATCATGAGATTGTTCCTTGATGGTAAATGTATTTACAAAGGCCCTGTAACATTATGTCAAACAAAGAAGAAAAAATATTGTGCGACATATGGAATAACAAAAGAGAACGAAAAAAGAAGATTTAATATAACTTATTGATTATGAAAGCATTTGTAGGAATAAAATTAGAAGTTGAAGGTTTTCACAATTATCCAACAGCATCAAAAAATCATGGTGAGGAAGTTGGTTTTCTTGAATATCCTCATAGACACCTATTTAAGATTGAATGTAGAAAGAGAGTGAATCATAATGATCGTGATGAAGAATTCATTATTCTTAATAGAAGAGTAAAGCAATGGATTTTAAGCTCTTATCCAGATAAAACCATTGGTGTATGTTCTTTTGGTCCTAAATCCTGTGAGATGATCGCTGAAGAGATCTTGATACAATTTGGTTTTGACAGCGTAAAAGTAAGTGAAGATGGCGAAAACTATGCTATTGTAGAACAAGATATTAAGAGTGTGCGAAAAGAATTGATAGAGACGATTATACCAGAAAAGAAGTCAACAAAACCAATTCCTAAAATTATTTTTGTCATAGGAGAGGCTTTTTCTGGAAAGACAACTTATGTACAAAAGAATAAAGAGGTATTGGATTGCACAATTGAAGTTGGTAAGATTGTACAAGAAATCACTTCATCAACTTCGAGAGTATTTGATAGATCATTGGATAATTTGATTGTTCAAAACATCTATTATAAGATAATGGAAATAGTGAACAATCCTTTTCAAGAAAGTAAACACATTTACATTGTTGGTTGTAGACAAATTAGTATATTAGAAGGTGTTCTAAAATCATTCGATCAAATGATTGATTATGACATCATTGTTATGTGCGTTCCTATGAAAGTAAGAAGGTCTCGATATGAGAAGATGGAGAAGGATAAAAGAAAAAATAAAAATCTTTCTTTTGAGGAGATCGAAGAAGGAGACAATAAAATAGGAGTTAAAGATCTTATGATACATGCTTTAACTTGTTTGAGTGAAAGAACAAAGGTAGTTTATTCAATAGAAGATTAAATATGAAATATTGTCCAAAATGTAATAAAAACAAGGATGAAACAGACTTTTTTAAATGTAAAACATATAAAGATGGTTTATATTACATATGCAAAGAATGTGCCATGCCTGCAAAAATGCGTTATAAACAATCTGAAAGAGGAAAAGAAGTAGAAAAGAATTATAGACAATCACAAAAAGGAAAGTCTACTCAAAAGAAAGTAAGGCAAAAACGTCAAGAAAATGGTGCAGAGTCTTTGAGAAGTAAAAAGAGATATCAAGATGAGAATTATAGAACTTCAATGCTATATACGAATAGATTATACAAGGCTTTGAATATACCACCTACTAAACCTGACAAATGTAATTGGTATCAAAGTTTATTAAAAGTTCTTGGTTGTTCAATTGAGCATTTAAAGCGACATCTTGAACAACAATTTCAAGAAGAAATGAATTGGGATAATTATGGAGGAAAGGAAGGATGGCAGATTGATCATATCATTCCAAGAAGTTATTTTAATTTAATCGATGAAACTCAACTATACATTTGCTTCAATTACAGAAATTTACAGCCTCTATGGGCAAAAGAGAATTCTGGAATTAAAAATGCAAAAGTTCCAGAAAATGCAAAAGAATTTATTAATCAAATAAAAAAGAATTTATGAAAATATTTTTAACTCCTCCTATGAATCATTTAGAATTAAGTGAATTGGGAGATAATAATCTTTATATTATAGGTCAATATTATAAGAAAAACGAAACATATCGAAAGTATGTTCATGAAGCTATTCAAAATGGTCGTTTTACTATACTTGACAATGGTACTGGAGAAGAAGGAGAAGTTTTAACTAATGAAGAATTATTCAAGTTGACACTTGAAATAAAACCAAATGAAGTTATTCCACTTGATGTGCTTTATGATAAAGATCAAACATTGATCAATTTCAATCAATTTCTTGAATGGATGAAAGAAGCAAAAATCAAAGGAGAGTTGGATGATACAAACATTCTCGCGTGTCCACAAGGAGAGACTTTTAAAGATTGGATGGAATGTTATAAGTTCTTTTTGTATAGCAAACATGTTGCTACGATAGGAATGAGTAAGAAAGCAATTCCTCATATTATGAGAGACAACGAGATTGCATCATCAAGAATTCATCTTGTGGAGATACTTGATAAATCAAACCTTCTAAAGAAACCATTGCATTTTTTAGGACAAGGCGATCCAAGAGAGTTTTTATCATATCCTTACACTGAAGAAATAGTACGATCCACAGATAGTTGTTATCCTATTCTTTCTTCACTTCACAATATCGATTTAGTTCGTCAACAATCGTTTGAAAGAATACCAACTCCTCATGATTATTTTGAAAAAACGATCACAAAGGAACAAATTCCTTTGATCGAACATAATGTCGATTTTTTAAAATTTTGTTGTCAAAGATGAATTTCGAAATTACTATAAGCTATTATGATATTGATCCAGACTCATTTAATGGAAGAATAAAGAAGTTTACTCATGTAATTGCATGTTATGGTGAAAATTATACTCACGCAGAATCAATTGCAACAAAGTGGGCCAATGTGAATATTGATGTAGATTATTCCATTAGACCAATTAAAGAGATTGATATTTCAGGAGTATACGAAGAAGATTTAGGACCATGGTTCATTTGTCAAGGAGAATGGAGCGAAATTAATGATCATACAGGAAAAGTGAAAAATTATAAAATGAACTTTCTTGTAAGAGCAAAGAACTCTACAGAAGCAAGTAAAATCGCGTTTAAAGAAATGAACGATATACATTATGATTCAAGGATCGTTAATGTTAAAGAAACTAAAATAGAACATTACATTCCCTAATCAGTTTAGTCGATAGTTGGCATTTTGTTGTGAAATAAGGTGCCAACTTTTTAATTTTTTTTTGGACATAAAAGGTTGTTATGTCAATAAAAAGTCGTATCTTTAGGTATTGAAAAAGGACAATTAATAACAAACTAAAAACCAATACAATTATGAAACGATTTTATTTAGAACTTAATGGAGCATTTGTAAAAGACTCTAATTATTACAAAACTATATTGAAAGCATATCAAACTGCAATAAGAAATAGTAAAGAGGATGATATATTGCTAATTTTTGATTCTTTAAAATGTGAATACATTTTATCAGATGATAAAGAGAAAACGAAAATTTTCATTGGAAAGATCTTAGACAGCGAAGAAACTATTGAAAGAACTATTGATGAAAAGTTGAGTGATAAAGATTACTTATACTTTAAAGATAGTGAAGAACGTTTTTCTATTGAAGAAGAAGAAATCCAAAGCGTAGTAGAAGACGATCCAGAAGAAAGATGGGATTGGGTTGAATATGAAATAGAGTCTTACGAAATCGTTGAAAGATAATGTCTAAAAATAAATTACGCGTTTACGAGATCAAGGTCTTAAAAGGAATTGATCTCGAACATGTTATCAAAACTTTTCATGAAAAGGTGATTGATATCAAACCTATAAAGTTGAGCTATTATCAAAGTGATAATTCAACTATTATGGTACTCTCAGATGAATTGAATTTAGATCAATTAAAAAATGTATTTTTTGAATTAGCGAAAGTAGAAATAGTAATGGAAGTATAAATATGGTAGATATAGATAGACTACACAATCTCTTCCTAAACGAAGATGAGCTCGTAGGAAGACGTGAAGGTCATACAACTTTGTTCGTATGGCAATTAATTGGACTCGCAGAATTAAATTGTTACAGTTGGAATAAAATTCACCAACCAGTGTGGATACCATTCAATAAACCAATATGCAATGTGATTGAAATATTTAAGATGATAGGTAATATTTGTCGTGAAAATGCAATAGACTTTGCTAAAAATTCATCATATCAATTTGTCATTTATAATACTCTTTTTGAGTTTTATCGAATAGATAAAGATAGTAGATATAAAGATCAATTTATTCCACCATATTATTCACTAAACCATCTTTATTGGTTTTCTTCAAAAGAAGATAATGATGCTTTATATCAAGAAAGAGATTATTGTGAAGAAGGTAAATTGAGATATGGAACAGAAGCAATGATAAGTTGCTTTGGAGTATAACTTTTTAATAAATAAAAACTATGAGTACAACGAAGGAATGTAAAAGATGTCAAGAGACAAAAGATGTGTCTTGTTTTGCTAAAAATGCAAGTTCAAAGGATGGGTTACAATCTTATTGCAAAGATTGTACAAGAGAAATTAATAGACAATATCACGATCGACTCAAAAGTGAACGATCTTCTACCCCCCCCCATATGAAAAAAGTCTACAATAATGTCGAACTCGCTAAATTTACTCCAAAGCAACTTATGGATGAATTAAGATCGAGAGGTTATAGTGGTGAATTAAAATATGTGCAAACGATTAAAATTTAGTCGACAATGGAATACGAAAAAGTAATAGATAAGGTCAAGAAATTACAGGCACTTGTAGAAAGAGGTGTTGATGGTGAAGCTTTGGCAGCAAAAAGAGCATTGGAGAAATTATGTTTAGAACATAATATCGATATTGATGATCTTTTTAGTGAAAAGAAGGAAAGTCGATATTTCAAATTACCCTTCTATGATCAATTTGCTCGAACAATACTTTTTCAAGTATATGCAAATGTGACTGGACAAAAAACGATTTCATATCATACAGGACAATATAAGAACGAGATCTATTTCAACTTGACTAATTCTCAATATCTCGAAATTCAAAGCATGTACGAATTCTTTTTTACTCAATGGAAGAAAGAAAAGAAACATTTACTCGAAACGCTCATTAATGCATTTATTAATAAACATAATATCTTCTCTAATGTCGAAGATGATGAACCAAAAGAAGAAAAGCCAATGACACCTGAAAGATGGAAGAAGATTATGGAAATAAGTGCTTTGATGGATAATCTTGAAGATGTGTCATATCAAAAACGAATTGAGTAATGGTAAGATTGACAAACCCAAAAGGACAAGTAAAGGAGATGAGTGATGAAGAATATACTCATCTCCTATGGGAGTTTATTGAATCAAAACCATTCATTCAATGGTCAATAGAAAATAATCTTCCAGGATCGTACACTCATGGAGGGAAAAGGATATTGAATAGGATGGTTGTACAAACATTCTTTAATAGGATGGGATATAAAGTTGAAAAGAATATAGACCTTAAAAAGAATAAATAGACAAGAAAATTGTATCTTTAGACAAAGAAAAGGAGAAAGACTCGAGACAAAATTAATAATGTTTAATATGCTTATTTGTTTGATATTGGGAGGTTTCGAGTCTCTCCTTTTTGAAAAATATTTTATAAAAATGGCACTTGGAATAGGAGATAGAGTAAAGATTCTAAAAGCAAAGAATATGATGCTTATTGGAAGAATAAGTAAGATAGCGAGTATATGTGGAAAGGGAGGTGGCAAACAATATCATCTTGAAATAGATGGTGAAAAAGAAATCTTTATTTCTAAAAACCTCGCACTTATCGAAAAAGCAAATGTTGAACAACCTAAAAAGAAATAATATGTTAATAGCACAAGAATTAGAAAAATTAGAATTCATCAAAGCCAATCTTGGAAAGAATTTTATCTATGATGACGATGAATGGATGGTAGTAGGATTTTGTATAGATGAATTCGAAAGGGTTTTTGTTTTAGCATCATCTACAGATGAATGGGCAGGGTGGAGTGAAAGTGTATTAGATTGGAGAGATGAAGTTTTAGTTCATTCACCTCTTAATCAATCTTTCGTATATATTGCAGTTTGTGAACTTAAAGAAGGAATAGAAGAATATGGCAAAAGAAATTAAAGACATCAACAAGAGTTTTGGTGAAGTATGTAAATCGTGTAACTTTCAATCGAATTGTCCATATGAGGATAAGAATTCATGTATGGAAGTGAGAAGTGCTCAACAATTCAATGAGAAAGATTATGACACAAAAAGTGATAGTGACTCTTTATCAAAAGAAGTATACTAAACAATTCAATGAAGATGGATCGTTTTTGACAACATTTGTTGTTCAATATCGAGATGAAATGGACAACTCTCATCTAATGAGTGTCTTTGCATATAACTTTGAACCAAAAGTAGTGCCAAATCAAAATTGTTACTTATTAGAAGTAGAAGTATATGCAAAGCAAAATGTTCAATTCAATAACGATCGTCTTTATTTGAATCTTGTAAAAGTGAACAAAATGGAGCCACTAATGAATCCTTTGGAAGAAATTGGAGCAAAAGAAGAAATTCGACAACATTATAAGCGAGAGGCACAAAAAGATCCATCCCCATTGCATTGAATTGTTTTTTAGCATATCTTTACGAATAATTTAGACAAAAAGCAATCAAATGGATAAGGTAAGTAGAGAAGATATAATTAAAGAAGCTCCAGACTTCGTTCAAATCGCATCTAAATACATGCAGGATGCGTATGTTGAATATGAGAGGGCACGATTGAAATTGGACCAATGTCCAGATCGTTTTCTCACATATATTGGTCATAATAATGTGATGCATTCTATAGACTTAAAGTATGTGAATGTAAAGGGTATTATGAAGAATAGAGGTGCGAGTGAAGAAGCAATTCAAGATGCCCAAGAAATTAGAGCAAAAGTTTTAATGCCTCTACTTGGAGAGTATAATCGTGCGAAAACCAAGTATTTCCATACATTTGATCTCTATAATGATAGATCGAAAGCACTCGCTAAATTGACACCTACACTACTTGACCTTTTTGGATCATTGTGTTCAATAAGAGATGTTCGAAAGATTATTAAGCAAAAAGAAGGTTACGATCTCGAAGAAGGAGAATTACAAAAGTTCTATAATGAGAATAAAACTGTAATTGAATCGAGACAATCGAAATTCGTGTTAAAAAGCGATAAATACAGGGTGGCCACTGAGGCAGGTCGATTAGAGATAATCAACGATATACTCACAGATTTACTATTAAAATACGAGGAATACATTGAAAAAGGACAAGAGACTAAAGCAGTGAATATGTCTCGAGAAATAAGAAACCTCCTCGAACAAGCGAGAAAAGAAGTAAAAGGTAATGAATTGAAACTTACAGTCGATGGTAAAATCGATATTAGCGCAACAATTCATGGAGGAGAGAATATAAGTAGAATTATGAGAGACATACCTATAAATAGCATAATTATAGGTCTTGTAGCAGCAAAATCTCAACTTAAACCTGAGACATTAATCTACCAATTAGCGACCTCATGGTATAAGGACTTCAATGGATTTAATAGAAACATCCTTGGACAAGATCAAATAATGCTCCCTGGCGACTTAATAAAACAATACGATTGGGGTGAATTACAAGAGCAAAGTACAAAGTTCCTAAATGAAATGAAACCACCTCAAATCACTGATATAGAGGTGATTCAAGAAGAAAAAGGAGAAGATATAAGAGAAAAACTCAAAAAGAAAATAAAAGTAATGAGAAAGGGTTAAATAATAAATGTTGTATCGTTTTTAGTTTATTAATTGATTACACAAGAAGATTGGTTTGTGAAAATAGATCTTCTTACTTTTTAGTAAAACAAGGTTTAATTTAAGAAAACAATATAAGAACGATAAATTGCACATTAAAGTACTCATGACTCAAAAGAAACAAGAATTAACAACCAAATAATATATAAAGATTATGATAGTAGTAATAGCAACATTAGAAGTAGATGAGGAAGTAACAAAACAAGTTCATGTACCAATAGAAATGAATATAACAAAACTTCCACCTACAAAGAAAGAAAAAGAAGCAATCACCAAAGCAATCGAAGAGAAAGAACAAGGCAAAGTGTTGTCAATAGACTCTATAACATGGAGTGAATAACTGTTTTTATACGTTAGTCATGGGATTTATTAGTTGTGAAACTACGTAAATCCCTTTCTTTTTGTTCATAAAGATGGAAGAATGAAAAAGTGAATGAAAATTGGTGTTTTGTGCAGCGAGATTCTATTCTAACAAGTGTGTTGACAATTAATGATTTAATAAGAAAAGTAAATAAGAATGGAAAAATTAATATGAAAATTGTGACAAAATTTATGGTCGAGATTGTTGTCGCGTGTTCAAATAAAGTGTATCTTTAGACAAAGAAAAGAAAATAGTAACAATTAAAACAAAAACGATTATGAAGACAAATGAATTAGTAACATTTTTAAACTACGAGAGAGACGAAAAGTGGACATTAAGAGTAGATGATATGATCAACAATGACGAAGCATTCTTAATAGACGAGACCACTGGAATAACATACTTCTATAGCGATGGAATAGTGTACAAAGGAGAAGATGAAGTGGGCGAGTTGTTCAATGAAGTAGACGAGAAAGAAAGAATGTACGAGATGATCATTGATGCAATCGACATTAATAAGATGACCTATGAAGATCTAAAGACATTAAGAGATACGATCGAAAAGATGAAGAAATAAATCAAAATATTAAGACCATATAGTAGCATATATGGTCTTTTTAGTGTATCTTTAGGTATTGAAAACAATAAAACAAGAATAATTATGACAACAATCGATCAATTAAGAAAGTTAGCAAAAGAAAAAGGCATGAAGTTTGGTTATGAACACTATACCCAAGGTGATGACAATGCATATTACTTCTCATTCAACAAGAATGGACAAGTATTGTCTTGTAGAAGTGATAACGAGTTTAAAACATGTACAACATTGATTAAAGCAACTGACGAATGGATCATTCCAGATTGTTTCGAGATAGAACAAGAAGGATTAAAATGGTCTTCGATCACAAAGTTATTGTTCTATGACAATAAATACATTCCAATGGATAAGATGGTCGAGTTTATCGAAGCACAATAAAGTATTGAAAAGAATAAATAAAAGGCCTTGGAGCGAAATGTCTCCAAGGCTATTGTTACATCTATAAAACCCAGTAAAGTTATGACCAAAGAACAATTTATCAACAAGTATCATGATCGAGTAGTAATCATACCATTCGAGTACGAATTCCTATTGAGAACAATGGAAGAGACAAACAATTTTCAATTCCTAAAAAAGAGTGAATACACATATAAAGTAGATCTACGAGCGAATTTTGAAAGAAATTGTAGTGAGAGAGCTATAGGTGACAAAGAATTTTTAGAAGACTATTTAAGTTATTCCATTGAAGTAAATAGTGAGCTCACTGAGACATTTAGTGGTTTTCATAAAAGATTGATGATCAACACTA